CTCCGGCCATCTGCCCAGTCCAAAAAAAAGACCGAACATTTGCTCCGCCGGTAGGGCCCCTGGCATGCCTCCTCCGAGCCCTACGAGCCACCGTACGGCCATGCGGCGACCCATGCCTCACCAGGTGCCACTGACCATGCACGGCGCCATGCTGGTCAGCAGGGCCGCTTGATACGAGATCATATACGATATCTGATGAGGATATAAGGCTGTATAGGCAGGGTATACAAGCGTATGTTCGGTCCACGTACTGTACTGCGTCATAGATAAGGTACCGCTATACAGTCTACCTGGGCAACGAACCCAATCCGTACTACCATGCCCTAGTGGCTAGTGCTGGGCTACGGGGATGGCCCGTATGCCTGTATAGTCATGGTTCCATGCCCTGTAACCCTGACTATACGTACATACGTACCTACGGTAAATGTCGATTATCGAGCCTAAGCCACCGTAACAGGGGTACCCCTAGCCCAGTGCCACTGGCCAGATTGAGGGCCGTAGCGTCGACTACAGGGCCTCCTACAGCCATGCTCAAAACGTCAAAAACGACGTTCTCGGGCCCTGCCCTGCGGCTGTCCAGGTGCCTGCCCTGCGGCTGTCCAGGTGCCTGCCCTGCGGAGCCACCTAATGCCCTACACGGCCCTACCGACTACCCGGCGCCCTTGTGGCCACATACCGGACATACCCCTACAGCGGGCTGTAGTGCCCTGTAATGCCGCTATTCGGTAGGGCAATGGACTAGGCGCGCCAGCGCACACGCGCGCGCCGTACGGGCGGCCCCACGCGTAGGCGCATGCGCGTGATAGCACAATTTCCGGAAAGTGATAGCGGCACAACCCGCTAACTAGGCTTACAATCTGGATTATGAGATTCACAAGCGGCACCAAGGTCAACCACTACAGCTTCATGGCCCCTGTCACGAGCTACGTGATCGTCGACAACAGCACTGCCCAGAACGTGCTTGACCATCACGGCGACGAGATGACCTTCGCAAGCAAGGTCGACGCTGATCGGTGGGCCGCCCACCTGAACGAGATCAACTAGCCTCCCTCCCTCCGAGCGAAGCGCCCTACCGGTCGGGCGCCTGGCCATTTGCCCATAGACAATAGGGCAATGCACCAGTACGGTTCAGCGCATATGATGGAATGGATGCCGCTCCCGGTTACTACGAACGAACGTTTGGCGCAGATCCTAGAAGCACTCCTAGGCCTGCCGGTGCTGGACGCTCGAACGATCAGGGATCATCTGGCCAGACCCGGGTATGCGCTGGACGCTGACGGGCTGGACGATCTGACAGCCAAGCTGACGGCCGTCCTTCTCGTGCCTACCGGTCGGCGGGATGCGATGTCATGGGTCAAAGCGCATAGGGACCGGACACGATCGGTCGCACCGAACGGCAAGCCTGTACCAGCCTGAATACGAGCACACGAATACCCTGCGGGCCGTACGATCGAAAACGAACGTCTATTTGGTGTGCTGTTTGAGAATCCGTAAAGACAGATAATACAGACGATATTTTCTCAGTTAAGACATACCGGTATAGACCGGGCCCGATACAGGCACTTTTCGAATACGAATCAATCAGGGCTATACGGATATCCACTAGTCGATCGTAGTCGGCGCTACGGATAATGAAATACGATTTTCGAGCCTCAGACACGCAAAATCGCCTAGGGTAGGCGGATGAGGCTCCGAGGATTCAGTGGCTTAGGATGGCTTACAGCGCGTTCTAGGGCTATGTCCAAAAGCGCCTTTCGGAGCCGTTCTGACAAGCAAAAGGGCCGCTCGGGACAAGCATCCCAAACGACCCATTGCCCTTGTCCCGTCCGCCCGATAGCCTGATCGTGGTGCCGTAGCTTAAGGGACAAAGCGCCAGCCCGCCAAGCTGGAGTATAGCGGTTCGAATCCGCTCGGCACCACGCAAACGATCCGGGATCGATCCTGGCAAGATCCAACCCAAGATCCCGGATCGCCCGTACCCTCCTCCGAGCTAGCGTGTGCTCGCCGTTGCGAGTGCACGATGGCGCGTATGCGCCCTACGGCGGCCCTAGCGGCTCGACAACCGGCCGAGCGTCTATCTGGACGTCCAGCCAATCCGACGGCCAGGACGACACCCGTACGCGTACGCGCGCCAGCAGATCGAACGGGCGTTGCACAAATACCTGTAAAAGTCACCCAATATTAGATAGGCACGATGCCTGTAAGCATGGTTTACTATGGACAGTCAGACAAGCGGCGGGGACGGAAGAGCGGAGAACCTTAACAAACACCCGGACGTCATAGGCTCATCGGCACTACCAGGAAAGCAACCACCCAAGGTAGTCATCCGAAGCTAGGTAAGTCATGCGGCCGTGCGTGAGCGGAATACCCTGACTGTTGAGTGAGGACAAGACACTGAGGCAGACAAGTAGGAAGTACGGTTGAACTTGACGAACGGTAGAAGCAGAGATCAAACCTGAACCTACCGATTAAGAGACAAGCGAAAGCTAGTCAACGCGACTATAGCTTGTCGAATGTTCCGGCGCGGCAGTGATGCCGCGCCGGACCTTTTGGCGTATGAGAACCAAACGCACGTACAGCCTTCAGGAGATCGAAAACTACAAAGTCCAGTTGGCAATGCTTCAGGGCGAAGCAAACCGACTGGCTGGTAGCAGTTTCGATCGCCGCGACCGCGAGCGGACGATGCGCCAGATTCGCGCGCTTCGTATCCAGATTCGCGAGATGCAAGCCAACCCAAGTGGCGACTAGGGTTGAACGTTCCGGCGCGGCAGTGATGCCGCGCCGGACCTTTTCGCGTATGAGAGATTCAGAACTCAGACTCAAGTTGGCGATCGCAAAGCGAAACCTGGTCAAGCTCGGTTACGAGCACATCTGCTCAGTCATGACGAGCGATCCCACGAACTGTGAGTACGGTTCCAAGTTCAGCAAGTTGGATGGTAGCCCGGCAATATGGGTGAACATCGATACCGTCGATCAGATCATTGCCGATACGGACGATGACTACATCTGTCCGCTTCCCACGTACTACGTGAACAATTCAGACTCAGACTCGCCGGCCGAGTTCTGATCGTTCCGGCGGCTGAGTGATCAGCCGCCGGACCTTTTCGCGTATGAGAATCCATCCAACGTCAAGACACTTGTTTGACTCGCCGTCAGCCCGTCCGCCCGAAGCAACGGAGGGTTGCGCGCTGCTTGCCGATCAGATGGAATCGATCCTTGATACGGTCTACAGGATGGAGCGCAAGTACGGGCCTGTCGAGCCGATCGTTCGGTACTCGGAGCAATACTGGACGCTACTGCTTGCCAACACTTCAGCACACAAGGAATAGAGACATGAAAGCGGAGACGATCGATTGGGCTGCTGTCCTGAAGGACATGGATAGAGGCTATGCGCTGCTCAGTCAGCGCGTGTGGTCGCACGAGGCTCAGAAATGGGTACTGAGGGAGCAAAGCTAGATATGAGCGTTCGATTCTGGCGCAAGCTGCCAGTCAAGCCAGTCCGGCCGATCGTCCGAGTTCGAAAGGGAATCAAGTGCGTATACGTTCATCCGCTGATGAGCAGCACGCTGAAGGAGATCAACTGATGTACGGAGATCCAATCGGTTATTGGTTGACTTGTGATGACGCTGTCTGTACGGCATGTGCGCCATCGGGCTTTGCTGAGGATGACTTCTCGGAATGGCCCGGCTTCGAATCATGGGACGAACCGCTGATCATAACGGCCGAGGATGAGTCGGACAGTCCGACGCATTGCTCAGTGTGCGAGAGTCTGATTGAACATCGGCTGACATCCGACGGCTACGCGTACGTGGCCCAGGCAATGGCTGAGCATCTGTCCGAGATGGACAGCCATCCCGACGACAGAACCGGCCGAGCGTGCATCCTGAAGGCATGGTGGAATGCCTACGGAGATGATTCGGACAACAGCGGACTCGACGTGGATGTCTCATCCTGGCCCGACCATGACGAGTACAGCCCAAAGCAGGAAGCGCTGTAAGCCTCAGCCTCGACCCATCGGCCAGTGATGGCTGATGGGTCGTTTGGTCGTGTAGGCTGTCACACGATGGCCCGTAGCGCTTTGTAGAGGTATTCAACCGAGATGATCAGGATGCACAACTTGAACCGCGAGCTTGACGAGTCCAACCGATTCGATCCTCAGCCCGCTGATTCGGAGTATTGGGATACTCTGCGGCTGACGGATGAGCAGTCAGCAACCGAAGCGCTCGGCTATCCGTCCCATGCCGAGGACATCTATGCGGAGCTTGACGAGTCCGAGCGCGCAGAGCAGTTCGACGCGATGTACGGTATCGAGCCGTCTGACTCGTTCTACTCGGAGACGTTCTGATGTCAACCGACAACCTAACCTCGGCCGAGCGTTTCTTCTTCGATCAGGCTGGATACGGCTATGACCCGAAGACTGAGACAGCGGATGAGGGTAGGGCTCGCGGCGCGCGTGACTTGGCTGAAGCGGAGACCTGGGCAAAGTCAGTAGGGCTGACGTTCGTATGGGACTACGATCAGGAAGTCTCCTATACGGACTTTGAGGATGAGAGTCCGAATACGGTTTACGAGACAGCAGCGGCGTTCCTCAACGGAACCGTAGTCGCATCGCTCGGAGCCATCGGAGATGCCTCAGACGAGTACCGGCGAGTCGTCAATGCCGAGCTTGCGATGGAAGCCCGCGAGTGGGTCAACGCCGAGCAGGAAGCGGCGCGCAAGCTGACTGAGCGAACGAACCGCAAGCGCCATCTCGCCGAGCGTGTGGCCCGGATAAATGGCGAGCATCTGACCGGCTATGAGTTCCTGAACGAAGCCCGCGAGCTTGCAAACTTGGTACTGGAGGACCTGTAGTGTCGATGACTCCGACCAAGATGGACATCAGACAGCGCGACAAGCCCGTCAAGCCCGTCAAGACTTGGCGCGTGGAGATTCACTACCCTGACGGAACCGTCGAGCAGCCTACCGAATACTCCGGACTGACGTGGAATACGGCAATGGCGCTAGCGCTAGCGGAGGATCCGAGAATGTCTGACATGTGCCAGTATGCGCCAAACGTCGAGGAAGTCACAATCGGACGCAAGTCGCGCGTGGTCGCTTCGATCTATGGCGGAGGTTAGTCAGTCAGATACCGGCCGGACAGATTATGTCCGGCCGGTCCTTTTTGCGTGGGACCGCATTCATGTGCGGCAAATAGAGGTAATGCACGATGCCTGATAAGTTGTTCGTTTTGGCTTTCGAGGATGGGAGCCATGAAATCTTCGAACGCGAAGGACGATTGCTCGACATCGATTCGAATGGCGCATGGATCGAATCGAATGGCGAGGTTTTCGTGGGCCCGATCGCGTATCTCCGACTCTTCAGTGATGAAGATGCCTACCGATACCATCTCGACCTTGCGTGCCGTCTAACCAGTCGACGACTGAGCGCGCGCGGATGAACGCGAATCAACTCGTCCGAGCCATCATCCCGGATGAACCATGGGCAATCGCCGGTATGTGGACGGCGGGATGCAACATGCTCGCCGGTGGTGCCAAGCGTGAGGGTGGCAAATCCGGTTTCGTGATCTCGGCCGGCATCCACGTAGCGGCTGACCGACCCTTCCTGGGCCGCTGGCCGGTCGCGCATGGCGACGTGTACCTGATCGCGTATGAGGACACACTCGCAACGATCCAACGTCGAATCAAGCTTCAGTGTGAGAAGTTGGAAATTCCAGTCGTCCCAAAGCGACTGGAGATCGTGACAGACTTCCCAAAGATCGATGACGGAGGGCTGAAGGTTCTAGAGAAACTGTTCGTCGACTACGGGAACGAAGCAACCGGCGGCCCGCTCAAACTGGTCATCATCGACGATCTACGCCACTTCGGCCCGATGGTCGTGTCCTACAACAAAGACAACAAAACGATTGAGACGATAGACAAGCTTGGACGCAAGTACGGGGTTTCGATCGTCGTCCTACTCCATAAGAACAAAGGGAAGGCGCGCGGAGGACAGTGGTCGAGCCAGGACCAAATTCAGGGTAGCGGCGTAGGTGCGGCGCGCACAACGGCCATGCTGACGCGCGACGAGGGGGAAACCGAAGGAGTCCTCATCCTAGGCGGGAAAGGTGTGCCTGATTCCACTGTGCCGATGACATTCGATGGAGAGTCGGGATTGTGGACGATCATGACCACTGAGTACGAAGCGACCACGGCACTACAGATCGCGATCGTCGCATACGTCAAAAAGCATCCCGGACAAACCGCACCGGAGATCGCGCGTGCCATGGATCGTGACTACGATGCGACTCGTCAGATTCTCCATCAGTTGTCATCCTCCGAGCCGTCAGCGATCAAACGGGAAACCGCTCGGTTCTACCTTGTGCCGTCCATCGCCGAGTCCTTCTCTCCTCAGTTGGATCTGAGCGGAGATGCCGTCAAGGAGGCAAAAGCATGGGGAAAGGTCGAGTCTGTATAAGGACCGCGATTTGTTAGATTCGACCCCAATTCGTATTCAAAAACTGTTAGATTCGACAATCTAACAGTTCCTAACAAACACTTGTTCGAAAAAGGAGCCAAACAGACAACATGACAAGACTTGAGAGGCTGGAGCTTGCGGCGAGAGGTCGCGGGCTGACGGTTCGAACGTGGTCGCCAGGAGATGGGCAGACCAGGTATCTAGCCCAGGGTTAACCGGCCGTAACGCCAACGTCCCAGCGTGTCCTGCCTCAGCTCTAAGTCCGTCGTACCGTGGCTCCACCAACGAACATAGTGCATTTGGCACCATCCACGAGCTTTATGCGGCCGATCGCATCCATCGATCGAACAGAGTCGATTCTTACGTGGATGATGAAGACGTGCATGATTCCCCGGTGTCATCCACTGAAGGTGAGTAGGGTTGACACAATCACGATTAAAACATGTGTGGTGTGGCGACATACCGGCCGGCGGATCTCCAATCAGGAATCGGTAAGCATGGATATGCACCTTGACTCCGCCGCTCCTTAGCGCGTATCCGTCATCGTTGAAACGGCCTTGCCAATGCCAGCATCCATCAGTCCCGACGATGACCCATTCGTCTAGCCACTGCTCAATCAAAGGTGGAGAGCTAGGGTGTCCGCGCTTCACGTACAGATAGTAATGCTGCGAGCACCATCCGCGAGATACGTGTTGTCGTCCGCAACCTTCGACAGAACAAAATCGCATCCCTACAGGATACATGAAACAAAAGGAACGTTCAATGACCAGACTTGAAATCCTAGAGTTAGCAGCCAGGGCACGAGGACTCACCGTCAGAACGTGGGCTCCTGGCGACGGTGCCGTCAGGTATCGGTTCTTCCGGATCCGAAACTTCGCGAGCGTCAATCCGTGGACGGGCGAAGTCACGCTCGACTCAACCCTCAACACTCCCGGCGCCGGACCTGGTCAAACCTACTTCGGGCCCGAAAACGGAATAGAGACGACGCTCGGGCTCAATCAGGCATACAGGTTCCTGTCCGCATACGGAATGGGTCTGTCCGGAATGGGACGGAATTCGTAATGTACCAGTTGATCCGCTTCTATCAGAACCGCGACACCCCAAACCGCACTCTCGACACGGGTCTGACGCTCGCGCAAGTACAGAAGCACTGCTCATCCCTGGATTCGTCAAGCACGACATGCACCACCAAGGTCGGCAAGGCTCGGACTCGCAAGCTCGGACCATGGTTTGACGGCTGGACCGAGATGCCAGAGCACAAGATTCGTCGGTCGAGTCCGCCCAAAATCCGTAACCTGTACTGAGATGAGGCTCGTAACCACACGTCAGACCCAAGGCGGATGCCTCATAGTCATAGTGATCCTGGTAGCGCTGGCGCTGCTTGGATGGCTGTTGGATCATCCCTGGGCAATCGCCGGATTGATGGTCGCAATCCTGATCACCTGGCAGACTGGCAAGGGAAAGAAGCCAGTCAGGCGAACAACCGACCAACCGTCTAACCGACCGACGTCTAACCGAAGAAACCGGAGATGAACGGTAGAGTCAAAGCGGCGCTTGCGGTTCTCGGCATTCTCTTGCTGATGTCGATCATCGGCAAAACTGCGCCTCCAGCACCGGGCCCGGAAGCGGCAGGATGGGTCATGACGACACCTACCCCCGCTCCGACGCCATCCCCGTACGTCTACCCGCCGTACGTGCCTTACGTCAGCCCATACAAGCAGGTACCGCCGACAAAGGGCAAGTCCAAGCCGTTCCATCTCTGCCGCTACATCCATTGTCCTCGTCTGTAGCCTAGCTGTACCGGCGGCCCAGTGATGGGCCGCCGGGCCTTTTCGGGTATGAGAACATCAGAGCTTGAGACGTACATGGACGACATTGCTCGGAATTTCGGCCGTGTCGACAGGATGGACGCCAGTATCCAGTTGAACCGGTATGAGCCGTGGGGCCGCCGCTCGGAGACCGGCCGGTTCGAAGCGATCAGGTACAGCGGCCCCATCCCCGGGACCGGCCGATTCGAGCACACGCCGGACGATCAGACGATGTACGTGATCGTCAATCTCCCGCGAGTCGGATTCATCCGCAAGATGTCCGGCGCGTTCTACCTGATCGATGATGGGCTGACTGTGCGGCCGTACAGCGTCGTCGCCTACCGGAACGAGCTTCCCGGCGCCATCAACCCGTACACGCACAAGCCGCTTGACCATGCCGAGCTTGACCCGTCGGTCGTGCTGCATCCCGTTCGCGTCGGCTCAGCAGACTGGGCGCCGCGAATGGCATACCACGTGACCATCAGGCCCCAGGGATGATCGCAAGACTCCAGATTCGTTATGCCGTACGAAGCGGCAAACATGGTTGGCTCGTGTGCGGTCGAGATACCGACGGGGATCGTGTGTCGATCTTCGTTCTCGACAGAACCGAAGCCATCAGGGTTCGCGACAGCGTCAAGGCTGGCGCGTCAGGAATCGTAGTCGGACGAACCGACAGGAACTAGAGGACCGGCCGGACAGTGATGTCCGGCCGGACCTTTTGCATTTTGAGGGTAAAATAGAACCTAGATGAACCCTGTATGTTTGATCAGCGATTGCGGACGACCGATACACGCGATTGGGCTATGTGTCCTTCACTATGGACGCCAATACCGACAGGCTAAGCCCAAGTGCATAATCGACGAATGTGACAGACGTGGCTACGCTGCATTTGGAATGTGCGGCCCTCATTACCGAGAATATCGGCCGCAGCGCCTGGCGCTCATCGAACGATGGCTCGGCAAGATCACTACTGACACAAACGGATGTTGGCATTGGGATAGCAAAAGTCACAATTCCCAAGGATATGCTCAATCCGAGGGCTTCAAACTTCACTCTGCTATCTACCACTACATGATCGGCAAACCCCCAGTAGGTACCGTACCGCACCATCTATGTTTCGATCATGGGTGCGTCAACCCTACTCATCTACGATGGATAACACCTAGCGAACATTCCAAACTCCATGCTCAACTACGGAAGGAAACCGCCTCCTCCCCTCAGCATAATTGTTCCATCGATGAATGTGGACGCAAGCATTACGGACATGGTTTCTGTCGAATGCATTACGCCCACTGGTATCGGCACGGTACGCCAGAGTAAAGACTCGACAGACGGATCATCTCGTCTGTCGAGTCTTTTTTTGTGTCTAGGTGGTAGTCAGCATTTGACTACCACCTGTCGAGTCGTAGTCGGACGATCCGGCGCCGGACAAACTCATCCGAGGCTACTCCTGTCGAGCCACCTAATGCCCTACCTGACGCCAAACCGGGCCCGAAGTGTCGGAGTAGGGGTAAGGCAATCTGCGCCGAGGCTGAGGCTTAGGCGAGTCCGTCTAACGGCCCGTACGGCTCGAAAAAGGCGCGGGAGTATCCGGAGCCACCTAAGCGGTTTTGAGGCAAGGCTGAGGCTCGTGTGGCGCTACAGGGCCCGGCTGAGATCAGATCGGCCGAACCTGACGATCGGCCGAACCTGACGACCGGCCGAGCCTGACGACCGGCCGAGCCTGACGACCGGCCGAGCCTGACGACCGGCCGAGCCTGACGACCGGCCGAGCCTGACGACCGGCCGAGCCTGACGGATGGTTCGTACACGAACTCGGGCCCGGTACGTGTGCGTACCGGACTCTGCGCGTGCCTCATACCCCATAGACGCATAGACAGCAATGCGAATTGCTGTCTACGGACAAGTGTTCGTAGACAGCGCTGAATACAAATCGTATGAATGTTCGTAGACAGCACCATAGACACGACCGGCCGAGCCGGACGGCACGCGGCGGGCCGTTTGGCGCTTTGGCACGCGGCGGGCCGTTTGGCGCTTTGGCACGCGGCGGGCCGTTTGACCGGCGGGCCTGACGACCGGCGGGCCCCCTTGGGAAAAATGGACGGGCCCCCCGGAATCACCTAACGGGAGCCCGCCCATTCGAACTTGGCCGTGTTGGCACTCGACCTAGCGAATAAATGATACGACCGTTGATGATGCTATCATCCGATTTGGTCATGGGGTCTCGGCGGGCCCTGGTATCAGCCCAGTCTTCCTGGTAGCGCTGGGGACCAAAATGCAACCAGGTGGTGAACTCGGGCGGGATGTCTCGGGTAGGCATCGCGACCTAGTGGCTCAGACGGAATCCTCACCAGAGGGTTCCGGCTGCCCGGGGAGCTGATGATCTTGGGTATCAGAAAGCATGCCTATGGACCGTTAGGCTTTGTGATAGTCAAGCCGTTGGGCAAATTGACAATCTGACCGTTGGGGTCTACCCGTTGGGCGATTTGACAATCTGACCGTTGGGAGAAAAGGTTGAGGTCGACACGCACCCCTAGATTTCTCTTCGGGTCTCCGGCTGACGCCCTGCGCCTGCGGGGAGGTGCTACTCCGTGCCGACCTCTTCTCGAATTATGAACCTTTGAGTGCAGATGGGCCAAGGGAGATTTGAACTCCCGACCTGTCGATTAGCAGTCGACTGCTCTGTCCAGGCTGAGCTATTGGCCCGTCACCCACCTGCGATCAAGAGCATATCAGGTCTAAGCGTACAGCACAACTAGAACGATTGTTTGGTCGGATCGATACCGTTGGGATCGCTACTCTCCCCTGCCGGTTCTGGTCGAGTGATGTGGCTTGCAGAGGTTCATCAGCTCATCATCGGTTGCTTCCCAGGGAAACTCGCGGCGCACAAGGTGGTGAACGTCGACACCGAGGACTATCTTGCCGTTGGAGAGACAGTCGGCGCATGCGGGATACTTGCGCTGATATTCCCTGGCACGCAAGATCCAAGCTCGGAGCTTTAACAGACGATTCCACTCGGCCGAATCAATTGACCGTTGGCGACGTAGATCATGACCAGGTCGAGGACAGGGCTGTCTGTTGGGGCAGCCTCCGACCCTGCACATCGGAGCCCGTTTCAGTGGCATCAGGCAGATTCTACCACCCAAAACTGTTTGCTCAATTTCGGGCCCGGATCAGTCGGACAGATTTTACCGATTAATTTCGTGTGTCCAATTTTCGCGTCAGGTCACCTTGAGATAGCCGGCGCGAAGCACCGGTAATTCTGGATTCGATGTGATCTTGGTCCACACTTTCCACCCTCCCTTCGCCAGCGCCTTCCCGTTGGGACCGACAAGTGTCTGTGCGACATACGGTGGACCGCCAGACCGCCAGGTCGCCGAGACCCAGTCCGGACCCGCCGGATCAGCCGACCCTTGAGTGAAGGCCATCGCGATCGTATCGCCAGTCGGATCTATTTGCGCCCCAGTTACCGGGTCCACGAAGGACACTGGGACCAAGACGTACTCTGTAGAGAGCGAACTAATCTCTGCCAACTCAACCTCCTCTCTGTGTCTGACCTGATCGCCAGCCCACCATCACCTCGGAAGCAGACCAACTAAACACCGGACGGCCAACAGAAAAGGCAACCGTTGGCTCAGACGACTGCCAGGCCAACCCCAGACGCCCGACCGTGAACAATATCGAGACGTATTTCATCGGCCGGTCCAGTACGGGACCGATTGAGTCGCTGGCGGTTCGTACGATGTCCATTTCTCAGCTCAACCTAGTCGTGATCTCCGCCCGTATCGGTCGGGCCTGCCCGCCATCCTAGCACCGCCTTGGCAACCCATCGCGTAAATGGCTGGCCCGCCTTGACCAGGTAGGCGCCAATCGTCCCCACCCGGTAAGACTCGTCCCGGATCAGGGCGAGCAGATCACCGGCCACTCGGACAAAGGCCATCGGACTTCTTTCGGCCAGATCGACTACCTCAACAATCAGATCTCCCGCGAACCGGAAAGCACCACGAACTGAGTGCGCGAGATCACCGATCGTGTGCATAGCATCGCCGGCTGTCCGATAGAACGACATCTCGATTCGCTTGGCCAGATCGACTACGTCGATTCGATCCACGGCCGCCCGAACGAACTGCATAACCGGCCGAACCGCAGACTCCGCAACCTCGACCACCTGATCGGCCGCGACCCGATACCTGCCCTGGGCCTGGTGCGCCAGGTCGGTCAGGCTGGCCATGGTGTCGACCGCGACCCGGGCAAATGCCATCTGGGCGCGATATGCGGTATCTCCTGGGCTCGGAACCGCCTCCAGGGCTGCCCGACCCAGGGTAACCGTTCGCGTAGCGATGTCGTTGACCTGAAAGGCATCGGCGGCAGATCGGAGCAGGGCCATCGCGGACCGAACCGCCGAGGCAAGGATCTCCGGCATCGAATCAACCGCAGTCCGGTAGAGACGACTGAGCTTGCCAGCCACATCAGGGATACCCAACATCAAATCGCTAGCGATTCGACCGAGGACCATTGAACCTCTTACCGCCAAGTCAACTGCGTTGACGATCGAATCCACGCCCGACCGCCCCAGTCCGACCAGCCTCATAGCGAAATCAGTTACTCCGGTTTGGTCTGCTCCGGCCCGGACAAGGGTCATCGCCCGTCTTACTGCCAAATCCGTCACACCCGAGACGTCACCTGCAATTCGATTAAAGGACATCGCTTGTCTGGCCGCGAGGTCACGAACTTCTACTACCAGATCAACTGCGCCAACCGTAATCCGGAGGGTTCGGTCAACCGCATCCGCAACCAGCGCCGAATCACCCGCCGACCTAATGAAGGCCATCGCTGACCGCGAGGCATTGTCTGGGATTGCGGCGATTGAGTCGACCGCGAACCGGTACAGCTTGCCCGGGGAATCAACCGCCTCCAAGATCGCCGCGAGCAAGTCACCGGCCTGTCTGATCAGGTGCATCGCCGATCTACCGGCTGAGTCCGCAATTGGTCCGAGCGAATCCGCCGCCGTCCGGAGATCCGCCACCAGCTTGATCGCGAGATCCGTGATCACCACCGGGTTATCGACCGCTGATCGGATGAACGTCATGGGCCGTCTTACTGCCAGGTCGACTACGTCGACAACCTGGTCCAGGGCGACTCGGGGCAGGTTGACCAGCCGTCCCGCCGAGTCGCCCACACCAGCCGAGTCGACCGCCGCCCTAACCCGAGCGATCAGCCCCCGTACCGCCGAATCAATGATCTCCCGTACCGAATCCAACCCCAGCCTGACTATCCCGATCCCTCGTAGAGCCGACTCCACAATCTCACCAACCGAATCAACCGCCGTCAGCGCAAGCGCCGTCCCATATCTCACGGCTGCGTCGGTTATTCCGGGGATAGGGTCGCCAATTGACCTTCTAACCGCAACCAGCCTAATGACAAGATCGCTTACCCCAGATGAATCCGCCGCCGATCTGACGAAGACCATCGCCCGCCTAACAGCAGAATCAGCAACCTCCGTCACCGAATCAGATCCCACCCTTATCTGACCAATCAGTCTACCTACCAGGTCACTTACTCCAGTCTGGTCGGATGCCGCCCGAGCAAACTGCATGATCGATCTGACCGCAGAGTCAGTCACCTCAGCGGTTGAGTCAATTGCTATCCGGACCACCTGGCCGGGTCCGCCGGCTGAATCGAAGATCGCGCCCAGCAGATCACCGGCCGTCCGAACAAAGGTCATAACCGGCCTGACCGCCGACTCAAGGATCTCTCCGATCTGATCAGGCGCCGTCCGGACAATCCCCTCCAACCTCACGGCGAGATCGGTTACTCCGGTTGAGTCGGATACCGACCTAGCAAAGGTCATCGTCGATCTAGCCGCAGACTCAAGGATCTCCGGCGCCTGGTCTGGCGCCGTCCGAACAAACTGCATCAGCCGTCTAACCGCAGAGTCAACAACCTCTCCGATCTGATCAGGCGCGGACCGAGCAAAGGTTATAGCCGGCCTGACCGCAGACTCATTAATCTCTCCGATCAGGTCGACTGCGCCAACCCCCAGCCCCAGCAACCTCGCTACTATCTCATCAACCGACAAACTGTCAATAACCGATCTACCTAAAGCCATCAACCTGGCGGCTTGATCCGTCACCTCCAGGATCGTGTCCGCTGCTATGACGGCTACTCCGGTTATGACCCTGATCGCGACGTCCGTCACTTCGGCTATCAGATCGCCGCCGGCCCGCCTAGCCGCAGTCAGACGATTCGCGAAGCCGGTTATTTCGAGGATTGAATCGACCCCCGTCCGAACAAAGGTCATAATCGACCTGACCGCAGATTCAAGGATCTCTCCAATTTGGTCGGGAGCCGCCCGAACAAAGGTCATGGCCGGCCTAATCGCAGGGTCCGTTATGGTCTGGGTTGAATCGGCCCCTATCCGGACAAACGCCATCAATCCTCTGTTCGTCAGATCAGATTGACTGACTGTCGTATCGGAAGACGTCCGAACAAACGCCATAACCGACCTGACGGCCGACTCAATCACCTCCCCGATTTGATCGGGCGCCGTACGGACAAACGCCATAACCGACCTGGCTGCCGAATCGGTCTGGCTCGCAAGGGTATCGACGCTCGCCCGGACAAACGCCATAACCGGCCTGACCGCTGCATCAGACTGACTAACGATCGTATCAACCCCGGTCCGCAGCTTGGTCAATAGCCGGTTAGCCAGGTCGGTGATCGGAGCCGACGCCATCGTCAGTGCGCACGTCCAGGCCACGTACGTCCCCGTGCTGGCGGATGTCTGGTGGCCGGTGGCGCCGGCTGGGCTGATGATCTTGTGGCAGATCATCTCGTCGGTCGAAGCAAACGCCAAATCCTGGATGTATCCAGCCGGAACCCCGCCCGAGATGCCGTTGGCCGCCGAGAACCAGATCACGTGCCAGCAGCCGCCGATCGACGTCGTGCCCAGATCATCGCACGTCACATTCCCCGTGTTGCCGATCTCGAACAGGAATCCCTTGTTGAGATCGAACGGCGCTCCAGTATTAGGGACGACAAACGCGATGACGCTCCCGTGCATGGTGGGCGTGCCCGAGTTCGAGGAGCTGACGGCATAACTGCTCGGTTCCGACGAAGCCACCCTCGTATAGATAGCTACGTCCGTGTTGATGGCGCTGCCGCTGGAGGTATGCGCCTCGCCCTGAGAGGTCCAGCCGGCCGGCGTGTTCGGGACTGCCGTAGTCCCGCCCGAAAGGATGGAATAGCTCGTGATCGCCATGATCATCAGATCGCCATCCACCACCCCGGTCGGCTTGTTGATCGTGACCGAGTTGGTGCCGGTGGCGCTGGTCGGAGAGCCCCGCTCCAGGATCGCGTTCGGATCAACCGCTGTCCGAACAAATGCCATAACCGCCCTAACCGCTAAGTCGGATTGACTAACGAGGATATCGGCCGACGTCCGGACCAATGCCATCACCGACCTAACCGCCAGATCGGATTGACTGACCAACGTATCCACGCCCGTCCGAACAAACTTCAGCAGCCGGTTAGCCAGATCAGTCAGGCTGACCATTGTGTCGGCGCCGGTCCGAACAAACGCCATCGTATGCCTGGCCGCCGAGTCGGACTGAGCTACGATCGTATCGGCTGCCGTCCGAGCCACGAATGCCGGCGTGATGGCCAGCGTCCAGGTGGCCCAGGAGCCGCTCCCGGTATTGACTACGGTCTGCGCGCCAGTTGAACCGGCCGGCGAGATCAGCTTATGGTCGACCGCCTTGGTCGGACCGCCCAGGGAAAGGTCTCGCGTATATCCAGTGGGCGCCCCGGCCATGTTGCCGGTATCAACCCACCAGATCACATGCCAGCAACCGTCACGCGGCGTCGTGCCCAGATCGGCCGAAACGAGGTTGGTCGTGCTGCTGTCCGAGTTGCCATGCGTCGACACCGCCGTCAAGGCAATTGGCGCGGTGCCGTCCGTCCCCGAGAAGGCCATCATCGACACGTCCAGGCGGTGAACGGCCGGCGTCCCGTCCGTGATCGTATAGCTGGCCGGCTCGCTGGCCGCGATCCGCCAGAACAGCGCCAAGCTATAGTTCGAGAAGCTGGCCGAGTTCCCAGCCACCTGACCGAACTTGGTCCAGCCAGTCGGAGTGGCGACGGTTGGCGGGGTACCGCCGTTGTTGGCCTGGGTGGTGGCGGCCATGATCAGGAGATCGCCGTCCAGGACGCCGGTCGGGACATTGATAATGGTTGAGTCGGTCGTCGAGTTGAGGGTTGAGGTCGGCGTACCGCGTAGGGCTATGCTGGCCATCCCTCACATCCCTCTACGCTGACCGCATGTCGATTGACGGGACCTTGTCAGTCAGATGGGCCATGGTCTGAGCGCCGATCGCGAATATTCGGTTGGTCCCATTTGGGATCGAGGCGGTGAAAGTTCCAATTGTGATGGTCTTGGCGACGCCGGTCGAGTTGACGATCGTGCATGCCGAAATGACGCCCGTGATCGAGTCGTACACGAGCGTCACGCTGAAGATTCCGCCCGCCTGATTGCGAACCGAGATCAGGACATGAGTAACACTGGCCATCCGGCCAAGTCTCCCGCTTACTATTTGACCCTAGTTACGATGTCGTAATAGTAAAGGTCCACGTCACGCGAAGGGTGTCGCCCGACAGAGAGACCGTCCCGGTTGCGTTCAGGAGGGTCTCGAAGCTGATCAGATTCCCAGTGACCGAGAGCGAATTGTAAAGCAGGACTTTCGCGAGCACAACCGCACCTGTCGTGCTATAAGTCCAGGTATGGTCGAGCGCCACAGTGCTGGTCGTCGTCCCGGGCGTGATGATCGGAGCCGTCGCTCCGCCCTGGCCGACGAACGCCCGCGCAAGGCCGTTCGCGGTCTGTTCGCCGGTGAACGTCGCACCGGCCGGCTCAGAGCCAGTGGCGGCCACGGCGGTGGTGTCGGTCGAGAGCGCGATCCAGGGCAGCCAGCCCGAGCCCCCGGGCAGGATGCAGTATCCGGCGGTGCCGTTCGGCGTCGTCCCGGCCGCACCTGTCACCGGGACCGCGTACCACTGGTCCACCGTCGCCGCCGTGGCGATGTTCGAGACGATCACGCCCAGCACCTTCGACCCGGTCCCGGAGGCATTGGCGCCGCACACCATGATGTGCCCCTGGAGGCCCGAGTTCCCGGCCGCCGAGGTCGCTGTCGGCCAGGTGGCACCGGAGTCGGTCGCCACGTTGGACGCGATCGACGTCAGGTTGCCAGTGAACCCGGACAGACCCGCGCCGGCATCCCCGAACATGGCCGGGATCATCACGCGGTCACGACCCGCCCGCCACTGAATGTTGTGCTGCCGGCGGACCTCTCGCACAATCCGACGGTCGCGGCCATGAGCTAGATCGCGCCAGACCTTGCCGTCCCAGATCGGTTCCGTGAACAGCTTGGGGTCGGTCGCCAGCCGCCTGGGGTCCACTTCCACGGAGTCGCGGATCAAGCTGGTGGTGGTGACCTCGACCGGGTTGGCCTGACGCTGATAGCCAGCCGCCAGCGACCGGAGATCGAGGATTCCCAACTTCGCCGCGTCGAGGTCTTCGCGGAGATGCCGGCCAGCCTCGCGGAGCCGGATGCCACGACTGAACGGGTTGACGAGATCGACAGCGCCCATTACGGATGCCTCCTAGCAATCGACTGGTCTGGGCTTCACGCTCCCACTCTCCGGCTGACCGGCTCGTCTCGAACTCGTCTGGTCGGAAAGTCTACCCGCCAAATGGCGACCGTGCGGTCTACGATAGATCGGTCGTATGCCAAGGCCCAGAGAGGGTCTGGGTCCAAGCCTGGCCGCACCCCGGGCATCTCCAGACCGGCAGACCGTTCACAATCTGGGTGCCCCAGCCGATCGAGAGCTTCTCCGGCGGCGAACAGATGTGCCGACCCAGACCGCCGTTCAACCAGCCCCACCGTCTGGCTACCCGCTCTTGGCCCAGGATCACCTCGACGATCTCGGCGAATTGGGCGTCGAGACCGGGAACCCCTTCCGGCAGAGCGGGCACGGGCTGAGCGGCCATCACATGCCACCGGTATACGCCTAATCGGTTGATCCTGCCGACCTATCCGGCTGGAACGTCCAGAACCTTGCCGACCGCCCGTCCGAGGCCGGGAGATATCGCATATCCCCTCCAGCCCCTAACCGGTCAGACCAGGGCCGCCCCCGGAAGATCCGAGGACGACCCCTCGTGGGGAGAGAGGCTAGGTCAGACGGTTAAACGTGAGGGCCGATGTCCAGCTTGCCCGCCGCGAAGGCAGCACAGCCGGCCAGGTCGATCCCGAAGGCATCCGAGGTGTGCTCGGGGGAAAGGCTCCAGGCCCAGCCGCCGGCCCAGCCGTGATCGTACAAACCCTGGTACCTGGTCTGGCTGGCGCCCGTCCCGGCCTGGAACTCGCCGATCACTACCGGCTTGCCGCCGAAGCTGGGCGCATTCTCCGTGAAAGGAACGCCGCCGCCGGTATTTGAAAAAGCGTCGTAATAATGCGGCGAGGCGTAGTCGATGTGGCTTCCAACCCAGGTCGAGACGTCCTGGATCTGAGCCTGACCAACCGTGACCAGCGCCGTCGAATTCGCGTGAACAGCATCCGCGAGGGAATTGACCGTATCGATCGCGCCGGCCTGGGTGGTGATCCCATTCCGAGTCTGCCAGTCGGGCTCGTTCACGATCTCCCAGGTGTTGATCCGGGAATTGCCGGCATAATGCGCGAACAGCGGCGTCAGAACGGTCGTCAACGCCGCCCGCTTGGCCGGATCTTCCCACCACTGGTGAGTAGTGGCGTCATCGTTCGTACTGCCGAAGAGCGTGAAGTCGAAGTAGATATCGTACTTCGCCGCCTCAGTCAGAGCGGCGTCGATATCCGTATACACCGCCGGATTAAGGCCCGTGGGTGTGCCAGATCCGTCTCTCTGGATCTGCGAGCTGCCGCCCTCGAACATCCACCAGCGAACCATGTGCAGACCGGCATTGTGCGCCGCCGCCAGCTTGGTATCAACCTCGGCCGTGTTGTTCGCCACGTCTCCAGATGAACCGCCAAAATCCGATCCGAAGTTGAGCCACGGCATGTTGGCGCCGGCCAGGAAGAAGCCACCGACCCGACTACCGGCCGGCGGCGTCGGGGTCGGCGTCGGGGTGGCGGTTGGAGTTGGTGTAGCAGGCGGCGTAGGAGACGGCGTGGCAGACGGAGTTGGACTCGGAGTAACGGCCGGCACGAACGTCCCCGAGCAGGTACCGGTCTGATCTCCAGCCGGGAATGTCACCACGCAGGGCAGACCATTTATCGGGATTCCGGTCGGCGACGGGGTCGGCGTGGGCGACGGGGTTGGCGTAGGCGTCGGACTTGGAGTAGGTGTAGGTGTGGCGGTCGGGGTTGGCGTGGCGGTTGGTGTAGGCCCTGGCCCCGCCAGCGACCAGACTGAGATGTTCCTCGCCAACCAGGGCGTGAATCCCTGAATATCCCGCCCTGTAAAAGTCAGGCTTGATACCCCGGCCGGGATCGGCATCCAGATCAGGTTCGTCTGACCCGTGGTCAGACTGCCTGAGTGATTCAACGTGCTCGGCTGCGCGGCTGTGATGGGAACGGTCTGACCAGTATCGGTCGTAACTGACAGGGAGCTTGACCACTCCTCCATTCGAAGAAAACTGCCAACAAGAGTCGGCGCCGGCAGGCTGACCGTCGGATGAGCAGCGTCAGCCTGGAAGAGGTTGGCGTTTTCGATCGAGAACGGGATCGCCGCCGAGTAGGACAGATCGGACCAGTGCCAGGTGTCCTCATGGCAGAAGATCGGCGTCGGCGAGCAATCCTTGAGCGGATCGTATGAGTGATGCTCAAACTGCAAAATTGCTTGACTGTACGGAAGTGGTGACGCGAAGTTGGCATCCACCAGCGGATAGTCATTGTGCTCCGGCAAGCTCAGTCTGATGTGAGTCGAGCTGACCGTCAAGCTGAACAGGGTCCTGACCGAAGCTGACTGGGATAGGACATCCGTGACCTGGTTGCCGGTCTGCGCCAGATCAGATTCATTGAAGTTCCGGATGTCGGTCGCGTTGAAGATATTCCGGCACGAGGCACCGTTGCTGATCTGGACCTCGTTCTTCGCCTGCCCAGCCAGATCGGCTCCCTCCCCCTCGGTCAACGGCAGGTTGTCCATGAAGTTCATCAGGTCAAAAGACAACCAATCGCGGCAGCTCGATCTAAACGTCGATACTCGCCAGGTCGCCGTGGCCGGGCCGTTTGACCAATCGAGCATCTGGTTGGGCGTGAAGGTGATCTCGCTGTAGCCGTCACCGCGAGTGGTCGTCATCATGTGGTTGTTGCAGATGAACGTCTCATCCGGATAGGTGGTGACCAGATGATTTCCACCGCCTGAACTGTAGTTCGAGAACGCGCCACAGTCCGGACCGTGCTGGCCAATCGCCGGATAGGGATTCACAAAGTTCGTCGTCACGTCTCGGTCGTGCTTGACCAGGGCGAAGTCGGTCGACGGGTTCCAGGCCAAAGGCGTGGCCGGCGTTCCGTTCCAGTTGAACGAGAATCCAGCCACCCGGACGGGGGTGACCGCGACCTGGGTGGCCACGACCAGGATCAGGGCAAGCGGGAACGCCGCCCTGGCGAGGTAACGCTTCAACATCGAGGCCCACTCCTCGGAAATGCCCGGCTCCCACCCGGCTAAGGATCGGCTCTCCCCACTTGAGCCGCCCACCTTACCACCCGATCAGCCAACGTGCCGGCTGATCCAGGTTTTACAGATCCCTTACCTCGGTTAAAGGCTCAGTCCTAGTGAAAATGCAAGGTCGGCAAGTGCTGATGAGGCTCCTGGCCAGCCACGTTCCTGAGCATCCAGGCGATCCGCTGGTCCATCCCCCGCCAGCTCAGCGACGGCGGATCAACCCAGCCCGACATCTCGACCAGGTCAGGATGCTGGAGTTGAAGAGCTGGTGAAAACTTGGCTATGCCAAGGGATTGCCTGACGAGCAACTTTCCACCGACCAGAAACGGCCTAACACACCAATCCCGCGAACATCTCGACAAACCACCCAGGCCATACGGAAGAATGTCATGTTCGACGACGATCATCCCCCGACCCGCTCGCCAGTATCTATCCAACAATCGGTAATACGCCTCCTCGTCGGACGACGTATTGACCTGATCGGCGCCGTATAGCCGAGTGATGATCTTCGTTACCGGATGGTATCGAACGTATGGCGAGACGACCGGCAGCACTCGTCAGCTCGCTTCGGCCGTCTCGGTAACGGATATGGCTGGGATGCCGGCCATCAGGTAGCCGTCCAATCGGTCATCGGCCGCCATGAAAAGCCGTCCCAGCCGTAATATCCGTCCGGGCTGACCTGAAGAGGTGGCGGCTTGATCGGCTCAACCGGCTGATCGTCAGACGGTTGATCCTCGCCCTGCTCAAGCGGAATCCGCCAGACCGTCACATTCTGGAGTTCGGGTGTCGCCAGCGTACAGACGCCGCCTGTCACCGCCGCCTCCAGGCCAGCCTCCTCGGCCGTGAGGTGGACCAGCTCGTAGGTTGGTGCCCCGAGGTCGTTCAGGCCGACCGCCGACCGGACCAGGTGGGCGTCGAACGATGCGGTGCCTGTAAAGCAGGTATTGCACGTCGGGCAATGACTTGAACAGGACGTCCGCTGCCGGTTGGCTCGGATTCGAAGCTGGTGGCCGCGAACGAATCGCTTGCCCGGGGCCGTGCGCTGGCCGCACTGACACTGACAGTATCCATCAGGGATGTCGGCTGTTTCGGTTTCGGCGCTTGGGCCATGATCGGTCACTTTGGCTCACTCTCCCGTGCTTGTTTCCTCTCCAGGGCATCCACAAGCGTCTCCAGCCGGCGGACCATGCCCTGAAGCCGACGGCGCCTCCTCTCCCACTCGACCGGGAGGTCCACCAGGCCGACCTCGATCCATCGCATCGCATTCCGGAAGGGCTCCGGGTTAACCATGAACGCTCATCGGGCATACCCTACACCATCCCGTCGGGCGCCGTCAGCCCTTATGCGCGTACGCGCTATGCGTATCACGCGGGCGCTGGCGCCGCACAAGAGGGCCGATGTCGAGCGACATCTCGCGGGGCGCTGTGCGCCCGTCGGCCGACCCTTCAACAAGAATGGCTCAACCCGTATGACCCGAACCTCGAATCGCCCCTTTCGACCCGAGGTTCGAGTTGACCCGTACGACCCAGTCCGAGGTATGCGGGAAAAACCAAGGGCGTCACACCCGTCACGGTCCATATCTGATTTACCCTTATCCTGCAATTAGGGTATAACTGGGTCATCGACATTATCCGTCACACCCGTCACGGCCCTATCTGATTTTCCGTCGCCGGAACTCAATATTTGCCTTTTACCCTTGGATCTGTAAACCTAGTTAATATGATCAATAGATTGCTCGACTGGACCGCCCGCCTCCCGCTCGCCGTCAAGATCGGCGCCGGCATCGTCGCCGTCCCCCTGGCCGGGTTCATTGGCCTCTTCGTCTGGACGGCCATCCTCGCCGCGACCGGCATCGTGCCACTCAGCAGCGATCAGCCGGCTGCGGCTGTATCGACCCCCATCCCGACCCTCGCACCCACTCCTACTCCCACCCCCGTTTCGACCCCTACGCAAACACCCGTACCTACTCCAACCCCCACGGCTACTCCGACCGCCACCCCTGTCCCTACCGCCACCCCGACGGCTGTCCCGACTCCCGCCCCGCCTGCGGCGCGTACGCCGACCGCAACCTGTCGTGACGGCTCTGTGAGCTATTCGACCAGCCATTCCGGCGCCTGCTCACATCATGGCGGCGTGGCAAAGTGGGGCGTCTAGATATGGTCACCTGGCTCTTCGGCATCCCGGCCATCCTCCGGACCTGGGTCGCGAACTATCAGCTTCGCGGTCAGACCCCTCGACCGAACGCAGTCGTCCGCGACCTGATCGATCTCGCGGCCGGCAACCCCGCCCTGTTCTGGAAGGTTCCGCTGGCTCGGTGCAAGACGGACGCCCAGCTCCTGACGTCTGTCCTTCACCCTCAGACCGGAGCGTACATATCCGTCACTCACGGGATCGTTCGCGAAGGGAATCACCGTCGCTTCGAGCTGGTCCGCCGAGCCAGCGATCCCAATTCGTCAATCACCTGGGATACGTCGATCTTCATCCACTTCGTCGGACATAGACAGCCCCTCAACCTGGAGTACACGAGATGAATAGACCCGCCAAGATCCTCCGAGTCGTTCACCTCGGGATAGTCGCGGTCGAGCTGGGGGCCATATCCTCTGTCTGGGCACACGCTCTAGCCGGCAGGCGGCGGGGTCGTCTTCTCAAGTGGTCGGTCGGAATCCTCGCGGCGGAAGGAGTCGGTCTCGTGATCGGCAAGGGGCACTGTCCACTTCGACCACTCCAGAGATACCTCGGCGACCCCACCCCTCTGTCCGAGGTCATCTTTCCACCAAAGATCGCAAAGGTCGTGTTCGCGTCCCTCGGTCTGGTTGCGGTCGGTGGGATCGGGATGTTGTTTGCACGGGAGTATAATTCATGAGATTCGGATTCCGGTTCAAGATTCTTCCCGGCGTGAGAGTCACCCGGTCAGGCGTCAGAGTCGGCCCGCGCATCTTCGGGGTGAGGGTCGGCACCAAGTCGAGCGGGATCTCGGGCGGCGTCGGGCCGTTCTGGTACAGCCATAGCAAGCCATACAGCAAGCGTCGGTCCCGCCAGGTCACCGCTTCGAACTCGAACGGGGCCGGCTGCCTGATCGCCCTCGGCGTTCTCGTCTGGCTTGTGATACTCGGCTCCTCGCCGGGTCTGGCAATTGGCCTTCTGGTCTGTCTCGTCGTTGGTTGGGTCGTCTGGGCTGTAGCCAAAGGGAGGGAGGGACAACCGGTCATCCAACCACCGCCGGGAAACCAGCCGCAGTATCGCCAGCCAACCAATGGTCCTACTGAATGGGATAGCCAGCCCGGCCAGCCGAAGTGGCGCTATGTGCGGGATGCGGACGGCCGTCTCGCGGGCTCGACTAATCCGTCGGAGATCCCTGCCGGCATCACTCGCGAGGCCGCCGAGCTTTTTGTTGCGCTGTCCCTGGAGGAGCGCGTCCGATTCCGTACCAAGCTCGATACGCTCATAACTGGAGGCGAGCACGAGCTAACGTTCATTGACCAGGATGAAGCGGATCGATTCACGGCCATCCTTCAGGCCAACAATATGCTTCGGTCTGACGGCAGTGGCGGGTGGGTGATCTGATCGGAGAACTTGACTTTTACCCTTAGATCTGTAAACCTAGTTTACATGCAGAACACCACCACCCCCAAATGGACTCCTCCCCCGGTAAACGTGGACAAGATCGGCGGGCTATTCGACCCCTTCAAGGCTACTGTCCGTGGCGACCGGCTCCATATCAGCGTGACTGGTAGATTTGCGATTGCGCCGTGGGGAGCGAACGTCCCCCTGGCGTCGGTCGCGTACGCCAAGGCCGTGGAATACACCAACGGCATTGGGCTCCAGGTCATCGGCTTTGACAACACGGTGATTGGCGAGGCGAAGAGGCTAATCGCGAATGGATGGATGATCTCCAGCATTCGAGCCAAGACACTGGTCATCGTCAAGTGGATCAACGACAAAACTGAGCCACAGCGGACCGCGTACGACGCCCGTATCGACGCCGCCCACGCAGCCGCTCAGGTAGAGAAGGCTCACCGCCAAGAGGTCGAACGGATCGAGCGAGAGCGCCGCCAAGAGGCCGAGATGGTAGAGCAGGCCCGTCGTCAGATCCGTGTTAACCGTACTGCCGGCCAGCTCGAAGGCGTCGTGTCCGTCACCGAGTGCCCGCATTGTGGCGCCCCGCCGTCCCCGTCTGGCCAGGTTTGCAGGTATTGTGGCACGGTGGCGACGTGATTCGCCGTCAGCGTGACGCCCTGGTTGCCATCCTCGGTATCGTCGGTGTGTTCGCGGCGGTCGGTGGAGAGTACGGATTCGCGGTCCTTCTTGGGGGATCAGCGGTCGCCGTAATCCTCATCACGCGGCGCAACGACCGAGCGGCCGACCGATCCCGCAGGGCCGCTGCTCGTCAAGCCGTTATTGACCATGAAGCTGCCATGCTGGCGCAGGCTCGTCTGGTCATCAGGATCAATCGTCAGGCTGACGTCCTCGAACAGGTCGTGACTGCGGCCGAGTGCTCGAACTGCGGTGCGCCTCCCGTTTCGTCTGGACAGGCTTGCAGGTACTGTGGCCAGGTGACGGCATGACCCGCCGTCAGACGGTTGACGGCGGCATGATGGCGCTGGCGCTCCTCTCTGTGCCGCTCACCCTTGTCGAGCTGCGGATGCCGGTTATCCCAGATGGACTGATGATCCTGGATTGGCTGGTCTGGGCGGCATTTCTGGTCGAGTTCACGGTCACGTTCTCTCTGGCGGATAATCGTTCGGCATACGTCCGCTCCCATTGGCTCAACCTGGCGATCGTCGTCGTCTCTCTCCCGGCGCTACCATCCGCGCTGGCTTTCACCCGTGCCCTGCGACTTGTCCGGACCCTGGCCTTCATGGTCCGTGCTCTTGCGGGACTGCGGGCGACCGCCGGCCGGCGCCGCGTCCTCTACATGTCGGGAGGGGCGACGTTCGTGATCATGGCCGCCGCCGCGCTGATGAGCGTGATCGAGCCGGCGGCGGTCGGGGGAGGGAACCTCGGAGATGCGATCTGGTGGGCGGTCGTGACGGCTTCCACCGTCGGATACGGAGACATCGCGCCGCACTCCGGCCCCGGCCGGATCGTGGCCGGCGTCCTTATGATCGGTGGCATCGGACTGGTGAGCACCCTCGCCGGCAGCATCGCCGCCTCTTTCGTCGGGCACGAGGAGACTGAGGTTGTCACGCGGCTGGCTATGATCGAGTCCCAGCTAGCCCAGCTACTTCAGGAGCGCGGCTAGTCATCCACCAGGACGGACCACGGCACCCAGGAGATCCGCTGCTGCCATCGGTTTGTCTGATTGACCGGGTTGGTACGATCCACCCGTTCAGACGTCTGTCCCCCCAGCTCGACGATGCCCGCCCTGATCTGCGGCCGGGTCAGGCGGTCGCCCGGCATCGAGTCCTGCTGGTGCTGCTTGTAGAGCACCCCAAACCGGAAGTACACACGACCCTCGTCAAGGTTCCACCACGCCTCCCCCCTGTCCAGGTTCGACTCCCCCGCCCGGGGGTCACCTGGGTCATCTGGCGGCTCTGTACCGCATACCCTGACCAAGAGGTCGAGGACACGGCCACGGATCGTCAGCTCGGGCGGCGGGTCGAGATGGTCCCCAGGGGACATAGCGTCCATCAGGTCGGAGACGAGCGCCGTCCAGGTATCGGTCCGGGTCGGGAACCAGCGCGGTGTCCGCTCGAACTGCTCGACGAACGCCGTCTGCACCCTCCCCCAGGCCCCGGTCAGCAGCCCCGATGACAAACGCTGCACGCCCACTCCTGGCCAATGCAGCAGCCAGACTTTCGGGTCCGACATCTCCACTTGCAACTTGTCCGGACGGCCGTCCCCAATTACCGTATTTCCGTTCAGGCCGGCTACTGGGGGAGGGGGAGGAGGAATGTAGACGCTCAACCTCGTCGCCAACTTGACCTCGACCGGCCCCGTGCCATTCCGGATCAGGTCGGCGGCGTCTCCCTTGGGGGGAGCTTCCGGCCAGTCGAGGATGTTCACCTCTACTCCGAGCCCCGTCAGGATTTGAGCGATTTGGTCCATGTGCCACTGCCCCTTGCCCTGCGGATATCTTTCTGGGAACTGCGGGTCGGGCGCCGGGTCGGCGTCGGGCCAGAGCACCACTTTTCTACCCACGAGATTGGCCAGCACTTCCCTATCGGGAATTGTCGTAGCGCCGCAGACCGTCCCCAGTCCGAGGAACCCTACGCGATTAACCGAATCGGTCGCCGGTTCGCCCTCGCACACCACGACCGTCCCAACATCTGGATATTGATCCAACAACTCAAGGCCGTACAAGAGTCTTTTTACCGACAAACCGTCTGGCAATCCGGCTGTTCCATCCAACTTGAGCCACGTCACATCTTTATCCGACTTGCCGGACGAATCGACAAAGTCAACCCGCCTATGGATCGCCAGGGGATTCCCGGCTCGATCACGGATGACGTACTTGATATCGGCCATAGGTTATCCGTCAGACTTATCCGTCCATCCGACTAGCCGTCCATCCGGTTTAGCCAATGTCTTATCCGGTCAGCCGCTATCTGGTATGACTCCGGGTCCTTCTCAATCCCCATGAACCCCATCCCCTCCAGGACGGCCGCTATACAGGTTGTCCCGGAGCCGGCAAAGGGATCGAGCACCACACCACCCGGCGGCGTGACCAGTCTGACCAGATAGCGCATGAGGTCAATCGGCTTAACAGTCGGATGGCTCGATCTCGAACCCTCTGGCAAGCCGGCGGATCGCTCGCGGGTGGAAGCTTTCGGTATATATGCGAACCCTGGATCTAATCGACCGTCGAACGTCTTGAAGAAGCGACTTGCGCCACCTGTATCGCCATAGCTTTCGGGTGCGGTTTGACCCTTTCGGGTCATGGAGTGTTGATTCCAGCCTCTATCAACCTTGAACGGCTGTTGTCCCGGTCCGGCGACTCTGCGCTCACTACTTCCAGTTTGACCAGACTGCCGATCCAGCTCTGCTACCGGACAGCCCTCTGCACACTCCCACGCCTCGACCTCTTCGAGGCCATCCGGGTCAGCGTACCCGACCGTCTGACCGGTCGCCGGCCGGTTCATCCCCCGACCCTGCCCGTACATCTCATTTCCCTGATCGCTTCCCCTGGTTCCGAAGTCGCCCTTGACCCTCTTCGTCCCGACCAGTTTGCAATCCGGATTATGCGAGAGGATCAAATTGGCGGGCCAGCGCCCAGCCGGACTACCGACAAACGCTCTTTGATTCCTCTGGTCGGTACCATAGACCTCGCCTTGCCGAGACGATTGTTCCTGGATCGTGGATGGCACCGCCCCCTCTATTCGACACCCGTCTATATTGATCCCGCCCGTCCCATACTTGAGGACATTTTGAGCTACGGTCAATCCCTTCTCAAGCGGCTTCCTTACCAAGATCCAGTGCTCGTGTGCCGGCTTGAGAGCGGTTGACCAGCCGTCCCACCTCACGGCTTCGGGTGTGGCGGGAGCGGTTAATATTTGTCCGAGTGGAGCGTCCCCCCCTTCCCGAGAGACCGTTCCGCCGCGACCGGCCGCCGACGTCCTCTTGGCGTGATCTGGCCCCTGGCCAATCACCTCCCGCTTGGCGCCGGCCATCTTGTCTATCTGTTTGGAGATGTTCAATCCCTTCGGAAAACCCGAGTTCCCGGTGATGAACGGCCGCCCATTCCGCCTGACGACAAATGCCCCGCTTGGTACCGTCAGGCACCATACGATCCCATCGTATTCCCTTGGTGGCGCTGCATCGCGATGATGCTTCTGGAGCTGAGTTGAATTGTGGGTTCGATTGAGATTGACGACCCACTTCTTTGGATCATCGTATGCTCGGATGTTCAGTGAGACACACAGCGCCATCACGATATCTCGTCGTTCCTGATCCTTCGACCAGAACGCTTCCGAGTGTTGACTTTCGCGGCGAGATCCGTCTCCGTCCAGCAATCCCTCAAGCAGCGCATGCCGGGCCGGAACCGACCACCCGAGAACCGACCAATCGAGCTTCCGGTCGGGGTATGTTGCCAATAAGTAGTCGGCAAGTGGTCCAGTCACATAGAAGGTATGTTCATCTGAATGCTGTGGCAGCTTTCCGCGCCTGACGTACTCGGAGGGTTGGTACGGAGCCAGCGCCGTCCGTAGCTTGGCCAGCATCTTTGGCTTAGACTGCGAGAACATCGCTGCCTTGCCGTCTTTGTGCGGCCAAGCGTCGGTCAACCACCAACCGACCAGATAGGCCCGCTTCGGATCGGGGCCATCCCAGCCGTCATTCAGACAGCCGGCCATCGGTAGGTCTACGACCCATGACGGCCGTAGCTCTCTCGCCTCGACCACCATCTTTTCGATGAAAGTGTATTGCGAGGAACGCCGCACATTAGCATAGACACGGTGGTTGGGTGTCAGTAGTTGGTCGGTGTGGCGATTCCTGAGATTGATCATCGGACCCCTGTACGGGTAGCGGTGAACCATCTCAGGTCGAGCCCAGGTCAGGATATCGCCCGATGACTGAAGAACCTCATCGGTTGACGTTAGTTCGGTATGATGCAGCCAGCCACGTCGAGTTAGGACGGTGATATCGTCCGACAGACAGCCGAACAAATGGTCAATAACGTCTCTTACCTCAAACCCGGCATCCTCAAGCGCCGTGGCGGTCCAGTGGCTCGTCCTCGGGATCGCCCAGATGAGACCATGACTACCTGGCTTCAGGACGCGAAAGCATTCGACAAATATGACGGTCATCTCGTCAATCCAGAGATCTCTTCCGCCCTTGTCGCTATCCCAGCTCCGATTCATGAACGCGATCCCGGCCGGCGGATCACAGACGAGCGAATCAAACCCGCAGTCGTCCCACTCCAACAACTCCAACTCGGACTTGTTGTTCACGAGCTGGCGAAACAGCCTCTCGGCCGGTTGATTGTCAGACACGCGGCCAGATCCCTTCCCGGATCAGCGCATCCCGGACCTCGTACTTGTCACAACCACCGTGGTCGTTCCACAAGCACATGTCGCCCCTCTGGCTTATTGATAGGCTCGCATGTTCGTCGGTGTGGGAGGGGCAATGCGTCACCCCCGTTCCTGTCTGAGCAGTCCGATGACAGGGGCAATGGGCTCGCGTACACTCTAGTTGGCGCGCGACGTCTAACGAAGTTGGGAACTCCACCCTCTTTCTTCGGTTAGACCGTCTTGGTTCAGGTGCGGTCAGAGGGATGCCGCGACCTCCTCTTGCTGGGATTCGATCAGATGTTCGATATACCTCTCCAAGTCGCGCCGCCGGACCCGGAATCCGCCGGGCACCCGAATCCGCTCCGGGATCGAGGCCATGATCGCGTACGCTGCTGTTCGGCCAACCGAGCAGAACGCCATAACGTCGCGAGCGCCCAGGAGTTCGCTCCCGCTCCCGTTCTCGATCATCGCCCTATCTGGCCATCCATATGGGCAGACTGCCCAGCCTAGCACCCTTTCCCGGATCGTGCGCCAGCGTCCAATCCGAGTTCGAATCAGGCCCTCCCCTGGACGCCTCATGGTGATATCCTCGGGGGAGGCGGTCCGGTAAGGGGCTCGGAATCCTCCCTCAAGCCGGTCCGCCAATCTCAATTCAACAGGAGATCAACATGGCCATCCGGTCAATCCGATTTGGCGTCAGCGGACCCGTGCGTCGTATATTCGAAGAGCCCGCTCCCCTCCCCCTCTACATCCCCGCCCCAGCCAAGACTCCGGCCAAACCGATCGGAGAGCCGCCTCAACCGGCCGTCCCTCAGCCAGCCATCCCCGAGCGCGAAAAGGTACCAGCTTGACCCCCGGACCGATCAGGTGTGGTGACATCGTCCATTACCAGGGCCGCCCGCACGTCGTGGATCGAATCGACGGCACCACCTTGACCGTTCACCGGGTCTCAGGGCCCCGTGCCTGGCTGCTCGAACGTCTTGCTCGCTTCGCGGACTGGGTCGACAGGATGTATGGTCTCCACCCAGACGACGGCTGGAGGAGTTACCTCGATTGTTCGCGACCAGACGGCCGTCATGACCGGCCAACCGATATGATAGGCTCGAATGCCCACGAAGTGGGTATGAGGACTAACACGGAGTGTTAGGCTATCGCGCCTGGCTCTGGACCGGCATCGAGAGCCTGGATTCGATCAGTGTCTCTGGCGCCTGGACCCCCGGCCCTAACCAGGCTCGCTGTCAGCAGTTCCCTCACTATTTGGACACCGACCGCTACCTCCATCCTCCCCACGCCGCCCCCGACCCTGAATGCGAGTGCGGGTTCTGGTTCAGGCGTTCCTGGGGGGAGATCCTAGAGTATATCCCGGGTGGGACGAGGTTCACCCTCGGCGCGATCCATGCCTGGGGTCGGATAATCGAACATCAATACGGCTTCCGCGCCGAGTTCGCGGCCCCAATCTGCCTGTACGGTCAGGTCGCCCAAAAGATCCAGGGTTCAGATGGCCTACCCGGTTCAATTAGATGGGACATGAAGTCCTCTGGTCGGGTCGGCCGTAAGATTGGACGACAGTTTGACGTGCCCTTGTTCGATCATTCGTACGACCTGATCGAGTTTGCCGAGTCATACGATTTGTCTGGTCAAGTCGTCATGACCGACTGGCCGGTATGACTGGCTCGAATGCCCACGAAGTGGGTATGAGGATTAACGGCTTGAGGGTTGGATCGAAGTGTTAGGCTATCGTGCCTGGTTGCCAATCGGCTTTCCTGTCCCGGCCGGCGAATCGACCAACCTCCAGTTTGGGCTTCGCGGCCTCTTTTGGCAGTTCGTCTGGCAGCCCGGAATCAACCGCGCAACATGCGACCAATCCGGTATACCTTCCGGCCGATCCGGTTTGAACAGAATGCTTCACTCAGACGAGATACCACATGACCATGGTCAGTGCGGTCTGTGGTCGCTCCCAACTTTGGAGGAGGTCCCTGCCTATACCGGCCGCTTCAACCTTCTGCCGTCGGCAATCTATGGCCAGGTCGAGTCCTGGGGCAAGATCGTCGAACACACCTTCGGATTCCGGTCTGAGTTCGCGCAAATTACCGCCCTCTATACCTCCCCAAACTTCACCGAATGGGAGCAGCGACGAATCGAGGTATATGCCGAGCGATATGACGTTCCAGTTGAGACGGCCGACCTACCCGAACCGATCAATACCTACGCCCGGGTATTCGGCAAGAGCAAGCTCGGATTGATATCGATATGATCGGATACCGCGCCTGGTCGCCGTACGACTGGCGATTGACACATCTCCTGGGCTATACGTTGCCACCGTCCCCCGCTTCCCCTGACCTCTGGTCGACCGCTTCCCCTGACCTCTGGTCGATCGTTCGCGGCGACGGACCCTGGAAGCCGGGCATCAATCGCGCCAGTCACGAACAGTATCACTCCGCGCCTGCTCCCCTGTGCGATTGCGGATTGTGGATAAGGTCATCCTTACGCGAGGTTCGTGATTACGTCCAGCCCCGCCACCTCTTCATCTTCGGCGCGGTCCAGGCTTGGGGTCGGATAATCGAACACGCGAATGGCTTTAGATGCGAATACGCTCAGGTGATCGCCCTTCTGGCGGGAATTGAAGTCAAAGAGATCGTGGTTCGTCACTTTCCAAACCCGGATGTCCACCTGACCGGTCGTGTGTTCTTTACGTCCTCCCGATCCGAGAACGTCGCGATCTGGCGGCGGCTGGATACGGATATACAGTCAATCGGCCAGCGGTTTGACGTTCCCATGTTCAATATCCCAAACGACTTAATTGCCTTCGCCGAGTCATACCACCAGTCTCCGGATGATCATCGGTCAGATGACGTCATATCGATCCAACCTGTCCGACCTGGCCGGCGGCCTGGATGACCGGTTATAGGGCCTGGCGGCCGGGAACCAATCGGCTGTTCGCCGTCAGCCGGGCATACGAGTGGTCGCCGGGGGTCAACCACGCAGAGTGTTCGAACCTGACGATCGAACCGGTCGACAGGCTACATGGCCCCCACATCCCCGGCATAAGATGTCAATGCGGTATCTGGTCGCTCCAAACCCTCAAAGAGGCAGTCGAGTACCTCCACCATCCTCCCTATTTCGTATACGGAACGATCTTGGCCTGGGGGAAGATGATCGAACACGAGCGTGGGTTCAGATCCGAGTACGGTCAGGTGACCGGCCTGTATGACCCAAGGCGAATACAGACGGCGTCATTCAGATATATCCGCGATTTTCAGACGTTCCTCGGCGCCTTTACCGAAACCGCCAAACATCTCTCTAAGGTATATGACGTCCCCTTACTTGACCCGCCGGACGACCTCTTGCTGGCGGACTTCTCACATGAATTGGTATGACCGACCATTCGTCTGATCGGATATTCGTATGACCGGCTATAGGGCTTGGCGACTGTCCGGCAAGTCGGAATTGAGAGGTCTCTTCTATCCGTATGTCTGGCACCCTGGTCCTAACATCTCGGCTTGCGACAATTGGCGCAACATCCTGCCGCTCGGCCGCGATAGCCGTCATGAGGCGCCGGATGAGGGATGCCACTGCGGCTTCTGGTTGTTAGAAAGTCTTGAAGAGACAATCAGCTATCTGGTGTGGAACGACTTCAATCCGTCCAACTACGTGATCGGCCAGGTCAGGGCATGGGGCAAGGTGATCGAACACCAGCTCGGGAACAGAGCCGAGCGAGCAGCCGTCACTGGCCTGGTGATCTGGAAGTCGCCGGACGCCGAGCGGACCCACCGTCTTGCCGAACGGTATGATTGCCCGGTCTTGACCTACAAGATGCCCGAGGAACTGCCTGCCCCCTGGAAGGGATGAGTATGACCGGGTATAGAAATGACCGGGTATAGGGCCTGGCTCGTGGCCGTCTCTCCGGATAGGACGACTCTCAACTCTCTGACCTTCACCCGCCACAAGTGGAGTCCTGGCGTCAATCAGGCTGAGCACCTGGCCTGGCCGCCGATGCCATCCGAGGATCACCCGGCCCCGCTCGAAAAGTGTTCCTGCGGGATCTGGGTTCTACCGTCCGTAAATGATGTCCTGGAATACTTATCAACCCAAGCCCTGACATGGATGCACTTCGTCAGATCTCAGATGGTTCAGGCGGCCACCATTGATTACGACCCCCCGGTCAGGCACGTGATCGGGTCCGTCCAGGTCTGGGGCCGTATGATCGAACATCAGACCGGCCTGAGATGCGAGTACGCCCAGATCACGGCCCTTTATAACGCGTCTGATCTGGCGGAGCGGTATGACGTCTTGAATGTGTCGTCGCTAGACGACCTGAAAAGATGATCCAGCCGGCTGTCGACCTGATACCGCCCGGCCAGTCAGGCGTCATATTGGTAGGGCACGTGATCGACCAATTGCGATTGATCCCAGAATCGAGCTGTCAGCCGAGTATGCAGAATTGGCCGTGAATCGAATCCGGGAGGCGAGGTTGAAGCGAACCAAATCGGAGGGAGGAAGTGTCAAACAACCCCTTTGAGAACAAGATCGCGGCCTGGCTGTCGGACCCGAGCTACTTCGCTTATCATCCCCCGGACTATTCGGGGCACTTCAAGATCTGGGCGCCGGCCGACTTCCTCGTTCTAACGGGTGGGGTGTTTACTGCGATTGAGTGCAAGTCCGTTGCTACTGGTTCGACCTTTCCCCTGTCAAGATGGACCCCTCAACAAAGACAATCTCTCGCCAGGGTCGTTCGAGCCGGCGGTCATTACGTCTTGTTGGTCCAGTACGAGCAATTTAGAACGATCACCGCTTTCCGCCCAGACCCGACCCCCGCTCGCGGATCTCTCGATATGACCGGCGGTCGCCAGATTACCAAACAGACGTTCCACACGATCCTTGATGGATCTCTTTAACCGGGTGTTATGATCAGACGAAGTGAATAGCGGTGGCGGGGCATTACCGGAGAGGGTGGTCGCTCCGCCACGACTTATCCGTCAGACCGTTTTATCCGTCAGACCGTCTATCCGGGAGAGATGAGGATGAGCAAGAAGTTCAAGATCGGCCAGACCGTCAAAGTCGTGGACCCGGACGGGATGTTTGACGGGTTGGAGGGGACGGTCTCCGAGGTCGATCCTGACGGGGCGTGGATCGACTCGCCGAACGGGAGGCTTTGGTTCGAGCTGGGGGAGCTTCAGGTTGCCGACCACGCGTAGGTATCGCAAGGGTGGTCGAATGACGGTCCAGTGGGAACGCCGGGAGCAAAAGTGGCGGAACGAGTTGCGCCAAACTGACGAATGGATCGCCCGCGAGAAGCAGCGCATCAGAAGAAGGAAGACAAGCCAGTAAACCAGCTTGACATGTACGCCCTACCCTGATATACTCCGGTTTGAAGAAATGGCAAGTCCCCTTCCCGACTTGATCAAGAGCCTCCGCCGTCAGGGCGTCGAGACTTCGAACGGCGGTTCCCACCTGAAGCTCACGTATCAGGGCAAGTTGGTCGCGATCCTCCCCCGGAACCTCCAGATCGACAACCACTCCGCCTACAAGCGAACCTGCGCGCAGTTGCGTCGAGCCGGACTCGCCGCCTAACCGTCTAGCCGTCTGACCGTCTATCCGCCTAATCAATCCGGAAAAGGAAAGAGAGAATCACATGCCCCGCACCCGATCAATCCGTCTATCCAAGCCCCAACCTGTACGCCGGTTGGGAGTTCACCGCGCTCCGGGAGGAGTTCGCGGAGGACCCGCCGATTCGGACGATCAAAGAGCTTCGGGTCCTGGGCGCGTCGATCCACCTCGGATCAAAGGTCGACCTGTCGGTATGACCATTCAGATCACGACCGCTCCAGGTGCCGTCAAGCCGAGGGGCATCGTCTGGATCAAGGGTCGTCCGGGTATTGCAATCCGGGCGACTGGAACAACCGCTCATATCCAGCCGATTCCTCGTCTGACCGTCTCGGCGGTCCGACTCGTCAATCTGGTACTGGATCGGTTCAGCCGGCCGTCAGACCGAAAGGCCGTTTGACCGATGACCTTCAAGATCATCGCCGTCCGACTCAACCCGCAGACCGGTCTGATCGAGGTCCAGTTCCGGCCGACCAGCCGCCCGTCCGCCAAGTCGGGCCGGGTGGACTTCTGGAAGGTCTACATCCCGACCATGAATCCTCGCCCCGACCCGCTGCCGGACGGCCGACCGAACCGTTCCGCGCTCAGACGGCTGGTGGAAGCGGTGTACGGGCCCATGCCAGACGAGCAAGCCTGGGAACTGGATCTCGAACAGCTTATAGGCCAAGAGGTCGAGTCGAAGGTCATATCCGGCCGGGTGGGAATAGACCCGACTGACATTCGACGAAATGGAGATCCCGCCTGATGGACAATTATTACGCCGCGCGAGACGTCGCCGAGAAGAAGGTCCGACTACTCGGCGCCGAGCGCACTCGCCTCAAGAATGAGCTGGCGGTCGTTACGGACGATCTGATCGAGGCTTCGGCCGACCTGGCGATTCAGTATGGCCACTCCACAAGAGCCGTCGCCAAGCTCGCCGGGGTGTCGGCCGTGACCATCTCCAAGTGGCAGAGGCGGGAGGACTGATGATGACCCAGGCTGAATGTGAGGAGTTCCTTCGGCTGGTGACTGTCCGCCTGGCCAAGCCGGCTGAAATCAGGCCGGCTGAAACCGAGGAGGAGCGCCTGGACCGGCTGGAGATCAAGCTGATGGACAGAAAGCGGAGGGCGACCCCGACCAGGACAGCGGACTATCCATTCGGACGGTTCAAGGTTGTAATTGCGGATCAAGTCGGGCGAGGCGACTACCGTTACGTAGTCGTCGATCAAGTAACCCTCCGGCCCGTTCAGGGTCCTGGCGGGGTTCCGACCCCAAACTATTCGGCCCAAGAGAAAGAGCAGGATCGGTTAAACAGGATGAAGAAGGTGATCTTCTGATGACGGCTCCGAAGGAGACGCCGCCTCAGCCGGATAGACCCCGTCGGCCCAAGATCCTAATCGGCGGAACCAGGGCGGCTGCCAACTACACACGCGAGCACAGGATCGCCCGGAAGGACTTCCGTCACGTCTGGCGATACGAGCAGCTCTTGGGGATGGACTTCCCGTCTGACAAGGTCGTTTATCTGCATGACGCGAATTACCTATCGGACATAGCCCGAATCCGCGCCCAAATTGCGATAATCACCGCCCGACATTCTCAATCCGATCAGCCCGACCAATCCGTCTAACCGATCAACCCGTCTAACCGATCAATCCGAGGAAGAGAGATGAACTACAGGCCAGTTAACTACATCAGCCGCCGAGCCGAGAGGCGCCTTGGCCGACTCTGGACGTTCATGGTCCTGATCCTGGTTGGGGCCCTGCTCGCGTACTACTACCTCTCGGCGGGCATGGCGAGGTGGTAGCCGGTCAGACGGTCGCCTGCCGGTCAGTCACGGGTCCGGCCCGGAGAGTCCCATTCCGGTCGGTCGTCAATCCTGAGATGATCAGCCGGCCTCATGACCTCCCAGGAGATCCTCGCGAACCTCAGAGTACTAGCCGAGCTGGGCGTGATCGCATACGTCCTGCCCACGGACCCTTTGGGGTTGAGCTGGACGGTCGGCCTACGGACAATCCGGGGAGGGGCGCCGTTCATGGTGACCCTGCCGGACGACGATCACATGGCGTCCTTCCTGCTCGGGGTCTACGCGGTCGGCTTGTGGAAGCGGGGGTGAGGTGATCCTCGATCTCGATAAGCTGACGGACGAGGATTACGAGCGCGCCCGCAGGGCGGTCGAGGACTATCTCGTGGACATGCGAGACAGGCGGATGTCGATCCTCGGACGGAACAACGGCCTTGTTATCCGTGAAAGGAACAGCCACGACAGCTCGATCATCCGTATGACCGTCGAGGAGTGTATTCGAGTCGGAGTGGAAACGCTGGCCGAGAACCAGGCCGCGAGCGCGCCTGAATGAAAGTCCTTCGCGAGATGTGCCCAACTTGCATATTCAGGCCGGGAAACAAGATGCTCCTGCGTCCCGGCCGGGTCAAGGGGATGGTCCAGGCGTGCATAACGCATGACGTTCACATCCCGTGTCATGACCGTCTGACCCGCAATACCGACTCGGAAGGTTTGGTCGAGATCAACCTCGAAGACCCGATTTGCCGGGGATTCTACGACGCCTATCCGAACATCGGCCAGGTCAGACGGATATCCGAGCGATTGAATCTGATGAGGGAGATCGACTGATATGCCGAACCTAACCGGAGAGAACCTGACCCCCAATCCCCGGAACATGACGACCCTTATGGGCGCCTTCCGGACCAAGCTCGACAAGCTTGACGATCTACTATCAGACCTCGGGTACTATGGCGACCTGGCGGACGAACTCCGTGAGCTGGCCGAGTGCATACCGGAAGATGCCGCGATGATCATGGTCAAATCGGACCCGACTGGCTGATATGCCCCTGATCCGATACGAGAAGAAGAACTTCCGTCAAGCCGCCCTGGAGACGATCTATCAGGCAAATCGGATCATCGCCGACTACGCCGCCCAGGGATACGACCTTGGGTAAGCGCGGTCGGCGGCCGATGACTGTCGATGAGTTCATCGATCGTTTCTGGGAGCGGGTCGATTTCTCGGACGCTGGCGGATGTTGGCCCTGGACTGGTGGCAGTCATACTCGATTCGGCTATGGTCAAGTCAACGCTCGTGCAATCTTCGATGTGCCGCAGCTTACACACGTAGTTGCCTGGCAGCTTGTCTGGGGACCGCTGAATCCTGGCGAGCACGTCCTTCATCGTTGCGATAATCCGCCTATCCGCTTGGGACGATTCCGAAGCCGAGGAGAAGGAGGGCCGCCGTCGCCTCAAACTGGTGGCGGACAGGTGGAACAAGATCCAGCCAATCCTCGACCAACCTCCGTCTAACGACCAACCTGACGGCGATAGACCGTCTGGCGACCAGCCTCCGTCTGACCGGTCAGACGACGACCAGCCAGATGATGCCTAGACCGCCATCCCCCAGGGCGTGGGCTCAACTGGCCGGCTGGGCGGTGGCGATTGTTCTGTGGATTCCGTTCCTTCTGATATACGTCCACCCGACCGACCTGACCGGCGATCTCATGATATTCGTCGGCGGGCTCGTGATCGGCTATACGGGCGGCTGGCTTGGGATGGTCGTGTATGACCATTCGATAAAGGAGAACTAACTATATGAACCTACAGACTGGCGACGAGTTCTGGCTCATATACGTCAGACGATACGACACAATCCTCCAGGTCCCCCGACTCGAAAGGTGCGTCGTGACAGGCGGCGGATCAACCCTGGTTGTGTATCGGGTTACCGCCGTCAACGGCCAGTCGGACGAGCGGACCCTTCACCAGGCAAACGGCTTCTCGCCTCACGATCCGAGGCAGAGTCGCTCTCGGCTGGAGGAACGCGCCTACCCGACCCGGAAGGAGGCGCTTGTATCGGGCCTGGCGAAGCTCCGAGACATCCGGCGGAAGGCGAGTCAGGACATGATCGCGGCCGCCAACGCGATCTTCGAGATCGAGAACGAACTATCTGACCAACCGGCCGGTCAGCCGGCTGGTCAGACGGCCGGCGTCAGTCCGGAGCCGGCTGGCGAGGTTGAAGGATGACCGTCGAAGAGTACAGCCGCCGAACAGCAGAGCGCGAGAAGCTCCCGCCCATACCCGGGTTCGACAGACATGTCTCCCTCGCAAGCCAGATGACCAAATCGGACCTCCTTCTCATGTGCCTCGTGATGGACTGCGAAGCTTACTCGATCATGGTTCACGGCCATGCCGACTTCGTGGCCACCCATCTGATCGAAGCGCGGGCCTACCTCGAATCAAAGGGGATCGTCCCCGAGTCCGGGTATTACGGCGGCGCCTACTACCTCGATAACCAGCCGGCACTGAATGGAAGGGAGGGAGCCGATGTCTGGCCGTCTGACTGAGAACATGAATCCTGTTCAACCGGGTCATCCGACAATCGTCTGTCTGGTCGGGTCAAGGCGGTTCAAGTCTGAGTTCGAGAAAGTCACCAGCGACCTGACCCTCAAGGGCACGATAGTAATCGGACCGGGCGTCTGGCTTGATGTGTCAAGGGACGAGAAGTCCCGCCTGGACGAACTCCACCGTCAGAAGATCGACATGTCAGATGAGGTCTATGTGATCAACCCGGGCGGGTACATCGGCGTCTCGACCCGGAACGAGATCATGCACGCCTGGGCGATGCTCAAGCCGGTCAACTACCTCGTCCAGCCGCCTGACGATCGGCCGCCTCATGACATATCGCTATCCGAGTCGGACGACGACCTCCGCAAACAGCGCCATCAGCTCATACATGAACGCGATGACGTCCGCGCCAAATTGGAGAAGACGATCCAGTCCCTCCGAGAGGCCAACGTCCGCGCGCTCGAAACCGCTTATCTCAAGGATCAGGTCAGCCAATTCAAACAGATGAACGCCAATCAGGTTCAGACGATCCGCGCCCGAGGGGAGGAGGTCGTCGAACTGGAGGAGAAGCTCACGGCAGCCCGGGACCAGGTCAAGTCGATCGGCCGGCTGAACGAATCTCTCCGTCAGACGATCGTCAATCTGGAGAGCGATCTCCGCGCCACCCGTGAAGTGCTTGAGGGTCAGCGGCGCGAGACGGCCGGCGCCGAAGCGCGCCAACAGACCCTCCTCGACAACCTGGTCCGGATAGAGGGTGAGCGAAATCGCGCCCGGGTCGAGCGAGACAGTCGAACCAAGGAGCGCGACCAGGCACGTCTGGATTACACCCGCCTGATCGAGGAGCGGAATCAAGCCCGCGACAACCTGGACAAGCTCCGGCTGGCCCATGACGTTCTCGCCAGCCGGCTCCGGGGGGAGGCCGGTCCGTCGTCCAATTTGACGCCGTCCAATTTGACGGCGACCGCCTGGAAGCACGACCTCGACCCGCCGTCACAACCGTCTATCGGTTTCAACCCTGATGATCCGGACGATCTGACCAGGTCGAATTGGCCAGCTCCGATATGAGGGTCCTGATCGTAACCGTCCTTTTGCTCCTCTTCTTCCTGGCTGTCCTATTGTCGCCGACCATCAACTCGATTATCATAGGCCGGTGCTCGATATGAATAGCCAGCCAGCCAATCAGACGGCCGTCTATCAGACCATCCGTCTGACGTCGACCATCCGACCGTCCGGTCGAATCAACAAATCGAGGTTCGTCTGGACGGTCGAGGTCGAGTGCCTTGACTGTCAGGTCACCGGCCTTCCGACCACGATCAGTCGGACGGCTTATTCGGATGTGTCCCAGAGTGACGCCAAGCGTTCGGCCGAGAATCTGGCCTGGACCGAGTTCGACATGCACGCCGCCGCGCGTCATCAAGACTCCAGGTTGGTCGGTCTGGCCAGGAGATCGGTATGACTTGGGTAGACCTGATCCTTCGGACCCTTGCCGAGATCAGCCTGGCGATCCTCGGGATCACCTTCCTCGCGGCGGCACTGATGGTCTGGCTCGTGGATCGAATAGATAGACGATCAACCGGCTCAACCGGCTCAGCCAAAGAGAGAGAGAGATGAGCGGGTTCGAAAGTCAGACCAGATGGAACGGGCAGCCGGTTGTTGCTCGTCGCCTGAAAGGCGTGGTGGGAGAAAGTCCAAAAGGGTGGTGGTGCTCAAAACTGGCCGGTCAGGCAAGGCGGGTGGTGGAGGTGCGGTATTACGATTCGGTTTTTTACGTAGACGACGAAGACGGGTCAGGCTGGATCAAGATTACGGAGGGTCGAGGAATGCCCGACTGGCCCCACCGATCCCTGCCGATCAGCCAGATCACTGAGATCTTGTAGTCCCAGATCAATCAAAGGAGTTCGTCTTGAAATTCGCCCTGATCGCCGCCGGTCTATTCGTCTCCCTGATTGCGTGCGGAGGCAGCTCGAACCACCCTTCCGCCAGCCAGCCGACCAGTCAGCCGGTCGCCGCCCAGCCGGCCAATCAGCCAACCCCCGCGCCGAAGGTCTACCTGAGCGTCAACGGCCACCCCATCCCGGCCTGGAATCCGGCCCTGAACGTCGCGGTCCATGTGTTCTATGTCCCGGCGCCCACCAACGACGGTTCGGTCCCCTCTGGAGCGGTTCCCTCTCGTGAAGTCTTCGCTTCCGTGACCTCTGGCTCGTACTTCCTGGTTGCAACGTCACAGGACAAGCTCGATCCGCTTATCAGTCAGGCAAAGGCCAGCGGACTGCAAGTCGGATCAGCCTCCAGGTCTGAGGGCTGGGCTGATTCCACGCGGGAATGGTTCTGCGCCAGTTCGGATGAGAGCGTGTTCGTGGTCCGAAACGGAACCGACTCCGCGACCGCCAATCTGGCGTGCAAGGCGCTCGGCTGGTGAGACTTCTAGTCACCGGTACGACCGTGGTCTGCCTCATGGCCTGCTCCGGTCAGACAGCCAATCGATCAAACGGCCAGTCATCCGGTTCATCCGGTTCATCCGGCGGCAGTCTGACCGTCCAACTGATCGTCGCCAACCCGACCGCCGGCCTACGTGATACGCATACCTACTTCGTGGCGGCGACCCAACAACACCTCGCCCAAATGGAGGCCCTGACCAATACGTACTACAACAATTTCTATATCTTCAAGGCCGCTCAGCCTGCCAACTCCTCCTCCGCGTGTGTTGCCAGTGTAACCGGCTACCAGGACGAGGAGGTCCGACAGACCCTCGACGATCCCGTCTCATCCATCACATCCGCCGCGATCTGCCGGAACGTCTTCGGCGCCACCTCGGCGCCGTCCCATCTACCTCCGACCAGTTTGCCCGTCCAGCCGGTTCCAACCGGCTATCCGACCACCCGTCCGAATCAGCCGGTTGTCAATCCGGTCGGAACGCCGGGAGGTTGCGCCAACCCCGCGAAGAACCTCTGCACCGGACCTTAGCTCACTGGACCTTAGCTCACTGGACCTTAGATCCGTCCCGTCAAATCGTCTATCAGGAGAATCCGCATGAACGCCGTAGCTCGCACCCGCAACACATGGATCACCCTCTTCCTCGCCGCCATCTCGGTCAGCCTGGTAGGGCTGTCGCTGATGGAGGAGAAGGGTTCGCCGGACGACCTTCTGATCATCCTGTTCGGCCTCGTCCTCGTGATCTGGTACTTCGCGGCCAGGTCGGGTCGAGAGACCTATTCGGTCTGGCCGGTCATACTGGTGGTCTTCGCGTTCCTCGCCCAACTGTTCGGCTTCATCACGGAGATCCACGATTCAGGTGACTTCGGCGACGACGTCGGCATCATGCCCGTCCTGACCATTCTTCTGGTCGCGGTGGTCTGGACCCACTTCGCGGGAAGGCGGTCGACAACCTGATCTAGTCGTCTCAACTCGGGGCCGGGGCGCCATACTCCATTAGGGAGGAAGGGGAGGAAGCGTCTCGGCCCACTTTCGTATGACCGTTAAGCCGGGGTGCCCCAATTGGCAGAGGGCCGCACTTAAGATGCGGAGGTGCGGGTTCGAGTCCCGCCCCCGGTACCACCCGTCTGGCCGTCCATCTGATAATCTGAGGCCCCTGAGATGCTAGTCCGTATCCTTCACGAATATGACTGTCGGATCGAGATTCACTCCCGGAATTATTGAGGCAACACGTATTATCGGGCCGTGTGCCCGAATGAGACCCCCTGCCACCTCTACCGAGAGCACGAAGACGAGGAGCCGGAGCTTGGCTGGCATCGAACCGACGCCGAAGCACAAGCCTGCGGGATCAAGAGGCTGGGGCAGGGGATCTCGGGTCCGCCGCCAGAGCCGGCCAAGTCGAGATAGGTTGTACGCTCTCCGTCCATCTATGCTACAATCCGTCCTGCCGGCCAGACCGGCTCCAAACCGGCTAAGACCACCCAGGAAAGAGGAAAGAGAGATGAACCAGAGAAACGGTCGAGTCGTCAACGCTGCCCCGGCCGAGCTTCGCGCGGAGCTGGCGGCAAGGTTCGACGGTCGACTCGTCAATCCGGCGATCCTTCAGGTCGTCCGGATCGACCCCGAGAAGCGTCACGCACCACGGCTCATCGCCCTGCTCCTGGACGAGAACGGCAACCACGTCGTCCGCCGGGAGCGCGACGGCGCGCTGCCCGGTCTGTTCGCGCTCGCGCATCAGGGCCCCGTCAAGCCGGGCTTCCGGGTATGACCCGCGCGGCTCAGATCCGCAAGGGGATCATCCGGCAGATGTCCTACCTCGATTTTCAATCCGTGTGGTTCCCGAAGTTCTACCGTCTGACCGCCCGCAAGATTCGCGGGACCGGTCGAGGGCCGGCGGGCCCGCATGAGGCGACCGCCAGACGATCAAACCGGATGAACCGACCAAACCGTCAGACCGTCTACCCCGAGCCGGTCGTCCAGAAGGTCGTCAATCCGGCCGCGCCAGGGGTGGAGGGTGTGATCATTTCGGCCGAAGCCGCCAAAAGGGACGCCGTGAACGCCCGCCGCCGCGCCCTGGCAGCCGTGAAGCGGGCAGCCGCCAAGCTCGCCGGCCAGCCGTCTGACGTCAAGCCGGAGGCTCAGTCGTGAGGTCGAAGGATCTCGACTGGGCACAACGGATAGTCGACCTGTCTCTCGACCAACCCAGAACGATGGTGATCGAGGTGGATATCCGAGAGACGGCCAACACGATCGCCCTGCTGGACATCGCTCGGTCTCTTCGGCGGATCGCTGCCCATCTGTCGGAGGGAAGCGAGTGATCCTCACAATTGTCGGCATCATCGCCGACGACCCGGACAATCTCGTCATCCAGTTCAAGGGACCAGATGGCCGGCGCTACCGCCAGCAGCAGGCGTCTGTCCGGGAGATCCTCGACCAGCACGTCAGGACCGTGATGGAATCCCTGTTCATCATGGCTTCAACCGGCAACCCCGAAGACATCAGACCCCTGATCGGACGGACAATCGAGGTCCGCCCCAAGTCCGATTCGACAAACGGAAAGAGGAGTAACTAGCATGAGCCAGGAGTGGATGGATCGCTTTGACAAGGCCGAGATCCGGCTGTCGCCCGAAGAGCAGCTAGAACAGCAGACCGCCCGTGTCGAGAAGCGGACCGGGATCGAGAAGGACGACTGGGTCGCCACGGGAGACGACGAGAAGCCCTGGTGGCTGCCGTGGCAGAAGACGTCAACCGTCCTTCCGGGCAAGATGACCGTCAAGGAAGCCCTGGAGTACAGCCACCTGGCCGGCTGGGACCTGAAGAAGGTCCCGCTCTATGCGCCGCCAACCTGGCCAGCCGATCAGCCGGTCCCGACAACCTCATATCAGCCGGTACCGGGCTGGTTCGGCGTCCAGCGCTCAACCGATTCCAAGATCCTCGGGGTGGTCCAGGGCCGGTACGAGATCGTCTCGAACGAGTCCGCCTTCGACTGGGCGGAATACCTGCTCGGGGGAGATGGGTCGATGTTCACGTCGGCCGGCAGCCTCAAGGGCGGAAGGGTCGTGTTCCTGGTCGCGTCGACCCCCTTCAAGGTCGAGCTGACGGGCGCCGACGAGCTGGAGACCTATCTCCTGATCTCGAACCGGCACGACGGCCTCGGTCAGGTGACCTGTTCGATCGTGACCATCCGCGTGGTCTGCCAGAACACGCTCGAAAGGTCCCTCGCGGGAGCGCTGTCAACCGTCACCATCCGCCACACGAAGTCGGCTCAGGACAAGCTGGGCATGGCCCGTCAGACGCTCGGGATGGCCCAGGGCGCGACCAACCGCGCCGCCGAGATCGCGGAGGCCATGATCGCCAAGAGCATGTCAGACAGCCGGTTCAAGCGTTTCCTGGCTGATCTCCTGCCCGAGACCGAGGAACTCACCCCGCGCCAGGTTCGAGGGGTGATGAAGAGGCGGGAGGCGATCGAGGAGGTCTACCAGGACCACCCGACGGTCACGATGCTCGACCACACGGACTGGCGCGCGTACTCGGCAGTCACTTTCGTCAACGACCACATGATCACCCGGCGAAACATACCGTCCAGCGACTCGTCCCCCGAGGAGAGCCGGATGCTCTCCGTGATCGGCGGCTCCAACCTCGGCACGAGGGCGTTCGAGCTGCTGACCTCCTCCTAGAACACTCCTCCTTCAATCGGAGGGTCAGTTCAGGCTTGGGCTGGCCCTCCTCTTACTAAACAGAATTCACCCTCTTTCCACGCCCCAGCCCGACAGTCGGGCTGGGGCACCAAGCAGGAGACCAATTTGACATGACCTGGATGATCCGCCTGATCGCCAAGTTCGGACTGGGCCTGGCCTGGACCCTCGGGATTGTGGAAGCCTATCCCCTTCCGTCCAAGCGCCGTCCACCCGAACCATTCTCCGGGCCCGACGCCGAGCTGTTTGAGAGGTGGACGTCATGATCAGGGGGCCCCGTCAGGCGCCGTCAGGTGATAGCCGACCGGACGACAACCAGCCAGCCGACAGCCAGCCAGCCGACAAGCCGGTCAAGTCCGCCGCCTGCGAAGCCGTCGCCAAGAAGGCCGAGGAGATGGGCGACACGATAGAGCTGCTCGTCACCCGCATACACGAGCTGGAGGTTCTGATCAGCCAGGTCCCGCCGGCCGAGGACCCGACGCCCGGCCACGGCACCGAGATCCGGCTTCAGCTTCTCAGGGTCTCGCGCAACCTGTCGACCCATATCCTCATCCCGATCATCGTGATGACGGTATACAGCCAACCGTCAGACGGCCACACCAGGCCAGAGGGATCATGACCAGAGAGCAGACCGGATCAACTGAGCAGACCGGATCAACTGAGCAGACCGACTTCAACAGACTGATCGACGACATCAGCCGGAACATCGCCCAACCCCTCCCCTCGCCCTCGCCGAACCTGATCAGACGGTTCGCGGGCGGGATGTTCACGGTCTTCGCGGTCTTCGCGGCGCCGCTGATCGCAGTAGCGTTCGTCTTCGCGGGCGACGAGCTGCGGCCGGATGACTGACCGGCTGGACCTCAGAGCCAACCTGACGAATCGCCGTCGTCACATACCGCCCCTCGGCGACGTTCTCTTCGGGATCATGGCCATTCCAATCTTCCTGGTCGTGCTCGCGGTCTGGGCCGTCTGGATAACCGTGACGGCGCCGTATGACAGGTGGATCAATCCCGGCAGGCTGAGATGAAACCGATCGATCTCATCCGGGACATCTTCCGAACAATCCTCTGGACAATCGTCGTCCTGGTCCTGGCCGGATCGGCGGTCTACCTGATCATGAGGTTTGACTACCTCGTCCCAATCGGCTAAACTTCCAATCGGCTAAACTCCAGAGGCCAATACCAGCCGCCCAACTTCGAGGTCGACATGACAGACCAAATCAAGCTCGCCACCGCCCCTGTATCGTCGTTTGACGTCGTTCAATACTGTCGCCGTCAGATCGAGGACCGCGAGCATTCCCTGGAATCGGATGGTCAGACCCAGACCCGGAAGGTTCGCCTAGTCTCCGAGATCGGCGCTTTCACCGACGTCATCCGGTTCATCCAGTCAAGATGACGGGGACGTTTGTCTTGCGCTGGCTTGCCTGGCTGCTCAATCCGGATAGACCTTTAACCGAGATAGAAGGAAGAGATGATCCACGCCCCACTCCCCAATCGCCCGACCACCCGGCCGGATGACTTTCGCGAGAAGCTGTACGCCGCTCTGATGACGGTCCTGACGACATGTCTGTTTCCGCTTGTCTTCCTGATTGACGGGTCCGACCAAAACTCGGCACGGATTAACGGATGATTTCGTGTTATGGTCCCCGGCATGAAGCGATCAATTCGTTCAGTCGGTCCAATTCGTTCAATTGGTTCAATCGTTCTGTCCGCGATCCTCGGTCTGATGGGCGTGGTTGGGTTCGGGGTGGTCAGCGCCGCCGCCGGCAACCCGCCCTGTTCGACCTACTGTCCGACCCCCTGTCCCGATACGCATGGCTGCAAGCCGCCGCCGTGCGTCGTCGCGACCACCACCGGCGATCATCAGCCCAAGTGCTCGCCGCCGCCCTGCGAGTACAAGTGCCCCACGCCCATTCCCACCCCCACTCCTACCCCCGTCCCGACGCCAGTCCCGACGCCGGTTGCGACGCCTCCCCCGCCGGTTACCGTGGTCGTGACTGTCCCGGTGCCGGTTGAGGACGTTGATGTTCCGGTTGTCGTCCACCCGGTCCGTCGGACGGTTGTTCCCCTGGCGCCGGCCACGGGCGTCGACCCGGGATAGAAGGTCGACCGTGAGAGGGAGGATGATCCTGCTCGGCGCTATACTGGCGGCGATCCAGGTTCAGGGAGCGGTGGCCGACGTGGCCGCCGCTCCTCCGTCTATCCAGGCTCCTGCCCGGATAGTCATACCCGCCCTTGGAGTCAGCGCTCCGGTTGTTCCTGTAGGCGAGGACTCGGCTGGACGGATGGGGGTTCCTACGAACGGTCAGGACGTAGCCTGGTGGTCACTCGGACAGTCGCCAGGTCAGTCTGGCGGAACGGTCATGGCAGGACATCTTGACTGGTACGGACCTCTCAACAGACAGACGGGTAGACCCCAGATTGTTCCGGCCGTCTTCTCTCACCTCGATCAGCTCAAGCTTGGGGATCTTATCCAGATTGACGACCTAACCGGGTATGACCTCGTTTATCACGTCGTTTCAGTCAGGTCGGTCCCGTACAACTCTGACCTGGCCGATCTGTTCAGCCCGGACGGGGCCTCGATCATCTCGCTACTGACCTGTGCTGGGGCGTGGGATCAGGCGGCGGGGACGTATGATCGGAGGACGGTGGTGATCGCCCGCCTGGATTGGCGATGGCTCTGGACCAAGAAGATCGAGGATTCGAGATGAATCAGCCGACCAATCGAATAGTCGACCAGCCGGCTAGGACCGTCAAGCCGCCCAGGACTCGCCCGTCCAGCCTCCATCAGGCGGCCCGTGAGGCGCATGTGGTCATGGTCCTGATCGTGGACCCGTACGGCGGCGAGTACCAGTTCAGCTTCGACCCCGAGATGGTCGCCAACCGCCCCACCGAGGTCGGGACGATCCTGATGACGTCCTACCTGGCAGCCGTGCGCCATCACCGGCTAGATCACCGGCTCGAATCAATCGAATCAATCGAGACTGCGCGTACGCCCTAGCCGGATATACTCGGAGGTCATGGAGGTCGCCGCGAAGCTAGGGTATGACGAAGCTGCGGATCTCCTGGGAATCGGCTATCCGCACGTGATGTACCTCCTTCGGATCGGCCGACTGGAACCGGCCGAGGGGGGAGGGGTCACGCCTGGGAGCGTTAAGCGGTTCCGCGCGACGTACCGGCTGCCCGAGGAGTACATCTCGGCGCCGGAGGCCGCCAAGCGCCTGAGAATATCCAGGAACCACGTCCCAGCGCTCGTAGAGGCCGGCTTGGTCACTGGGGTCACGCTCCCGAACCCGCTGGGGGGAACGTGGGTGCTGGAGTCCGATCTTGACGGATTGGACATGAAGGCCGTAGCCGAGCTGGGGATCAAGGTTCCGGCGCCGGAGGGCTACCTGACCGGCGCGGACACCAGGCGGCGGTTGTCGATCGGCCGATCAAGCCTCCAGCTTCTGGCCAAACAGGGGTCGATTCGGAGCCTGTACTGGAGTCCGATGAATGTCTTCTACCTCCAAGAGGACGTCGAGACGGTCGCTCGGCTGAGGTAGACTTGATCGGTCAGCGGAGGAACCTCCAGGGCGAGGAACCCTGCCTCCGCTGGCTCAGATCTCTCCCATCCAGCCGGCTAGGCCGGTGGTAAGATCGATCCCGTCCCAAACTCGATGACACCTGTTTCGGACAATCGGTCGGTCGTCTGGCATGCGAGGCGCCGGTACGCCAACCGGCGTCTCTTCCGTCTAACCAGCTTGACGAGGTTGGACGGTCCGTGGTGATATACTCCGGCCGTGAACCCGAGGAATCCACTCCGGTATCCGCTCTGGTGGATCTGGCAGTTCACGAATTGGCTGATCTGGAATCGGCGAGTTGACTGGCAGTGGATTTCCCGTTTACACGAGTGGGCTCATTACACAATCTGGCCGACTCAGATGTACGACCCAGACTCGAACCAATGACCGACCAATCTAATCAATCAACCTGGGAGATCGTCAATCGCATCATGGCGCTTATCCTCTGGATCGAGACGACTCTGGTCCTGATGATGTGGTGGGAGATACTCGCGAGATAATGGCTAACGACCGCATGTATTTACGGTGTGTCTGTGGTGACGACTTCATGCTCGCCAAGCACTTCGTGAAGCCCTGGGCCACCAAGCCGGACCTCGAAGCCAAGCTCGACGCCTGGTTCGAGAAGCACGCCGTCTGCGGGTCCATGATCGACGCCGAGAACCAGACCTATCCGACCCACCCTCGATTGGTGTACGAATCGGACGACGACTACATAACCCCGGAGATGACCGCCGCCTGGGAGCAGAGGACCGGTAAGTCGTTCTCGGAGGTGATCGCCGATATCGAGAAGCGCCGCGCCCAAGAGAAGTCATGAGAAGTCATGACCCAAATTAAGTGGAGATCGCCGACCAAACCGCATTGGCATCAATATCAGTTCAAACAGTTCAGGCGCGGCCAGGTCGACGGTCAACTGCATGAAAATTGCCTATTGGAGGCGGGGTTAGGTTTGGGGAAATCTCTATCAGCGATTGAAGAGATTCTTGAGCTGACAGTCCACAGACCAACCTGTCAAGTCCTCGTCCTGGCAAGACACTCCAACCTCCGGACAGTCTGGCAAGATCAACTACGAACCCACGCCCCTAACCTCAAATATGTGATCCTGGATTGTCCGCGTGTAAAGCGACAAAGGTTGCTCGAAGAAACCCCGCCTGACGAGGCGACCGTATGGGTCCACGACCGCGAAGATCTGCCAGCATTCGGCAAGATCTTGGCCGGGTACGAGTGGGACATGATCGTGATCGACGAGTGCGCCGGCTTCCGAACCGCCTCGGCCGCTCGAACCAAGTTGTTGACCAATTATCACCAGCCCCGATTAGACGCCGACTTCAAGTTGGCCATGTCCGGTTTGCCGATGATCAAGAATACGACCGACCTTTATCCGATACTTCGCTGGCTCGGCGCCTGGACCGTTCAGCGCCCAGACGGCTCCTTGAAGCCCGGGAACAAACAGGAATTTATCGATCGATTTCTCGTAGTAGATGGTCGCGGCAAGGAGCTGGTCGTCAAAGACCCAGCCGGATTGAACCGCCTTTTGGATTCGGTTAGATACCAGGTCCCCAAGTCGGCCGTGTTGAATATCCCCAGGACGTTTCGGTATGACCGACTGACGCTGCCGGACTGGCAGAGGAAATCGTACAACTACATCCGGCGAGAATTGAAAGTCCGTCTGACCGACCCCGAGACCGGCCGAATTGTAGAAGGGGCGATCACCTCCCGGCTGACGGAGATGCTCAGGTTATGTCAAGTGACAGCCGGGTTCGAGGCAATTGATACGGATAGATGGCAGTGGCATGACGATAATGCCAAGACCCGTCACCTGATAGACGTGATCATGCCCGAGATCGAGAGCGAGAAGGCGATTGTCTGGACCGCGTTCAGGCCGGAATGCCAGAGGGTTACCGACCTACTCGTTCAAGCCGGGTATAAGGCGGTTGCTTACTACGGCTCCGGACCCAGTCGGGACAGCATCAACCTGGCTGCGCATGACTCATTCAAGTCAGGTAAGTCGGATGTGTTTGTTAGCACCCTTGCGAAGGGTAGTGCCGGTCTCAACCTGCCGGAAGCCAGCGTTATGATTTATCATTCTAGAACTCCGGATACGGAAGCGGTCCTGCAATCCCTGGACAGGAACTACCGCCTGACTACCCGACATGATCATCTATCCGTCATTATTCTCGAAGCCGAGAATACCTTTGATGAACGGATAAGCGAGATCATCGGCGACGATACCCACAAGGCTTCATTGTTCACGTCAATCAGTCTGGAGAGTGTACTGGGATGACAGTTGAGTATGACAGACTACCCCCGAACGACGACCTTCAGTCCTGTCGATGCCTCTGTCATCACATGAACCGAGTGGTGACGATCATTCGTCATGGCGTCGAAACGCGTTACGAGAAGGACGATCTCGGGGTGGACGTCCGGCACTCGCATGACCGGGTCGAGACGTGGTGTTGCCAGCGAGCCATCCGTGTCTATCCGCCACCGCGTAAGAGATTGACCGTCTAACCGGCTAAACCGGCTAACCGGCTAACCGGCTAAACCGGCTGATCGGCTGGACGCTCGAACCTGATATACTCCTGGGATGGGTTGGAAGCCGACGCCATTTGGAGGAACTACCCGAACAGCAACCGTGGTCGAGGACATGGGCTACCACGAGGACCCCAACTATCCCGGTACGGGCGCGCACTACTGGTCCGCGCAGACAGACGATGGGACCTGTATTGTCCTGGCCGACCCGGAGCGGAAGCGGATGGTCATCGGCGAGGAGACGCCGGTTGTTTGCCGGATAGGGTCGCCCGGCATCCATGCCGGGCCGGTCTGGGTCTGGGCCCGGAACCGATCGCACATCCACTTCAACCCGCCCATCGCGAAGGGGCGATCCGAGCTTGATCCCGACACGGCAAGACTTCAGTAACCGATATGACCAAACAGGCAGACAAAGACGTCCGGCTACAACGCATGATGCTCCTGAAGGAGATCGGTAAGCTCATACAGGAGCAGGAATGGTGGCACAGGACGTATATTCTGCCAGCCGTCAGTGAGGCGAAGATGCGAAACCCGATGTCTCGACCGTCCGGATCTGGCGGCCTGACCGAGAACAAGCCACTCAAGCTGGAGATCGCGGACGCCCTGGGCGACGTCGATCCGACCGACCGATTCGAGAAAGGACGGGCCCATGTCGAGCACCTGTCCAGTCAGATCAAGGCGCTCCGCAGACAGGAAGCCAAATTGGGGCGGGTGGTCATGGCTCCGTCCCGGCGCCAGACGGATTGGGTCGGCCGGCTGGAACGCCGCGCGAAGAAGCTGCTGGAGAAAGGATCGTGAAGAACTGGCGCCTACAGAACCTCCTATCGAAGCTGCCGCCGAGCGTGGACGTTTTCATGCAGGTTGAACCCCTTCGGATCGAGGCCGGCGAGCCAGCCGACGCGAAAGATCTGGTCGAGGTCACCAAGGTCGAGCTGGACCCGGATGGCGTGGTGATCTCATGACCGGCCCGTCCATACCCGGACCCAGCTCTGGATGCTTCGTCGCTTGGTTCGTCTTCGTCGCGTTGGTCGCAATCGGTTTGATCGGCTTGATCGTCTATGTCGTCGCCCACTTCATCTCGAAATTCTGGTGACATCGCCCGATAGAAAGTGTATCCTCGCGAAATGGCACCCCGAAAGAAGACACGGACCACCGGAAGCGCCGCCGGCTCAATCGCCGCGCTGGTCGCACGAAACGCCGAGCTGGAGGCCGAGAACTCGACCCTGAAGGCAGAGCTGGACGAGGTCCACTCCGCGCTCGGCACGGTTCCCGGTTCAATCGGTTCAACCGGCGGCAAGCGGCGCGGCCGTCCGCCCGGCGGTCAGACGGTCGATCAGCCGGTCAAGAAGACGCGCCGGCCGATCACCGACCCCGAAGTCCTCGCCCGGAAGCGTGCGGCGCTCGCCAAGGCACGTGCAGCTCGCGCCGCCAAGCGTGAGGCCGGCAATGGCACCTCGACCGCCGACGTCCCGGCCGCGACCGAACAGACCGCGTCAAAGCCGAAGCGGGTCCGGAAGCCGAAGATCGGACAGCCCGTGGGGCCGTCTGTCCCGCCGCTGGCGCCGCCGGCCAACACCATGGAAGCGCCGCTCCCGGGATGACGCTTGGCGACCACCTGGAGGACTATCTCGCCGCCCATCTCCCGGCGCTGACTGATCCGGTGATGTCGGACGAGCTTCTCCAGGACCCTCGACCCACTCACGACTTCATGGTTCAAGCTCAGGTATACGGCGCCTTGACCCCGGTGTCGGTCGAGCTGATGTTCGACATGATGCCCTGGTCGATGTGGCCGATCTGGGCCAAGAAGGAGTGGTTTCGGAGGGGACGGGGGGAGGGTCGTGTCGAATGCCGGGACGGCCTGCCGAACGCTCGTCATCCCAGAATCGTCTGGCACCATCCGAAGCCGATCATGCGGCTCGTCTATCCGAAGGAGGACTGATGGCTGACTTGTACGATTCGGTCACGGCCCGAGATATCCCGGCTGATGCTCCGGCCGTCGGCGGATACGGGAACGGGATCTATCGCTGGTCACAGGCCGACTGGGACCGGTTCAGCACGCCGTACAAGCTGGTCATCTCGGTCTCGGCCGGGTGGAACGGCGGCCATGTGCTCGACTGCGAGACCGGAGACGCCACCCCCGGCGAATGTCCCGGCTGGATCAGGATGCGCCAGGCCGCCGGTCTGGCGAAACCCTGTATCTACTGCAACCTCAGTACCATGATGGCCGTCCAGGCTGCATGCGCGGGGCTCAATTACTCGCTCTGGATCGCACACTACACGGGACGTCCGCACAGCATCCCGGGTGCGGCGGCCGTGCAGTACGCTGATCCGGCGATGGGTGCCGGCGGCCACTACGACGTCTCGAACATCACGGACCCCGGCTGGATGGCAAGTCTCGGTCTGGGGCCCGCACCCGCGCCTGATCCAGGACCGCCACCCACAAGGGAGGGAAACTCAATGTATCACCCGTCCGGAAATGGACGCTGGGATGACGCTGTGGTCGGCGGCAATGGCCACATCTATCACATGGTCACGCCAGACGGCAACCCGGCGAATGTCACCCTGGAGGACTGGGGAGGAGTCGGCGTCCCCGGTACCGAGCGGACCGACTGGTCCCCGGACGGACAGCACTTCATGGTCCGCGTGGTGGGCGTCGGCAGTCAACAGGTCTACTACAAGGTCGTCAACCTCTCGGGCAAGGTCGAGCAGGACTGGACGGCGGCCAAGGCGGCTGTCGCCATGACCTACCCGACTGGACCGGCCGGACCGGCATACGACGACTCCGCTCTGACCGGCCGGGTCACCGCCCTAGAAACCCTCTGGACCAGGATCAAGACCGCATTCACCTCTTGATCAGTCCGCCAACCAAGTGGCAAAACTCTTTAGTCGTTCGGCGTCAATTGAAGAGATCGCTCGCGTTCGTCGGGTCTATCGAACTCTTGATCCAAACACAACCCGAATTATCAGCCGGGATGGACAAACCCGATACCGTCAGGTAGGATTATCTGACGGAACAATCACGTGTGAATGTCGCGCTGGGGGCCTCGAAACCGCTCCCGACTGCTGGCATATTAAGTTAAGGAGATTGCGAATGGCCCCCCGCGCTCGATCTGTCCCGAAGGCGACCCCGCCTCCGGCTCCGGCCAGTCCACCCGTCCCGCCGCCACCGCCGCCGCCTGTCCAGGTGGCCGGACAACAGACGGCTGGACCGCCGCCACCTCCTCCGCTCCCGCCTCCAATCGGCCAGACGGTTGTTCAGACGGTTGATCTGACGGCCGAACAGCCGGTTGTTCAGACAGCCGGTCAGACGGCCGCCACCAGGCCAGCCCCCGAGCCGGGGCCACACGTACCGCCACCGCCGGCCGCTGCCGAGCCGCCACCTCTGACCGACCTGACGGCCGAAGCCGCGAACACCCGGACGATCGTCGAGGCCGGAGTGATGATGTCGAACGGCGAGGTCGTCACGGTACCAATCGACGAGATCCCGCCCAACCAGACGGCGGATGATCAGCCGGCTGGTCCGGGGGAGGACGGTCGGACGGTCGACACCCCGAGACCCAGGCGCGGTCGGCCGGTCGGCAGTCGGAACCGCCCAAAGGTCGACCTCGATCCCGACGCACCCTTCCGGCCGGACGTCTTCGCGCTTCACGCGACCGCCAAGCGGGTCGTCAACGTCGGCGCCTATGAGAGCTTCGAGGTCCAGGCGCACATCCAGGCCGAGCCTGATCCGAGACATACGATGATGACCAACATCTCCGGTCTGATCGGGCTGGTCGTCTGGCAGGTGAATCAGGTTGCGGACGAGGTGGGCCGCGAGATCAAGCTCGGGAAGGGATGACCTGATGGTAGATTTGACCAACGGAGGCATGTTCTACGCAGTGACCTTCGAGTCGCCCGATACAACCACGGACTGCCTGATACAGCTCAGCCGTGAGCTGTTCGAGGATTCCGGGGTCGATGTGGGCGGCTACCTCTGGATGCGGTATCGGGAGCATGCCGATCCGACCAAACGCGGACGCTATACAGACGGCACCCCGATATCCGGATTCGCTCACGGCCCGGACCCGGTCCCGACGGCGACCACCCACCCTGAGTCCTACGTGGTGACCTTTCAGTCGCCCGACGGAACCGGCGTCAAGCTGGAGTTCAATCGTGACCTGTGGCACGACCCGGGGATGGACATGGGCGCCTACCTGATGACGCAATACCGCGCTGCGGTCGCCAAGCTCGGGAAGGGATAGGTCGTCTGATCTGATGAACCGGCTATTTCGCGAGTTCCTGATCGCGCTGGCGGTCATCTGGTTCGTCACACATAGAATCAAAGGGAGGGCCGTCAATGGTGACTGACGCAGACAGGGCCAGGCTCGATTCGGAGCGACAGTCCTACCGCGAACTGGAGACCGCCGCCCGCCGACTGCTGGAGTTCGTCCCGATGAAGGGCACGGTGAACTACGACAACGCCGTCCGTGAGATCCATCGCGCCGTCACCCAGATCATCGAGAAGGGGCTCGTCGAGCTGGTCTGATCTTTGCCCACCCGTCTGTTCGTCAGTTCAAGGAGATAGACAATTAATGCCGCTGAAGGCAAATCCGAAGGCGAGGGAACAGTGGCCGCCGCTGCCTCCGATGACCCCACTTCCGGTCGAGGTCGCCGAAGCCCCGAAGGCCGACAAGGGACCCAAGTTCGGCAACGACCAGGTCAAGATCCACTTCAAGGTGTTCGAGGGTCCGTACAGTCAGATCACGATCACCGACCCGTTGACGAACATGCCGAAGGCCGTCCCGGGTCAACTGATGGTCTTCATGAACCTCACCATGTCCGCCACCACGTCCGGTCAGAAGTCGATGCTCCGGCAGTTCGTCGAGGCGATCTACGGCCCGATCACCGACGACCAGGCGTACGCGATCGACCTGGAGGCCCTGGTCGGGCAGCGGGTCGTATTCGTCGGCAACTACGCCAACCCGAATGCCGAGGTGCTCCGCCTCAAGCCGATCGGCTGGTCGAGGTACGTCCCGGGCCAGGTCGGGGTTCCGATTGCGACCCCCGGCGCACCCGCTGCATCCGCCTTCCAGCCTCCTCAAGCCGCTCAGCCGCCGCCTGCGGCCGTCCAGCCGACCCAGGCGGCTCCACCCCTCCCGACCCCCGGGAACGGCCAGGCTGCGGTTCCCCTGGCGCCGAACGGCCAGCCCTTCGAGAGGATCGAGAACGGCCACGGCCTCTGGCTGAACGGCTCCGCGTACGAGTGGGCCCCGATCCCCACCGCACCGCCCGTCCCGCCACCACCTCCGGCCGCCGCCGTCGCTCCGCCGCCGGTCGCTCCCCCCGCCCCGCCACCCCTCCCGCCGGTACCCGGTGGTCAGCCGGCTGGTCAGCCGGCGGCCCCCAAGATCACCTTCTAGAGGACTTTCACACCCCACGTGACGGGCTGCCGGTCATCTCGGCCGGCAGCCCTCAAACCGCTAGACTGAAGAATCGAATTTGAGAGATCAACATCGCATCGAGTCCGAGTATATCGCCGAGATCATGGCGATGTCCTTCCCGCGCACCCCCGAGAATGAACGTCGAATCAGCGAGATGCGTATTGACGTGGGGTCCGCAGACCGCGAGGACTATCGGCTTGTGTACGGTACACTTCGCGGCCTGGTGAAGTGGTGGCTTCGAGGCTGAATTGCCACTTACCGTAGAACGTACCGTCAGCCGGCCGGTCGGCAATTCGATCAGCTTTAGCCAGCTCAACCATGACTGTGACCTGGCGCTCTCCTATCACAGACAAAGAATTCCCCGCTCCGGGATTGGGATCTTCGTAATCTACGGCTCAGCGATCCATCGCGGAATCGAGGCGCACAACAAGGGCGAGGCACGCAATTCGTCCGAAGCGGTTCGGGCGGCAATTGCATTTCTCGACCGAGAGATCAACTCACCGAACCGAAAGAAGTTCCCATTAACCTGGGATGACCCACCCGACCTGAACAAAGACGGCTCAATCAGCAAAGCCAGAGGCAACTACGGCAAGTTGTGGTGCCGCGAGGTGGCGGTGTACTGGCTCGAACGCCAGATTCCCGTCTACATCAAGAAGTACGGTTCCATCCGGATATTGAGGACGGAGCACTCGATCTTCGTCCCGCTCACGCCCAAGTCGAGCTGGAGGGACAGTTGGGCTTTCGAGGCTAAATTGGACCTTGAGTGTGAGGGTGACCTGATCGCGGACCTCAAGTCAACGACGGAGCCATGGGACAACCCGGACAAATACGATCTCCAGGCCAACCTCTATATGGGTGCATACTTCGCCCATTACGATCGAATCCCGACCTTCAAATTTCTGGTCATACCACGAGTGTTCGGAAAGGATGAGATCCAGGAGTGGGAGATCCCGTTTGATCCGAGCAAGATACAGCGATATATCGATGCCGTCGTTCGCCGAAAGGTCGACCAGGTCGAGGCAGGCATTTTCCCGGCCAAACCGTCGAGTCGATCATGCCATGAAAAATACTGCCCATGGTGGTATTTCTGCTTTTTCGGGGCCGGGGATCACATAGCGTGACCGTGTATCCAGCCCCGGGGTCAGCCAGGTTCGGTAAGAAGGTTCATCGCACAATTGAAGGGCTCCGGCGCAGGGCTTTGATTGTTCGATGGATGAATCCGCCGTACAGTCGAGGGGACGGTCAATACCTGCTCGACTGCGCAAATCTGATCGAAGAGATGTACCAAGAGATCATCCGCCTGAGAGATGGGAAAGCATGACCGACGTCAATACCGGATTGGTCAACCCCGCTCTGGCGATGAACAAGGTCGGCGCCGAGGTCGCGGACGAGGCGGGGTGTTTTTCGATCAAGACCTCAATTGACATTTTGAAGGACGCCAGACGGGTGGGAATCGTCGGTTCGCGGAACTATCCCGAGCTTGACCGGGTCGGCAAGCTCATACAACTGCTTCATCCCGACGCATATGTGATATCTGGAGGCGCTCGGGGGGTCGACCGGGAAGCTCGCCTCAAGGCCCAGACGTACCGCCGAGACGTTATCGAGGTCACCGCCCAGGGTGAGCGATATGTCCGAACCCTGTTTGAGCGGAATACCGTAATCGTCCTGGCGTCTGACGTGATAGTCGCGTTTTGGAACGGCGAGTCAAACGGAACCGCCGACACAATCCGGAAAGCTATGAAGCTATCCGGCAAAGTCGTGGTTGCCTTACCTGGCCTTCCGCCCCAAGTATGGGTAGAAAGAATATGAGCTGTGAATGCGGGTGTGGTGAATCTCCGAACCCGGGCAAACGATTCGTAAACGGCCACCAACTTCCCTTTGGAAGGAGGGTTCAACGCGAGGCTCAATCGGCTTCTGCTTTTGATCGCGCAATGTCGAGGATCGAACCTCTCAATAACGGATGCTGGAGGCTTCGTAAGAGTCGCTCAAATAGTAAGAGATCAAACGATGACCGTTATGCTGTCATTGCGTCTCAGGGTAAACAAGTCCTGCTGCATAGATTCCTCTACGAGAAAATGATTGGCCCGATCCCTACTGGGTTAGACCTTGATCATCTCTGTCGGAATCCGTGGTGTGTCAATCCTTGCTGCGGGGAACCGGTCACGGAACGAGAGAATACACTTCGCGGAGAAGGTCCGGCCGCTATCAACGCTCGAAAAACTGTCTGCCCTAGAGGTCATCCGTTCGATCGACGCAAAACAAGCGGTGAGCGATGGTGTTCAATCTGCGCCAAAGCAGCGAAGAAACGCTACAAGGCTAAATTAAGATTGCTTGGTGTCTCCCGACTGACCGCCTTACCCGGCCAGCCGCCGGCTGTCTGGGTTGAGCGCATCCAGCCGCGATCTTCCAGCTAGACGGTCTATCGATTAGGCGGGGTTTGACTTGTACGCTCCCAGGTGATATCCTCGCCAGATGACCTGGATCATGTTCGCATTCTGGGGGACGTTCACGTTTTTGGACATCAGGTTGTTCGATCTGGCGAAACACCGCATCAAGCTCAAGGCACAAGCGGTCGAGTTCGGAGGATACTATCGAACCTTGACCCAACTGGACTCGGACTGGTACTACCTGCCCGGCGCCGGGATCTATGCGTATGTCCGGTACGGGAGATGATCGTCTGGCTCGCTAATCGAACCTCAAAGACCGCCCATCTGAGGCCGGACTGCCCCCACCTCCGAAACCGCCCGACCTGGATGCCACCGCCGCTCGATATCGAGGCGGTCCCCCATCCAACCTGGCCGCGTGAATGGGTCCAAGCTCACGGCCTACTGATCCAGGGCGCCGTCAGGTTCCGGGATCTGCATCTCTGCATGGACTGCGGAAGGTGACCTACCGGACCCGCCGATTACTTGCACCCTTCGCTCGGTGGTTCTCGCACGGCTACGGACAGTGTTTGAGGTGCGGGATGCCCTGGGCGTTTGTTCACGGACACGTCACGTATCCTCGGGAGGGGGGAGGTTGCTTTCCTTTGTGCGAGGACTGTTGGTCTGATCTGGAACCGTATGAGCGAATGCCGTACTATCACATGTTGTGGCGGAGATGGCAGGCTGATGAATCGTTTGATGAGCTGAACCTGCCGACTCAGGTAGAACGCTGGGAGGCGATCGAGCGGGCTGTGCTGGACGGAAGATGAGCGCCCTGACCGCCCGCCTGCTTGAGCTGCTTCCAGATCTCAAGCTGCACCGCGAAGTCGACAATGACCGCGAGGTGATGATCTACGGAAGCCCCGGGTGCGGCAAGACGCGAAGCCTGGGTGTGATCCTCGACGCCCACCTCAAGGCGGGATTGCCGTCCGACCAAATGCTCGTGAACGCCTTCACCCGAAACGCTACTCAGGAACTAAGACGCCGCCTGTCAACCGAATACGGTCTGACCGATAACGAGATGCCCTGGGTCAGGACGATTCACTCGACGTGCTTTCAATTGCTTCAACTCAGATCCGAGCAGGTTGTGACCATGTCCGGCCTCCGGGAGTTCGGCGAGTCGTCTGGCTACAAGTTCCAGGGCGTATTGAATCAAAGGTCGGTTGACGATCCGTATGCCGTGGGATCGATTGTCACCTTCGGGGACTGGTGCTACGTCGCCGAAGAACTTAGACGGGCGCTGGTCAAGACCATCCCTGAGATAGTTCGAATGATGCGCCTCAAGAATCCGACGGACACCCCCTGGGGCGAGAGGGACGCCGCGAAGTTCTCGGATACGTACCATGAGTGGAAGCAATCCTCCGGCCTGTTTGATTTCGCGGACATGCTTGAAATTGTCCTCCGCGAACGCCTTCGCCCACCCGTCAAATGGATATTCACTGACGAGTGCCTTCCCGGTGATTCGATGGTTACGCTGGCGAACGGCAGCCAGATGCCTATCCGAGAGATCGTCGAGCGCCGACTGTCAGTATCGGTCCTCAGTTACAACCCCGCCACCGATTCAATCGAACCCAAACGAGTTACTGGCTGGCATATGAATCCGTTGCGCGGACGTTCGCTGTACCAGGCGGGACCGCTCACAGCCACGGGCAACCATCCTCTTCTCGTACTGGGAAAGGGATACGTTCCACTGGAGCGGTGTCAGATCTTGGACCGCGTGCTACAATTGACCAGTGAAAACATACGACCCCTCGGAGAAGCTCTCACCGTCGGAGCGATCAATCGTGGTCGGATCGCTACTTGGAGACGCCTCGATCAGCTTGAGCCCCGGTCCACGGGGGAACGCACGAGTTCGATTCGTTCAGGGGCAAGCACAACTCGGATACCTTCGGTGGAAACACGACATGCTGGTTCGGTGGTCATCCCCCATAAGAGGTCCATCCCCCACCTCTTTCGGCGGCTCTGTCTACAGCTTCTCCACCAAGAGCCATCCAGTCTTCACCGAGATTCATCGAATAGCTCGACCCAATGGCCCCAAGATTATCACCCCTCAGCTCCTATCGTGGGTGGACAACCTGGCCTTGGCGGTTTGGTTCATGGACGATGGATCATCACGCGACAGAAGCATGTGTATAACAGTGAGCAGTCGTTCGCGCGAAGAGGTGAAGTTCGTCCGGGATCATCTGATATCGATGGGGCTGGGATGTCACATCCACGAAACCAAGAAGGGTCCGGTGATCTACTTTCCCTCAGCTTACGTCAACGAATTGCGCAGGCGATTTCGACCATACATTCATCCCTCTCTCATCTACAAGCTTCGAGGCGATCTAAGGCCAACCCTTCCGGAAGTAACGATCAAAATGGAGCCGCCACCTCGATTCTGCGATATCTGTGGACGCCAAATCAGCAATCGCGGAACGTGGCGAATCTGCGACTCCAGGGAATGCGAGCTAGCACGATTCAGGTTGATGACGGCACAATCTCGATTGCGCCACCCCGCCAAACTAGAGACAATAACCGGAATCTGCGTGATCTGTGGCGATCAGTTCAGCACTACCAGGAAGGCGCTGGGTCATCCTCTTCCTCGAACATGCAGCGACCAGTGCCAAGCAGACTTGAGCTGGAAAACATCGGGGCCCCGCGACTTCAGTCGAAGGCAGCGCAACTCGATGGGTCAGTTTATTGCCTCGACGTAGAGGACAACCACAACTTCTTCGCCAATGGAATCCTCGTAAAGAACTGCCAGGACTTGACGCCGTGTCAGTGGCGGGTAGTCGACATGTGGAAAGAGGACGCGGACTATCTCATGGCCTTTGGTGATGTGAATCAGTGCATCTTTGCCTTCAGCGGCGCCATCCCGTCTGAGGTCTGGGAGCGTCCCGGCCACCAGATGTACCTCTCGCATTCATACCGGCTGCCGTCCGTCGTTCACGCCGAAGCATTGTCGATCATCAATCGAGTTCCCGTTGCCGAGCGAGCCCCGGGCGGCTTCGAGCCCCACTACGAAGGCGGGGAGGTCGACCGTCTGTTCGGCTGGGCCGACAAGCCGGAGGGGGGGATGGGGCTGGCCGAGAGGATCGCGGCGACGGCGGATGACTCGTGGCTGCTCCTGGTCAGGAATCGGGTGTTTGCCGAAGTCGCCCGGGGGATGCTCGTAGAGGGGGGTATACCGTTCAAAGACAGAACGTCCAGCCAGGGAATCCCCGATCCGACTCGGGATCGAGGCTTGGCGATCAAGGTTGCCGCCGAACTCAATTCGGGTCGGCTGGTTCGACAGGGCCGCCTCAAGCAACTAATGCGCCAGATCTATCCCGATCAGTGGGAAGTGGACAGGACGCAGTGGTCGCACCTGTATGGTCTTCCCGACCTGATGAAGGCCGGCGCCTCTTCTCGTCTAACCGAACAGCTCTGGAATGATCCCCTTGAGGCAATCCGGATGGAGCCGTATGAGCGGAAATACCTCAAACGGATTGTCAAGCGGTTCGGTCTGGCTAGTCTATCCGAGAAGCCGCGAGTGGAGATCTCGACTATTCACGGCGCCAAGGGCGAGGAGGCCGACCACGTCGCCACCTCAGTTAGTATGACCCGCCGAACCTACCAGGAATATAACGACAATCCAGACGGCGAAAATCGGGTCTTTTATGTCGCCGCCACCCGCGCCAAGAAGACGCTCATCTGGATTGCGGAAGGGCATCAGGGGTATAGGATTTAGCGAAATGAACAAAGAACAGTCCTCGGTCAGAAGCTTTCACCGTCTGATCGGCGCCTACTCGGCCGACCGCCCGTCCGCCCCGACGACCGGCATCCGCACCCTCCGCAAGCGATTGATCCTTGAGGAGTGGGAGGAGTTCTGCGAAGCATCGGACAGCGGAGACGTCGTGGGGGTCGCGGACGCGCTCGCGGACCTACTGTATGTCGTATATGGTGCAGGCGAGGCATGGGGACTCGACCTGGAGCCGATCTTCGCGGAGGTCCACAGGTCCAACATGACCAAGGCCGGCGGTCCAGTTCGAGCGGACGGCAAGCTCCTGAAGGGGCCGGACTGGTCTCCGCCCGAACTGGAGATGATCATCGCCCGGCAGTTCGATCAAGGCTTCGAGGCGCCGTCACCCGGCCTGGAAGCGCGGGATGGGTAATCCGGATATGACTTATCCGGCTGGTTCCGATCCCTCCATCTCCGACAAGCCGAATATCGACGCCGGCAACCCGCAGCCCTTGGACGCGGAAGGCGTACGGGCGGTGTTCCGGCGTTTCCTGCCTCAGATCCACAAGGCCGAGGACCGTGCCGCCGAACTGCGTAAGCGCGTCCTGAATGGCGAGACGCAGATTAACCGAATCAGATCTATGATCGCCCAGAGGATTCCCGTCGACATGTCCGAGGCCGACCTGACAGATGCGGAAGGCCGGCTGGAGGCCCTACGGCTTGAGCTGAGACACTGCGATGCCTGGGTCGTGGTGGGGCTAGGCATGGCGCTCTCGCAAGCCCTGGCGGCGATCCTCGCTGAAACTGGCCGTGAGGAGGGGTGGCAGCCTCCCCCGAGTTCGATGCTCAGGATATCGATGCCTGGCCTATTGAGCTTGGCGATTGACCTGCACGATCAATCGTATGTCAGGTCGAACCCGGGATGAGGGAGAACGAGATCCATCTGAAATTGACCAACGCCGCCGTCGAGATCCGCCGGCTGGAGGGGGAGCTGGCCGAGGCGCGTAAGGAGATCCGCCGTCTATCGTCGGCAACGGCCGCCTATCGGCTGTTGATTGATCCTTCAGGAGTTGGGCGAGCTGTCGTGAATAAGCCGGTTAAAGTCGACTATTCGGCCAGCGAGACCTGGGCCGGGGTTCAGGCTGTCATCTCGAAGCTGGAAGGGAATTGGTCGTTCACGTACCACCCGGACAACGAAGGGAATGAGCTTCAATTCCAACACTGGCGACCGGACGGCTACATGGTCACCATCGGCATACCCCTCCGGTTGATCTTCGATTCACCCGAGGCGACCGTCAATCTTTTGACACTCAGATCGTGGCGATCGGTCGAGGTCGACAAGAGACTCAGGGAACTGGAGTCGTGACTGAGCCGGTTAAGGTCTATCCGGCTGGGACGATCGTTCGGATCAAAGAGCCGTATGCCGAGCTAGGCGCCAACAACCAGGTCACCACCCGGACCGCCAGGGTTGTCCGGGATGACGGAGGCGAGATGGTCGAGGTCCAGTTGATGCGGACCGGCCACGTCCGGCACTTAGGCGTATGGGCGCCATTGTCGATCAAGGTTTTTCGGAAGTCGATTCTCCGGGTGATGGCGTCTCCGTACGACTAACCGACTAATCGGATAAACGGATAAACCGACTAACCGACTAGACCGGATAACCGGGGATAAAGACGGAAATGAATGAATGGACCAGCATGACCCACCACGAGAGGCTCGTATATTTAGATCGAATCCACGAGCAGATCGAGAAAGCCAACTGCCATGAGGTTCCATGCCCCGAGGAGGTCGTCAGCCTGGTTCACGCGATATCGGATATGGAGGGGGTTAACGTTGCAAACCTGAATCCATCCGAGATCGTCTTCAAGCTCCAGGATCGCGTCCTGAGGGAGATTCGCAAACAGGACCGTCTGACCGGAGAGTTCGAATCAGATCCAGAGGACAGCCCTTAACTAGGAAGGACCCCCCGACCAAACCGGATTAACCGGCCGGTCGAGGGGCCCCGAGTTGAGGGGGGAGGGAGTTCGAGGTTGACTTGGCCGGTTAGATCGAAGGAGCCGAACGAGCCACGGCCGCTGGCGCGGCGTTCGGCACTCCGTAGACTCCCAGCGTCCCTAGGGCAGCCAGGATGATCTGTATCCATTCGGCGCTTGGTACCGACCCGAACGAGCCGGCGCCGATCGCGGAAACCAGTAACGTGGCGGCGGTGGTCAGGGCGGCGACGATCGCCTTCGTGTAGATCGACCATGACCCCGGTAGGTTCGGAGCCAGGTAGACGGTGATGGCGCCCAGACCCACGATGACGACATTGACCCACTCAGCACTGGTCAGATGGTTCGAGTTGCTGAGGTACGGCACCAGCGCCGTCAACACCGTCACGACCACGGCGATGATCGCCTTCCAGTATCGACTCAATCGAGTTCCTCCTATTTGACCCACTCGGGATTACGAATTGTCCAGCGAACAGTCCGCTCTAACGACTCCATAAAATCAATAGGCTGCTCCCATCCGGCTTCCCGGATCGCGGTCCCGTCCAAGGCATACCGTCTATCATGACCGGGCCGTGCGTCATGAAAGTCGATCACCTTATAACGGAGCCTCTTTTCCAAGATGGCTGCCACCATCTGCGCGAGTTCGAGGTTCGAGATCTCCCGCTCACCGACGACGTTCCACCTGTCCGGCCGGTCCGTGTCCGGATACTTATTGACCGGTCTTTTTAATAACCAGATCAGAGCATCAGCGAGGTTCCGGGCATGCAGGTACATCCGCGAGCCGAAGATATGATCTGTCCCGATCCCGACGGCTTGACCGTGAATCGGAACCACCTCGTTTTGCGAGATGTGTCTGATCAGGAGAGGGAGGAACTTCTCGCCGTCCTGTCTTTCACCGATCAGGTTCATCGAATTGACGATTACGACCGGTACGCCGTACGTCCGCCACCATGAGATCGCAATTGCTTCCTGTGCGGCCTTGGAGGCGCTGTTGTGGACAACGAAGTAGTCTGCTATGAAGTTTGGATGTAGGCCACTCATCTCCAGATCATAGACAGGCCCTTCATAGAAAACCTTGGTCACTTTGCTGACTCTTGTCCACATGTGGTCTGAACTTTTTGCCCAGCCCCGTTGCTGCGCCTTGCTCAGGCCGGCGTCGGGTATGGCTTTGTCTGTGCAGATTCCCAGCGCCCTACGTCTAGAGAGATTCTCGTGAATTGATAGCCGATAGCCCCTTCGATGGGGCATAATCTTGGCCACGATTCCTAGGCGACGCAGATAGAATTGCGCCGCCTCCAGGATTGTCTTGTCGGCCTGAAAGACGGTGACATTTACAAGTCGACCATCTTTGTATTGGTAGTGGGCCTCGGCGTCAAAGAACCCGGCGATGTAGGCGCCCACAACCTCGTCCGTTGTATCTGCTAACGTCCAGGCCAGTTCGGATTTTGGTCGCTCCAGATCGATTCGACATCTAAGCGATTCCGATGCGAACTGAAGGTAATGGCAATCCTTGGAGCCATGCTTATAGATCGTACCAAACGCGCCAGTCACTGACTTCAGGCTTGGTCCAAGTTCGACTTTCAGCCACTGGCGGTATCGATCCAGTCGTTCCACGTTCTGATCCGCAAGCCTCACGTATCGACTACGCTTTGAATATGATCCGTCTCCTACAAAGTAGCCAAGAAAACGGGCCAGTGCAAGAGGCACTTCCCTTGCGTCGCAGGGGGCCGGGATTCGGCGAGCCAACATGAGATGCTGGCCGACTGCAACGTCCATGGCTTGGATCTCGTCGATCTGATGGTGTGGACGTCCCGGTAGCCAAGTGCCTCCGAAAACTTGCACAGGAGCACCAGAGTATCCAGTCCCACGCTTGAAGAGCGTGTGTTCAGGGGTTACCTCTAGTGACCCGTGCTCGGTTTCGATCCTGAGCAGTTCACCCTTAAACTGCTTGGTATACTTAGCTGCAACCGACTGTTCGCCACAAATGCGTCCATGGTTTCGGGATACCGCGTTTTCCGTCCATGGATCAAACTCGCTAATCGGTCGAAGACCGCGAGTCGTCACGATCCGGGAGGTTGGAGGCAGACAATATGGATTGGACGGGAGGATCGGACTCCACTCCGCGTGTCTTTGTCCGAACTTGGCGGGGCCGTACACTTCGTCAGTCGAGACCTGGATCACGCACTTCGGCTTGACCATTCTGGCGTACTCCAGAATGGTCATGGTCAGCTCGACGTTATTCGACACGAACGGCCTCGGGTCTTCGATTGATCTATCCACGTGACTCTCAGCCGCGTAGTTGACGATCGCATCAATCGGGCCGATTACGTTCGCGATCCGATAAGTGATCGGCGCCGCCAGGTCGACCTTCGGGACCAGCTCGAACCGGGGATTGTCCACGAGGTGTTTCAACCGGAGCGGACAGCCCCTATGAGCGAAGCTCGCCAGCCCCACCACCTCCCAGTCTGGCTGAGTCCGAAGGACATGCTCCACAAAATGATGTCCAAGGAACCCAGCGGCTCCGGTAACCAGGACGCGCATACCCCTCCCCTTGAGGATATCTGTTACGGGACGGCCGCTGCTGCGTCCGCCTGGAGCTGGGTGTGGGTCGCCGTCAGGGCGGCAATGGCGGCGTCCAGGGCTGCCTGATTGGCGGGCGTGAAGCCGGCCGCCTTTGCCGCCGCCAGCTCGGTCTCGACGGCCGCGATGTTCGTGGCCAGGGTCGACTCGTCGGACGCGAGGGTCGTCACAATCGCCGTGAGTGCGGTCAAATCTGCCATCAGAAGTGTCTCCTTGTCGATCAACTGCTGAAGAAGGACCGAGTTCGCCTGGACGGCGGCGGTGTTGGCCTGGAGCGCCGCCGTGTAGTTGTTGAGCGCCTGAAACAGCCCCCCGGAGAGGAACCAGGCGCCGCCGCTCTCGGGATTCACGCTCATGCCAGGTAGTATAGCCTCCCTACTGGGCCAGAGTGGATATCAGGAACTCGGCGTCAAGGTGAGTGATCGTCCAGGAGCCCGCCGCCGCCGCAACCTCCAACGAGGGAACCATATCTCCCACGAGCGGATTGTATGACCAGGCCGAATACGAGACCGCAAGCGAAAATTCAGAAGGGCCGTCCGACCGAGCCTCGACCGTGACCCGTGTTCGCGCCACCACGCCGAGGATGGATGACGTCCAGACCAGGTCGAGCGTGACCGGGATATCTGTACCCATGATCGACCCCGACCAGTCCGTGTTGAACCAGATCGACTGCCCTGCCACCTGGGTTGCACCCGGAAGCCTTGCGACCAGACCTGTACCCGAACCTGAGTAGGTCGGACTGCCGAATGAGACCGTCGAACCGGCCAAACTATCCTGGTTGGCACGGTACAGCAGAGCAGTGAACGGCGGCGGGGTCGTAGGAGGAGGCGGATATCCAATCGGCAGATTCGGAGGGCCTATGATAATGGGCGGATAATACGAACCACCCGTATCCTGACCGGGGCCGTTTGACGGGTTCTGGTTTGTGGTGCCGGGCATCTGAGTCAGAGCTTCATCGGCCAGCTCGGGACCATATGCCGTCAGAATGGCTACTGACGATGGATCAAAGGTCAAGGTCGCCGTTTCAGCTTCGACGTCAACTTCAATCTCAGTCACACGATAGACGAGGGTCGTTTTGACTGGCCAACGCAGATTATCCTGGAGGACCAAGACGGCGTCATCCCCCGGCAGCAATCGAGATTGCCAGTATGCCGCGAGGGTAATCGTTACTGACGGGGCACCGTACACAAGTGCTCGCCGCCACTTCTCGGCGTCGCACCGGGCCTGGAGTTCTCCTTGCGTATAGTCCTGGACAGCCGGCAGAACATACGCAACCCTCGGCCAGCCAGCCGATATCAGGGCCGTATTCTCAGACACAGCCGTCAGTGGAGCAGGCGCCGGGTTCCCCGAAAGAATAGACGTCCCGAAGATAGTGGTCGCATACCCGGCGCCGACGGCGGCATCATCCGCCCAGGTGACCTTGATGATCTCGCCGCCCTGGGGAAGATATCTGAATCTCGGGGTGTTGATCCCGTCATATCGATGCCCGAGCGTCGGTGAAGCGGCTTCTAGTACCAGATAGGGAGTCTGGCTGGCGTCCAGATACACGACCCTTGGACCGCGAATCTGGTAGCCGTCGAAAATTGAGATACCGTGCGCGCGAACGAAGTTCCCGAAGAGCATGTTGGCCGACCCGATGATTGCTTCGTTTCGATGAATATCGGACGTGACAAACCATTCAGCACATCCAGACGGCAGAACAAATGGCGCGACGTCGTTGTTCATCAAATCTTGGTAGATCGCTATTTGCTCAATATCCGGATATACTCTGTCGTTCACGAGCGGCCAAGCGTCAAACAGCCCCCAGAGTTCAGATGCTCTGAATTGGTAAAGACTCGAATCGCTGTCCCAGTTCAACCTATCAATCACACCCACCCATGCTGGCCATTCGTTGATCTCGACTATGAGCATCCTACGCAGCCGGATGGCCTCTGGGCGGGGAAGGGGGTTCGGTGCCGGATCAAGTGCCAGGGTTCCTTGCAAGGTTCCTATCAACGAATTATATCGGCACTGAAACGTTACGCCGTCCAGCGGCAGCGTTCCAAAGTATTCAAGTGTATTCAGATCAAACGACTTGAACACAATCTCGGGGTGAAATTGCGCCTGAAGGGATTCGATCACGACCCGTCGAGCCGTATCCGAGATGATAGGGATGGTGTCGTGAGCGGTCCGCACGAGAGCGACGCCGGTGGTTACGGTCCCAGCGGCAGCATCCGTGATAACCGGAGTCGTATCGACAGCCGTCCGGGTGAGGGAGACGTTTGTTCCGAAGTTGACCGCGAAATCAGCGATCGCTGACAGTAAGTCCCCAAACGCCCGTCCAAGCGCCATTAATCGGCCGGAGGAATCAGCTACTTCGGATAGACCGTCAGCGGCAGTACGAACCAGGTTGACCCCGCCGGCACCGGTCCCGGCGTCGTAGTGCGCTAGGACCCGAGCAGCCGACAACTGGCCGTCATAGATCGCAAGGTTCTGAATATTACCAGTTAGCCAGGGCGTCCCGCCGAATCCGCCGAACGACCCGCCGCCACCATGAACCCGGTGCATTGTCCCTGTCTGGGAGATGGCCGACCCATCGACGTAGATCACGACCGTATCAGCGTCCGCCCAGGCCATGACCACGTGGTGTGGTGAGCCGTCCGAGATATTTGGACCAGACGACCCATAGACCGCGCCGGTCGACGAGCCGCCCGTGGCTATCGCATATGGAGCCGACGTGGCATACGCGGACGAAACCCCGAAGCTGTAGTCCGGGTAATCGCCCGCTATCGTGTAGTCGGTATGGGCGGACTGCTCAACCCAATACTCAAGAGTCATTCCCGGATTGGAGGATGTCGCGAAGCCGAGGTAGCTGGAGCCGTCAAAATGTGCCGACGCTCCGCCAGTATCGCCGGGACAGAGGTTGGTGTTGCCGGTTGTGACGGTTCCCGATGCAACAGATAGGTCGCGTTCGTTTCCGGAGACATCAGTAAAATCGGCCGCCATCGGGTAAAACGCCCAGGGGCTATCTGCCATAACAGCCGCCCGATACGGCGTCAGACCAGCCAGGTAGTGCGCCGTGACTTGGGCTTGAGACAGCTCCTTGTTCCAGAGCGATACCCGCCCCAGCTCGCCCGTGAACTCGCGAGGGTCACCGGAGACGTCGTCGCCGCCAATCAGTAGGTTCGCCGTGTGACTATACGTCCCGGCAGCGACCGTCCCGACAAGAATGCCGTCTACGTAGTATTTGAAGTTGCCGCCAGTCAGTCGCGTGTAGACGACGTGGTGCAGCTCACCGTCTACGTTCAATGGTTCGCCATCGAAGGTGTCATGGCGAGCGGTTTCACTGAAACAGGGGTACTGACAGTGGCTTGACCGATAGGCGCCGTTGTACGGCACCACGCCGGATGGGCCATACTGGAACCATGACCAAATACCGCCGTCAGAGTCGGCCGAGATGTGGGTCCAGAACTCAAGGGACTGCCCGGCTGTATCGTCTATGAATGCACCTACGCCCGCGACTCGCAGGATTGACAACCCTGCCGCTCGGCCGGCAAAGTGAACGGCCGTATCGGACGAGTTGGGTAGGACGCCCGTAGAACCAAAGACGGGAGCAGTTGAGGCTACGTCAACTGTCCCGGTCAGACCGTTCCCGGATGAGTCGGCGAAGCTGGTCGCGCCTATTGATTCTGAGAGTTTCCAGAATCCAATTGGGCCGTCAGCAAGAATCGTGCTGTCATACGACATCCGTCAGGCCCACGCTGACCTGGTGACCAGCGAAACGGTCGGAGTGCCGCTGTCGGCCGAGAAGACGACGGGACTCGTACCCGGGTCGATCAGGAACCAGTCTGATGCCGGGGTCTCTGACACACGGGTGCCGTTCAAGGTACAGGTCAATTGATACGCATCCACGATCAGGACGTCCCCGCCAGACATCGTCCTCGGAATCCTCACGATGGCTGATCCGTACGTGATCGCCGGGTTGACGCACGCCCCAGTGATGGTCGCGACCCAGCCGGCTCGATCGTTCCCCGAGTTGGTTACCGAGATTGTCGTGGGGATGGTTCCGGTTTGGGTGGTTGCCGGGTCCGAATAGATCTTCGGATCGGACAGCTCGAACTGGACGACCGCCGAAGCGTAGTTGTCTTTCGCGCCCGGCGTAATTGCCCGGTTGGCGACGAAGCAGGTTGCTCGCTTGGTCGAGTTGTCAAACAACAGAACGCCCGGCAGGCCGGCGTTCCGGGGGGTGGCGGCTTCGAGCAGCCGACATGAGGTATCGACCGTTTGACCGAGGATCGGGATGATATGGAATGTTAGTTGAAGAATATGTTCATCCAAGCGGTACTTCGACCTCGCGGCGCCGTCTGCCTGACTGTGGGGCGTAACCCGACGCCTCAATTGAGGCAAATCCCGGAAGCCAGTTGCCGCCTGAATCCGATACGGATCTCCCGGATAGCCCCAACTGACGCCGCCGTAACTCCCGGCTTCAAAAGGAATACTCATGCCCTACCCGCCGCTACGCTGAATTGGCGCTGCTTCTCGATCTCGACTGCCAGCGACCTATGGTCCATCGCCGTAGCGTTCACGACCAGACCGCCGCCAGACTGGGCCGAGATCAACTGCTGGAGAAGCGCCTCAACCCGCGCCATGCTGCCACCTCCGGACAGATTGGCGCCCGAGTTGATCGCGGCCAGACCGGACGCCCCGATCCGACTCATACCCGAGGTTGTCACGATCCCCTCGCCTGCGGTTAGACGAGTAAGGACGTTATCGATTCCGCCAGGACCAGTCACAACCCCGCCGAACTGCTTACCGCCCTTGCCAAACACGCCCGGACCAGATGACCCGCCTCCACCTCCATCTCCGAGCCCACTGCTTCCCGACGGGTTCTCGGCGAACCTTTGAAGGTTTGCTCCGGGGCTGGTCTCAGAGCCAAGGTCATGGAGAAGCTTGACCACGCTTGCGAGTGTCTGTAGGGTCTTGATGGTATCCTTGAACCCTTGCGAGTTGACAATCGAATTCAGTGTCTGGAAAGCCTGGTTCAGCCCATTGACCGCATCCCCCAGCTCGTGCATGAAATCGCCCGCGTTCTTCATGGCATCGGCGAAATTCTTGGGGTCCTCGATCCATATGATAAACCCCTCCAGCGCACCGCCTGGTCCGATCAGTCTATCGATCTGTTGAGCGATGAAGTCAACCGTTCTCTGAAACGTGGGTTGGATCGAGGGCCAGTTTATAACGAGCCACGTAATGAAATGATCGACGTCCTTTAGTACCTGGCCGAAAGCGCCGCCAAGCGTATCCATGATCTTGTTGGCTGTCTTTTCCAGTCCGGGCTCTTCCTTGATGAACCAATCAAGGAATCGAATGCCGGCGTCGAGCAGCCACGAAAATGCACGCAGACCTATGTCGCCGAGCCTAATGAAGATTGGCAGTATCTCTGGCATCCGTGCCAGCATCTTCTGGAAGAAATCCGCAAAGAGACCACCGCTCTTGTTCAGGACAACGATAAGAGCGTCGAAGAACGGCGATAGCGCCTTGAGGGTGGGTCCGATCACATTACTGAACCACTTGATCACGCCCAGTCCGAGATCTGTTACTGATGGCAGGATCTTCTTGACCAGCCAGTCATTGATCTGAGTCAGCGCCGGCAGCGCCGCCGCAACCCAGACCTGAGTCATCTTCGACATCCCATCCGTCAAGCCCTGAAACGCAGAGGTCTGAACACCCGATGTCGCAGCGACCGCCTGCTGGGCTGTAGCAAGGTTGTCGGTTGCCGTTTTGAGGGCGGCCTGGGCAGCGGCCAATTTGTCGGTCTGTGCCTGTTGCTGCTGAAGGAGGGTCTGTTGCGCGCCCTGGTTCGCGGCCTGAGCTGCGGACAGCGCCCCCTGAGCACCGATTGATGTTGGCCGAGCAGCCACATTCTGTTGTGCGACCTGCAACTGACCGGCTGTTATACCGGCGGCGGTCTGAGCGTTCGCCAGGGCGGGAGAAGTTTGCTGTGCTGAAGCTAGTGCCTTCTGAGCATTTTGATATGCGGTGGTAGCCGATACCATTCCAGCAGTCGCGGTCTGACTGGCCTTGGCTTGAGCGGCCGACATGGTCCCCAGAGCGACCGCGATGGCAATGATCGGCGCGATTGCCAATCCGAGTATGGCGAAGGCGCCGAACGCCGTCGCCGCGAAGGTCACCAGGACGGTGGTCGCCAGTACCAGGGCGGTCGTCATGGCCCCGATCACGAACAGAAGGCCGGCGAGCTGGGTCAGCAGTGAGGCAGCCGCCATGGCCACCCCCAGAAGCACGGGAATCAGGACCGGCAGTGGCAGGGCGCCGAGGACCGTGGTCAGTCCTCCGAACGCGCCGCCAAGCGCGCCCACCACACCACCGCCACCACCTCCGCCCCCACCTCCGCCCCCTCCCATCTGGGTGAGGGCTTTGTTCAGGCCGGTCGAATTTGATGTTAGTGTACTGAAGATATTGGACAGGAACCCGCCTGACCTAGCCGTCGAATCAGCTCCCCCGGCGACATTGACCGCCTCGGCGGCGATCTTCTCGAACTCGCGGCCGGTGACCCCCAGGGTCGATCCAAGCGCCGCCGAAACCGCACGGGCGTCGGCGAAGTCCCTGTTCATCGACCGAATAGACGTGCCGGTTTTCTCCATGATCGACGGCAGATCCTTTAACGCACCGCCTGTCAACCTGACGCCCATCTGTTCGCCAACCTTGGCCATGTCACCGAATGACCTGGCTGTTTCGTCGGCGCCCGCTCTGGCGGCCTGCATCGCGTTTGGCAGATCTTTCAGTGCGCCACCGATCAACTTGACGCTCATCAGCTCGCCGACCTTGGCCATATCGCCGAAACCACGCACGGCTTCGGTTGTGACGTCGGTGATCGCCTTTTCCGTATTCTTAAGAACAGACGGCAGATCCTTCAATGCGCCGCCAGTCAATTGAACGCCCATCTGCTCGCCGACCTTGGCCAGGTCGCCGAAGGCCCTTTCGGTTTCCTCGGCGCCAACCTTGGCGGCGTGCATCACGTTCGGCAGGGCTTTCAGCTCCTCGCCGGACAGCTTCTTGACCATCTGGTCGGCGACCGTCGTCATTTTCCCGAACGACCTCGACGATTCCTCGACCGCTTGACCGGCACCCTTCATGTCAGACGCAAACGGCTTCAGCGCTTCACCAAACAGACCACCGCCGCCGCCGAGCAACTTCTGGACCTTGGCCATATCACCAAAGCCGCGATTCAACTCAGCGACGGCCGGCGTCACGACATTCTTGAAAGTCTGTCCAGCCCTGGCTGACTCATTTGCGGTCAATCCCATAATCTGACCCAGCGCGGCGGTGGCGGCCTTGGCGTCGCTCATCGATGACCCCTGGAGGCGCATGATCTCGCCGAGCTTCTGAGACTCTGCGCGAGAGAGTTCCATCCGCTGGCCCAACTGGAGATGAGCGGTGCCCAGCTTTTCAGTCTCGGCTCGAAGCGCCTGCTCGCGTACGATCTGCCTGTCGATCTCGGATGCGCCCGAGACCTCGTTGATGATCCTTACGCGAATATCGGCCATATCCCTAACTTACCCTTCCAGCTCGTCCTCGATGTCGTCCGACTCTTCCTGGAGGACTTCGATCACCTTGTCTATCACGTACCGAGGAGTGTTGCCCAGCTCGTCCCAGGTCCAGTGCATCCGCTTCATCACGCGGACTCTCGTTCCGAGCTGCTCTTGAAAGGGTCTGATGCCCGCTCCTCCGCCTGAGCGTCGATATAGGCGTTCAGCTTTTCGAGAATGCGGTCAGCGACATGCGGCTTCAAGGCCGCGATCGAGTCCGCGTTCAGCTTGACTGGCTTGTCGTTCCGGTCCATGAAACTCCACGCTACGAGATAGGTTCGAAACTTGACACCCGCCACTCCGGCGCCGTCCAGCTTCAGCTCGACTGTATTGGGATCGCCGCCCTCTGGAGTGACCTGTTGGGCGCCGCGCAGTAGGGCCGAGTCGATCTTTCGCTGGTCCCTGTCGCCGATCTCGGCCTTGACCTCGACCCAGGGCCCGTCTTCGTCCGGCGTGCCGTCCTCGTGGTCGATCAGCCAGAGCCGGACGATGCCGGGTTGCGCGAAAGCCTCGAACCTAGCCACTCTCGATTCTCCTCACCAGCGCGTCCACCGCCAGCCTCATGTTGAACTGAATCCCCGGCCCCAGGAATCTGGCGGCCTTGAACAAAGCATCGACCTCACCGGGCGGGGTGCGCTTGTAGTTGCGCCTCTGGAACATCGCATAGACCGCGTACGAGATACCACGGCCATATGTGACGGTCGCTCCGTGGGAGTCACCCTGGGACCAGATCTCCACCTCGCCAGATGCCATCAGGGCTCCGGTCCGGCGGGCGATGATCGAGTCGGTGGCGGCCATGATGGTCCGGGCACCGGCCGAGATCGCCTCCTTGGGCGCGCTGGGCAGCTCGCGGCGAAGACGCCGAAGCTGATCGATCGACCGATCCACTCCAGTGATCTCCGACTTGATCTTGATGTCCACCTAGCCGCCCCTCACTACCCGGACTCCTTCCCGGGGCATACCTGAGACGATCGACGCCGACGGGTTGTCAGGATCGAATTGTACGTCATCCCAGGACCATTCGAGATCGCCCAGCCGCAGAACTACCCGGACCGGAGACTGGGTGATCCAGTACGAATCCACATGAACAAGCTGAGCCACGATCTTCCAGTGGTCCGGCCCCGAGTCGGATGGCCCCAGTCGCCACGGTCCGAGATAGGCTGCATGCTGATACCCGCCAACCAACAGCTCGCCGCCGATCCCCTCGGCTTTCATCGGCTAGACCTCATAACCAGATAGACGGATCATGCCGTCACAAGTTGGTCTATCAACTGAGCGGCACGATCATCGAAGGTATGCCTGCCCTCAAGTAGGCGTTCCCTTTGACGATTGGCCGTTCGCGTCCTGGCTCGGGGATTGTCGAGCGCAAATCGAATCGTCTGCTCAAGGCTCTTTGAGTCGTGATAGATCGGAACGGCGTCTCGATAGACGTCCTCGATCTCCGGCCGCCAGTCCGATATCTGAAAGACGCCGCACCCTCCCAACTCATATCCTCGGGGGTTGAGGGACATGGCTTTCGGGTCAGATCGATGATGGTTGACTGCTACTTTTGTTGAAGAGTAAAGTCGGGAAGTTTCAGAGTTGTTGACCTGGACGTCTTCGAAAAAGGGCCAGAGTGGACTCTCATCAGTCAGGTTAGGCCAGGTGCCCATCAGACGGAGATTGATTCCGGTCCAGTCCACACCCTCCAGTAGGGCCTGACGCTCTGGCCAGCCGGTGCCGACGAACAGGACATCCGCCTGACTATCCGGATCAACCGGATAGGGATGGTGATACTCCGGATCATACGCAGATGCGAGATATCTCCAGTCCGGGTGGGTCATCGCAGATGAAAGGTCGTTCGTAAAGACATGCGCTGAGTGTCGGGCTGCCTTCTCCTGGTGGCCGTCTTCGTACGGACTTTCTGTGAGGATCAGGACGATCGGGAACCCCGCCCGAGTCGCCAGCTCAAGACCGTTCTGGTGCAGACCCAGCCCGGAGGGAACGATTATCAAGTCGGCCCGATGTTTGAGGGCTTCAACGACGATCATCTCGCTGGCCAACTGGGATATCAGACCGAAGTCCTTCACCAGGTCGGGTTGAGGGCCATGTTGGAGGGCAGTGGCCGCGAACCGAATCCGTGAGGACGTCTTGAAGTGGTGGACGTCGTGACCCTGCCTCTTCAGGGCGGCCAGATAGCCGCGAGCCGAGTCGGCGATTGAGATCTCGACGGCTGTATCGACGAACAGAATCCGGAGCTTGCTCACGATACGTCCTCGGCCCAACGCACACGAAGCCTGATTGGGTGTAGCGTCTCGAACGACGTCTCCACCACGACTATCTCGTTCCCCGGGACACCGGCTTTCTTGAGTTCGTCCGCGAAGCCCAGGATATCGGCTACGACCAGGTGATGACCATTGATCGCTGACCGACTGACAGTGATCGTCTTGGTTGTCGTCTCTCTCGTCTCGTTCACGGTACGATCCTCTGCGAATAGGGGCCATAGTGGAGGAAGTTGTGCGAGTTCATGTCCCACCACTCCGGCGTCACGCCGAGATGTGGAACCCGCCACATGTACCGCCGGCCGCAGACGCCGCACCGCCAGATTGATCCGACTCCGGCGGAATGCCACCGTCTGCTGAACCAGCCCGGAAGATGACACTGATGCTCGGGCGGCTGATCGTCGATTAGCTCGTACCGGCCGGTCATCTCAATATATTCCGAAACGTCCAGCCAAGCCAGGCATAGCAGCCGATGAATCCTAGCGCAACCCCGCCAGCCACAAGCCCGACGACCGCCCAGGGATTCATGCCGCCGCCACCCATCTTCCCACAGTTATGAATCCATGATCCCCGCAGCCTCTTGGACAGAGCAGTGACCCTTCTACGGAAAGTGGATCGTTATATCGGATAACGTGGCCCGACTGCATCGCACCCACCTGGCCGATCCAGTTCCAGGTCTGGTCGACCGGGCAGTCATGCCACCAGAGGAAGGTCATCGTTGAATCGTTCTGAACCAGAAGCGCGAAGTGACGGTCGCCCAGGTCAATCACGCCAGGCAGGTTCTCGGGATAGTTCTCAAGCACGAATCCACCTGCCCTCTTTAATGAATCCGTGGTCACGGCAGTGACAAAGCAGGCTCGGACTCAAGGTCAGCGGGTCCAGGGACTCGATCTTCCAAAGCGGGACCGGCTGTCCGCCTCGGGTCCGGTACCCTTCATGTAGGTACGAGACATCGAACGTAATGCCAGCCGCGCACCAACCGCCCGACGGGCGGCGATGACAAATAATGGCACCGATCGGACCTCTTTCGTCCGTGATCCTCTGTCCGTCTTCATCCTCCTTTACCTTGCCCGTATCGTCATACAAAGCCTGAGTTGTCCAGGCAAGATAGTGGCCATCCCCGAGATCGAGGTCGACGCTGACGATGTGATCGCTCAGGTCGGGCAGTTGATTATTCACTCAGGTCGTCCTTGGTGACCATGATCTGTGTCTCGGTCATCACCTGTCGGGTGATCCCGTCTGGTAGTTTGCTCACTTCCCCCCGGACGTAGATGTTGTTCCAAATTGTCCAGCCTGAGCCGGAGACGGTCGGGATGAGGCCCTCGTCCAGCAACCTTATGAGATTGTCGAGGATCTGTTCGAGCAATTTGTAGCCGGGCGTCTGGTCCCAGGCCGAGATGGTGACCGTGATCGATCTCCCCTGCTCGCCGATCGTATCGTCCAAAGTCTCGACCAAGTCGGTGATCTCCAGGTACGGGTAGGGTTGACCCTGGGGAACCTGATCGAATACCGGCGCCAGCGCCATCAGGGTCGTGTCGGCGTGGAGGTACTGATAGACCGACGCCTGCACGACGCCAATGGCGGACCGGTCAGACGACATCCGCTACCGGCCAGTGGTTGATCATCTCGAAGCTCGGCTCATGGACGGGGCGGTCGTACACCACGGCGATCATATCCTTGTTGACCATCCGAACTCCAATGATCCTGGCCTCAGGGTCGATTCCACTGACAACGCGATGCGGCGGCTTGAATCCGTCGGACTCCAGGAATTGTTCGACCACCTCCGTGGCGACCCAGACCTCTCTCGACCGTCGTATTGCATTCATCGCTGTCCTTCAACTATCTCTCTATCCCAGGTGAGACGCAGCCCAACCGGCGGGATCGGCTCGCCCAGGATCGATAGCTCCAAATTGGCGCCGCGCGCAATCGCGTCCCGCTCTTTGGCGTCGAATGCCCAGGTCGAGTTGACCTCATCCGGCGGGACGCGCTCGCACGGCAAATCGCCAATGTTCGGCGTCGGGCCGATGTAGGTCATGTTCGATTTGACGGTTCTGATCGGCTTCATCCTACGACCCGACCGGCCCCGGCCCCGGCGTCCTTTCTATACAGCCCAGCGTCAACTCGCGGCGTTTCCCGTCCGAGCTAGCCGAGGTCACATCGAGGATTCGGGACTCGTCGCCATCTTCCCAGATAAGGCGCTGTGCCGGCGTGAAGTCTTTCCGCCACCGCATCTTGACCTGATAGGTGCCGACCGTCTCCAACTGGCCGGCGTGCAGGATCTCGGTGCCACCGCCCTGTATGACCTCAGCGTGGACCTCATCGATCTCCGTCCAAGCGTTCGTGTAGCCGCCCTGGTTGTCTGGCGTGAACACCTGCTTTTGCAATCGCACCAGATGCCTGTACTTGCCGGCCTGGACTGCCATCACGTACCATCTCGGCGATACAGCCCGGTCAAGGTGTCGAAACTGTACGGCAGACACTTGGCCGCCACCTCGGACGACGCCTCACGAAACTCGTAGAACGTTCCGGTCAACATCTTGATCGCCAGGACCAGCGACATCGGAACGGTGGTCGGTACATCCCCGAAACCAGCCACACCGCGAACCTTGACCCCATTCGCCTGTCTCAAGGAGACGCCCGGCCACCCTGATACCGGAAAGATCCTGGCCATGCTCACGCCCTCGCCCGGCTGAACGGTATTGTCCACCCGGTAGGTCGAGACGTCGAGAACAGTTTCATTGTTGGCCAAATCGAACCAGCTCACAGACGTGACGGTCTGGAGCGGCGGCTTGGGAAAGATGATCGGATCGACGCCTGACGGCCACGAGTCGAGGAACAGATCCCAGGTCTGCGTGATCAGGGAGATCCCGAGACCGGGGTAGCGGTCCGCCTCAAGGGTCTGTCGGGCCGAGACTCCATAGCCCGTGACCAGCTCATCCTCGGACGAATCGGTTATACGGAGATGATCCTTAAGATCGTCCAGCGACACCGGTTCGACGAGCGGGGCCGCGAACAGGGCCAGACCGCCCATCACGCCTTGTCGACAACCTTCTTGACCGGATCAGCGGCGACGGCCTTCGCGTGCTGCGGTGGCCGGACCTTGACCGCGTGCCCCAGCCGGATCACCTCATCCGCCAGGTCGTCAGGAAGAGTGACCTCTGAGCCATGCGCCGGCCACTCGTGGTGAGCGCCATTCTCGTCAGCCCAGTGGCCCATGAGATCGGTTGCCATACGTACCTTCGTCATCGCCCCATCTCTCCTGGTCTTGGATACTTGCGCGGGCGGCCGGGCCCACGTCTGGCCTCGGGTTCAACTGGTTGGACTGGAGCCGCGACTTGAGCGGCCGGCTGAACAGCCGGCTGAATGGACGCAGCCGACTCGATCGGCTGAACGGGTGGCTCGGCCGGCTTGGACGGGATCGCGACCGGCTCCTGATGCTCGGGCCGTGCGATCACCTGGGCTGCGGAGACCATCCGGTATTCAGCGTCGTCCGCCGGCCGACGGGTGGTCTCGGCCACGTTCCGGGTCGGTACCGGGACGGCATATCCCTGAGCGATCAGGCCGACCGCATCCTCGTACGGCAGATCGACCGTCTGGCCGCGCTTCGGATACTCGAACGTCGAGCCGTCACTTCGAACCGTGAACCCTTGGATGTCTACTACCATCCTACAAAGCATGATGACCCCTAGACTACACCCGATTCCGACTTGGTGAAAAGACTTGCGTATGCGTCCTCCCACCCCTTCCAGCCAGTCTGAATGGTCATCTTGCCTGCGGCCCGCTTGCCGGCTTGGCCCATTCGTTCGCGCAGATCAGGGTCGTTGATCAGTTCGCGGAGCTTGCCCATCCACTTGTGGCGTTCACGGACGAGGAAGCCAGTTATGCCGTCCTTCACTACGCCCCGGTAGGGTTCGACGTCTGACGCTACTACCGGAATCCCGAGCGCCATTGCTTCCATCGCCTTGATCCCCGATTTTGACTGATTGAAGATCGTATTCGTCAACGGGGCAATTGCGATATCGAAATCCATCGCCCTGTAAAGATCAAACAGATCCTCTTGCCAGGGCGTATGCCTGCCCGGGACCTTGAACAGCGTTAAAAAGTCGGCGCCGATCGTGTGAAACTCGACGTTTCTATTCTGATTGAGCAAACGGCGGAGCGTTGGGATGACGAGCGCCAAATCACGGACGTGCGAATCCCCGCCAGCCCAGCCTATGACAATCTTGTCGGGATGGCGGGGCCTGACCATATCGAGAATTCGACCGTCTATACAGTTCGGCAGGACGCGGACATTCGAGTTGTGGGGCCGTACGACCTCGGCCAGTGGATAAGTCGAGACGGTTACCAGGTCGGATTGTTCGATTATGGTTTCCATCGCGAACTGATGAGTGACGCCATGCCGTAAATAGGCGCCCAGGTTCGATGGATCGATATGCCAGAAGTCGTCGTCCAATTCGTACACCAATTGACGACCCGGCTTAAGGGATCGCCAGAGTTCGGCGCCCTCTAATCGGGACAATCGCTGGCCGACCAGGATCTTCGACGAAAGGATGTTCTCCTTGCCGGATTCCCAGTCAACCGACGTCGTCACGTCATGGCCGTGCAGCTTCAATTGCTCGGCCGGCTGGAGAATACGGATACGACCGCAGGCGGCCCCATCCCAAAGCAAGTGTAATCTCAAGTTACAACTTCTCCGGATTGCACTTCACGCACGAACAACCGTCATGATCACACTGATGATCTCCGCCCTGGCAGGAACCGCACGTCATGTCCACAATCAGTATCCTGGCATGTAGTAATCGACCGTCACTTGTGGGACGTACGCCCAGGTCGCGCCGCCGTTGATCCACCTCTCGACCAGCTCCCAGTCCGGATCTCGGCGCTCAGGATGAGGAATCCAGTCCGCCAAAATCAGGAGTTCGCGCCTGTGTACCAGCAGCGACGTGTCCAATTGCGCATACCTGGGAGGCGAGGCGCCGATCTCATCTTCATTCGGGTGACGGACCATCCTCGAATAAACGAAGTCGGCTCCGGTGTCCATGAGCTTGTCGACCAGCAGCTCAAGGTGCTGAGGTCTCCACGAATTGTCGTCATCGAGGTGGGCGATGATCTCACCCATCGCCATCTCCTCGCCCTTGATCCGGGCACGGTTACCCCACAAAACACCCGGGTCGTGGTACGACATCTGATTGAACATGACCATCGACTTCTGCCGGAGGATCATCTCAAGCTCTGGATCGGGACCGTCCGAGATGACTATATGTTCCCACGTCAGATAGGTCTGGTTCTCGACAGACGGTATACACCTCTCCAATAGTAGATGGTGTCTATTCCAGGTGGGTGTTATAACCGAGACAAGGGGCCTAGCCTGCATCTCGCCTCCAGGCCCAGAGGGTATCCGTCAGAACCCCGCCCGGCAAGAGCTGATCGCAGGGCGGCTTAATGCCTGGACAGGTGTCCTCGTCGTAGTCGTGGCAGGCGATATGACCGCCCAGCTTGATCAGCGGAAGCGATAACGCGATGTCCCGCCAGACCGCCGCCTCGGAGTGGTCGCCGTCGATGAACACGAGGTCGAACAATCCCGGAGGTAGGAGGGGCAGTATGTCCCATGAATAGTGGACCACACACGTAACCTTGTGGGCAACGCCATACAGTTGGAGGTTACTGCGGAGGATCTCCCGGCTCTCCAGCGCAATGTGCGGATCAATCGACGTCACATCAATTGCAGTTTGGGCCATCACGACGGTCGAATACCCGAAGGCCGAACCGATCTCCAGGACGTGCCCGTCGCGAGCCAGATCACGCAGACGGGATGCCTCGGTATCGGTTATAGACGTCCGGATGGGCGGACCGACGCCGTCAACCGACTTAGGCTGCCACTGGAGGTGCTTCACGCCTTACGAGGCGTCAGTCGCCAATCCAATCGCGATCAACTCCGTGGCCTGTGCCTCGGTCACCGAGATCGTCTGGCCGGTCGCCCGGTCCGGCCACTCGGTTCGCGTATGCGTGGCGCAGTCAAATGTCGCTCCGGTCAGATCGGAGGTGAAGACGACCGAATCCGCCATCGATCAGACCCAGCCGAACGGATGCGCCATCTGGACCAGAAGTGACAGGGACAGGAAGAACAACCCGAACCAGCCCGCGACCGGCTGCTTCGAGTGGGGCCAGATGGTCGCCAGTGCCGCAAGCAAGAGCAGGACCGCCGAAATCGCCATGAACACCACGCTTGCTGTCCACATATCCCCTATCTCCCGATCAGACGCCAGGCGCCGACCTGGCCATTCCACCAATAGAAACCGTCATCGCTGACGATCAACCTACACCTTCGACAGGCCGCGTGCCCCATCCCGGAGTAGGTTGGCATCCATAGCGGCTGGCTCCCCCGACCCTCCGCCCGACAGCGCGGGCATTCCGGGATCGAGCATTCCGCCGGCTCACCCGGGTTCGGGATCGAGACCAACTCCGGGAAGGGCATCTCTTACCCGGGTCGAGGTCGCGGCGGGGGCTGCTTGCCGGGCTCGGCCGGCTGACCGGAGATCTGGCTCGCGGCCGGCGGAACGGGCGGCGGCTGACCGGGCGCGCTGGACGAGCCCAGTTGACTGGAAGCACCTGGCCAGCCGGCGATAAGTGACGAGCTGACTGAAGGCGGGGGCGGCCCAGCCTGCCGGCTGACCTTCGGCTTGGCCACAGGGAAATGAGGATGGGTCGCTGGGGGTGGGGTCCGCTTGGCCACTACCCGGTCAACCTCCGACTGCCGTCGACCAGCGGACCCTTGAACGCCAGGGTTCGCAGATCGAGCGGATACAGCCAGCGAGTTCTTCCGATCCGACCAAACCTGGCCCACCCCGTCCCCGGCAACCGCCAGGCGAGCCTCCACCAGACGGTCTTGATCGACATCACGGACCCCCGCCGGTCTTCCCCAGAGCGCCGCCGGGCGTCGTCAAGGTTGGCGGTGCGCCCGCGACCTTGCCGGCGTACTTCTCGAGGGTCCGCTTGCCCTTGCCGGCGCCGGTTGTTTCGTCGCCCGGCTCACCCGGCATCTTGCCCGGAAAGGCGCCGCCAGCTCCGGTCGAGGCCGAGTTCGCGGCCCGCTGCTCGACTGGCCGCCGTCCCCTGAACGACGACTTCGTGATGGTCATCCGTACTTCTTGACCGTCGCGCTGCCCGAGCCGGCGCCCGTCGTCGAGGGTCCAGGCTGATTGGCGGGGCCCTTTGGAAACGGACCAGCCGCGCCGGTCGAGGCGTCGTTCCCGGCCGGAACCGCCTGCGCCGCGCCGTGTCGCCGGGGGCTCCCGGAACCGTCGCCGACCGCGCCCTGAGCGTTGTTGCCGCCCTTGGCCGCCGGGTCGTTCATCTCGGCCGCCAGGCCCTTGAGGAGATCTTCGGTCGAGCTGCCTGCGGAGCCGTCGCCGCCATCCGGCGACCAGCCCCTCTCTTCGGGCTTGCCCTTGAAATCGCTCTTCTTGATCGTCACTTGGTTCCTCCTTGTCGCTTCTTCTTGTTGCTTCCGAGAACCGCCGTCGGCACCAGAATGGCGCCGGCCGTTGCGCCCAGTGTACGTGCCGCAGGCCCTTTCTTGGCAGCCGCCTGTTTCTTGGCGAGCGCCTTCACGCGCAATGCCGGCGGCAGCTTGGCCAGGGATGCCGGCATCTCGGGCGAAGTATCGTCTCTCATCCCAGAGAGGGTCTTGGCCAGTGCCGCCTGCTTCTTCGCCAGCGGGCCGTGTGCGCCGGCCAATGCGGCGGCCATCTTGTCGGGCGGGATGGTCTCATCCGCCGGCACGTTCAGCGATTGATGCAGGCCGCCCTTCTTGAAGGTGATATTTGGACTGCCCTTGCCAGTCTTGATCGTCACCTTCTTGCCGGCGGCCCGCTCCTCGGGTTCAGCCGATTCGGGGGACTGTCCCCTAAAGCTCGCGCTGGTGATCGGCATCGGCACCACCTCCTAATTGAGAACGGCTGATCGCCCCTTCAAGCGACCAGCCGTCCAGATTGTCATCGAGCTACGGGTACGAGGTCAGCGGTCCGAGTCCGACCACCTTTCCGGTGAACGTAACTGCGGTGGTCACACCGCCCTTGACTGACGCCTCGAACCACGCGGTCCCGTAGTAGTACGTGGCGCCGCCATCCACCCGCCAGTTGGGATAGATGTAGAGCGGGCACGTCACGCCGGACGTGGTCGCCGCCCAGACCGTCCCCGTGGTCGTCTCCAGCGGGCCGTTGATCGTACCCGACCAACCGCCCTGGCCACGGAGTGTCTGCTTCCAGTCGTCGCCGAGCTGGGACACATCGACGCTGTCGAACGCCAGGTCGAGCGTCCAGTCGGCCGCGTTCGACAAAGGGACCGCTACCCCTACGCCGAGATAGACCTTTGAGCCTCGACCGTGGATTCTCGCCATGGGCTATTCTCCTTACTACCAGCCCATAGTCCTACGTGGTTGCGCCCGCGAAGTGCTTGACAGCCCCGGTCTGATCGACCAGCACGCCGTCGCCCCTGAGCAGAGCGCGGAACGTGATCAGGTCGTTGCCGAAGGCGAACTCGTCCGAGCGCTCGAAGCGGACCCCGCCCGCCAGTCGCACGAAATACTGGCTGAGGTCGCCGAACGCCACCGACTTGGCGCCGGTCGCCATCGCCGGCATGAAGGGGTCGCTGTAGAGCGGCTTGCCCATCAGCGTGTCCGGGGTGCCCGCCACCAGCGACGGCTGGAAGAGGTACTGCCCGGTGGTGTCCTGGATCGTGCGGACCTTGGCCATGGTCGCGTCACGCATCAGCCAGGCGCAGCTTGCAGACGAACGGTACGGCGCGATGACCGAATAGAACAGGTTGATCAGGGCGTCGCCGCCCTGCCCAGCCGTCCCCTGAGCGCCAAAGCCGCCGCTCACGCCGGTCGTCGACGTCACGCCGGTCGTGGTCGAGGTCATGAGGCCGGTCGGCTGCCCGGTGCCGGTGCCGGTGATCAGGTCGGCGCCGAGCGCGTTGCCCAGAGCCCGTCCCGCCTGCATGGCCAGGTAGCCCTCCAGGTCGACCCCAGTGTCATCGACCAGCTCGCGGGCGACCTGGACCAGGATGCCGTACTTGAAGGCGCCGAGGGTGGCCTGACCGAAGACCGGATCGGAGGCCGTGATGGTCCCCGCCTCGGCAGTCAGCAGGGCCGCCGAATGGGCGGTCGTCTTGGGCACCTGGATCTGCTCGCCCGAGGACGTGTTGAGGACCGTGACGCCCGCCTGGAGCAGGCCCGAGACCTGGATCAGGTGAGCGATCAGCCGGTCGTAGAACGCGGTCGGAACGGTGTCGCCGCCGGCCGTCGCGGAACCCTTGGTCAGGGTGTTGCGCAGCTCGATCCGGCTGCCCGGCGGCGGCTTGACCTCGTAGACGCGGGGAGCCCCGGCATCGCCCCGGCAGAACGCGCGAAGCTCGGCCTCGCTCTCGGAGAGGCTGGGCCCGCCCCGGCGGTCCTCCGGCTTCTTGTAGAGCTTGTCGAAGGCGTCGTTGGCGTCCTTCCCGCGCTGGGCGACGTCCAGGGCCGCCTTCATGCGCTTGTCCAGGTCGGTCAGCTCGGAGTTCAGCCCATCCCACTGGCCCTGCTCTTCCGCCGAAAAGGCGCGGTTCTCGTCAGCCGCCCTGGAGGCGATCTCCTTGGCCTGCTCCCAGACCTGGTGCCGCCGATCCTTGAGACGCTTGACGATCTCGTCAGACATTGGGACCTCCTTGTTCCCTTTGAATGACGGACCGCTGGCCTCTGCGTTCCGCTGGTTCTCTAGCCCGCCTACCGGAAGGTGGACGGGCCTGCCGGGAGCCACCGGCAGATCGAACTAACCGTCTGAAAGAAGGGTGGCTATCCCTCTTCCGGCCCCTCCCGAAGCTGGTCGAGCAGCATCATGGCGGCAGGACCGAACAGGCGCTTGGGCTCTGACGGCTTCGCCGCCGGCTTGTTGCCCTTGGACCGAACCCACAGGCTCCGCAGCTCGTCAGCCGCCGCCATGTGCCGGATCTCCTCTGGATCGGCGCCCATCTGCTCTGACAGGCTGCGAATGGCCGAGGTCGTGTCCGGGTAGGCGGCGCGAGTGACCGGAGCGATGTCCATGATCTGACCGCTGTGCAGAATCCTGAGCGGGTATCCCTCGTCCGAAAGGGTCCACTCATCCTTGGCCGCCCGGAAGGCGAAGGATGACTGCCTGACGTCGCCGCGCTGGATCAACTCGACCACGTCCGCCCGAGACTTGGGCGGATCGATCTCGTAGTGCAGGCCGGTGTTGTCCGTCCGAAGCCGAAGCGTCCGGGCGGAGCTGGTCCCCAGGAGCATGTTGTCTTCGTGGTTGAACCGGGCCAGCACATCCGGCCAGCCGGCCAGCCGGGCTTCGTTGAAGAAGCTGGGCGCGACCCGCTCCACGAAGCCGCCGAGGTTGTGGGAGGTCCGATCGAAGACGGCCGCGTAGCCGGCGATGACCGGGTTGTCGCCATCGCCTTGGCGCATCTCGACCGGCACCATGGTGAACCGGCGCTCCACAGTGGGCGCGAAGTCCACCTCGGGATCGATCGTCCTGAGCTTGGGCGCGTTCATGCCGGCGTCCGTGAGGTGTCGCGCCAGGTGCTCGTAGACAGCGGCACGGTCGCCCTCGGGGATGCCGGTGTCGACGCCGCCGGCCCCGTTCAGCTTGGCGATCCCCGCCAGACAGGCACGGGTCGAGGCCGCGCCGATCGAACCGCTGGAAGCGTCGACCAGGTGGTGCAGGTAGCGATAGCTCGCCTTGGACGATGCGTCCCCGCCAGTGTCGACCCAGCCATAGGCGGCCCCCAACTGGCCGGGCGTTCGCTTCCTCCCGCCGAGCCGCTGCTCGTGATCGGTCTCGTCCCACGCAGTGTCGCTGGTCGCGGTCTGCGTATGTCGAATTGCGCCCATCAGGTAAACCTCCTAGCACATTATGGGCGCATTCCGCCCTGAATGCGGTTGACTGCGGCAAGAATCTCGGCTCGCTGCTCCGGAGTATCCGATTGCATCCACAGCAGCCGGTAGTACGCGAGGTGACGGCCTCCGTTCGACGCGAGTTGGACAGTGAATTGTCTCGGGCCATCTACTCGAAGCTGGGTGCCTCTTGGTAGGAGCACCTCGCCCGGCAGAGTCAGGGCATGTGCCCCGGCCGGGATCGTGATCCTGGACGCCGTCGCAGAGAGTGGAGTTGGCGACGTAGCCATGAATCCTTTGGTTGTCACTGTACCACCGATCGTCAGCGTCTCCGCCCCAGAGATCTCCCGATAGACGACCAGGTCGGCGGTGTGCGGCTTGGACGACTTGATCTCGGCGTCGAGCGCGGCGATGGTCGTCGCGTACTGCCCCGGCTGGCCACTGATCGCTTCAGCGTTGATCGCTGCCTGAGATGGCCCCAGCCACGCTTGCACGGCAGCCGACTGGCCAGACGAGGTGATCGTCTCCTTCTTGCCGGGGCGATTGGTCCCGCCGCTCGACTCGCCGCTGGTCGGATCGGACTCGCCGCCTCCCCCTCCCGCGCTTGGTCCGCCCGGGGAATGTTTCTGGGCGTAGGGTCCGCCCTTCTTGCCGTGGCCTGATACCGTCCCGGGGACGTTGCCGGCGCCGAACTTGCCAGACGAATCATGGGACTGATTGGATGAACCGATCCTCTCTTCGGCGTCAGACGAATCAGAAAGGCGGGAAGTCACTATCCTCTCCTCGCGACCGTCCGGCCGGGCCGGCGACCGCCAGCTCGTCCAGGCTGCCGGTGAATCGGCCATTGGTTCCGTTTGAGCCGGTTGATCCATTTGACGAGGCCGGTGCCGCCGCCGGCTGACCAGGTGCAGCCGGCTGACCGGGTTCGGTGACCGGCGCGGGCGCGGTCTGGAAGTTGGGCTGGTTCGGATTGAATTGAGACTGAGCGGTGGCCTTGATCGTCTCCCTGACCACGATCAGCGGGTCGTAGACCTTGCCCTCTCCGTTCGGCAGCGGCGCCATGTCTTCGACCTCACGGATCTCGTCGATATTCTTAAGGCCGATCTCACGGTCGATCTGATGAACCTCGTGCCGGGTCTTGGTGTCGGTCCGAATCTGAGCGTCGAGATTGAACTTGACGTACTGAGGCTCGGGCAGCAGATCGAAAAAGGTCGATTCGAGGGTGGCGACATACGGCAACAACGTCAACTGAATAAACTGGATCTGTTCCTGCTCGACATTCGCGTACACGACGGATCTTCCGCCCGTGTTGCCGCCGATCCTCTCCGGCGGATAGATCCCGTAGACAGACGCGATGTCGGTCGCCGACATCTGGTGGGTTTCCACGAAGATCGCGTCACGAGGATTGATCGCAATCGGCGAGTAGTCCCAGTCGGCGCCATACACGAGCGGCTGATGTGTCCGGATCGAGTCGACCAACCGACCCTTGACGGCGGTAGCCTCGGTGTCGTTGATTGTCTTGTTCGCATTCTTGAACGTGCCCGGCGGCACTCCGCCAGCTCGGTACCAGTCGGAAGCGTACTTCTGACCTTCGAGACCGATGTCAACCGCCGACGCGAACGCACCCATTGGACTGAGTCCCCTGACCCGGAACGGGACCGCGAAGAAGGGGATGTGAACGAGATTCTCTCTATCGACCTCTCGCCCGCGCCAGTAGTAGATTGGATCCCAGTACGACCCCCTTCCCCACTGGCTCTCGTCCCAAACATAGACCTGGGCCGGATTGAGCCATTCGATCATGGTCGGGAAACCGTACCCGTCTCTCTGTGTGATCAGACCATAGGCGTTGCCGTCCAGTAGCAGGCTGGTCAGAAGACGATGCAGCCACGCCACCAGGCCGCCATGGATCGACGGACTCTGGAACAACTGGGGCAGATAGGGCATGCGGGTCACCGGGCTGCCCGTGCCGGCCTTCCGGTAGGCGTGAAGTGGCTGGGTCGAGACGTTCCGGGCGATCAGCGAGACAGCCGCGTAGACCGGCGCCAGGCGCATCGCACGCTCGGCGGATGGCGTCCGGGTCGGCGCGTCGGCGCCGACATTCCACGGGAGCGTGTCGATTGACCTCAACTCAGAGAGATCCCGGACGCGGCCCTCCAGCTCCTCGACCCGCTGCCTACTAGATCCGCCTAGCAAACGATCACGCCAGCCCATCAGCCCATCCTACCAGTCATTTCACACTTTCCAGGACGTCATATTCGTCATCCTGGTGGCGCAGGGCGAGGTCGAGGGCCAAGATCAACGCGACGATCCCGTCAATCCTCTGCGTGGACTTGGCCTTGGACGGCTTGACGTTTCCAGCCGCATCCTGTTCCGCCATCAGATTATCGGCCATCCAGCGAAGAATCGGATGGCCGCCATGGCGAATCCGCCGCTGAAGGATCAGCCGAAGGAGTTCCTTCGTCGGGAACGACATGTCGAGAAAGCCCATCCCGCGCCGCTCGACCTCGATGCCGGTGTCGTCGATCCGCTGGGCGAGATACTCGGCGTTGAACAGTCTGTCAACCGCCAATTGGGGTAGTCGGTATTTGAGGGACGCTTTTTGGATCTCTCGCTCGATCGCGGCATAGTCGATCACATTGCCTTCGGTCGCTTCCAAGAAACCGGTCTGGACCCAGTGCCTATACGGCACACGATCCCTGGACCCCCGCTCTTCCAGACGACTCTCCGGAGCCCAGAAACGCATAACGACCTCGTACTCGCCGACATTCGGATCGGCCGGCGGAAAAACAAGGGCCAATGCAGACAGGTCGGTCGTCGAGGCGAGGTCGACGCCGGCATAGCACGTCCTGCCCGTCAGACTGGCCTCGACTACAGGACCAGCACAGGCGTCCCAGTCCCGCATCGGAATAAACCGGGACTGCTGTGCCGTCCATTGATTGAGATGCAACCTTCTGAACGTGTTCTCGTACGCAGGACTCGTGATCGCCTGTTGCGCCTGTTGCTCGAAGTATTCCTTGGGCACCGTGATCCCAAAGGACGGATTGGCATCCCGCCAGACCTGTTCGTCGCGCCAGTCGGCTTCCTCGGGAGCAGCGTGGATCACCGCGAACCAGGTGGGGTCCACGATCACCCCCTCGATAATCTGGCGGGCCCTCTCATGCAGCTCCCAGCAGATCGAATTCCTGTCGTATCCAGCCGTCGTGATACCGAATGTCAACGGCTGATTGCGCGCGGCGGTGGCGGTCGTCAAGACGTCCCACAGATCCCTGTTGGGTTGAGTGTGGATCTCATCAAAGATCACGCCAGAGGCGTTAAACCCGTGAGAGCCGGCCGCATCGGCGGGGATTGCCCTGTAGACAGACCCCTCACTGATGCCCTTGGTCACTACCACTCTCTTCGAATAGTCGATCACGCGCGAGTGACTACGCAGGGCGGCATTGGTTCTAACCATCTGACCGGCGACGTTGAAAACAATCGACGCCTGATCGCGGTCGTTTGCGGCGCCATAGACTTCGCCGCCGGGCTCTTTGTCCGCGAACAGAAGCTTCAATGCAACTGCTGCCGCTAACTCCGACTTACCCTGCTTCCTGGGCACCTCGACATACACAGTCCGAATAGTCCGTGAGCCGTCCGGATTGAGCGTGCCGAACACAGGACGGATGATGTCCCTTTGCCATGGAAGGAGATCAAACGGCTTGCCCGCCCACTTGCCCTTGGTATGCGTCAGGAGAGAGATGAACTGGACGGCGCGATCGGCGGCATCTCGCTCGGCCGCGTTACGAGGCTGCCAGCTCATCCGGGTCTACCCGGACGACTTCCACACCCGACGACGTCGATCTACCGCCGTCCCCGCGTAGTCGTCGTCGTCCTCGTCGAGGTACCACCAGACGATCCCGCCAGACGGCTTCTCGTCCTCCTCGGTCACTGGAGGAGGCCCTCCATGCCGTCCTTCTCCTTCTCGTTGTTGGCCACGGTCATGCGCGAACGCGCCGACGGCGTCATCCCGAACTCCTGGCAGAACGCCTTGATGTGGACCCGGCACTGCTGGACGATCCCCACCTCGGGCCGAAGGTGCTCGACCATCGTCTTGGGGCTCTGGAAGGACATCCCCTCCTCCTCGATCACCTTGAGCGCGTGAGTGTAGGTCGAGTACGTCTCGCAGTAGGAGGCCAGAGCGGCGCCATCCGCCACCGTCAGCACGCCCATCTTGAGCAGGATGGGCACGATCCGCCGCCACTCCGCGCGGGCGTCCTGGTCAAGGAACGGCGGCATGAACGGCTCGGCCGGGTCCGGCTTGGGCTCGTCCTTCGGCAGGGCACGCTTGCCGGGGTTGCCGTTCAACACCTTCAGGGCGGTGGGCTGGGGTGCGGGTCCTCTGCCGGGCATAAACGAATAACATATACCATACAAGTTACTAATCTGCACTAACATACGAACTAAGAGCGTACGGAAAACAGCCGTCCACCCGAACACCACCCGTCCACCCGGAAGATCGAGATGACCCTCAAGGCAACCCCTCCCTCAAAGCGGCGGCGACCCCGACCTCGCCGGCTGTCCGACGAGTACCTCCGATATATCCAGTCAGCCGTCTGGCGGGCGAGGTCTAGACGATATCGGGCAGCTCACCCGACCTGTGAACGTCGAGGATGCAGCCAGCCAGCGACCCAGGTCCACCACCTCAAGTACGGAGCGTTTGACGGGAACGAGCCCGATGCCTGGCTGGCCTCGATCTGCTCGTCCTGTCACGCCAGGCTCCATCCCGGAAGAAGCTGGTCTTGATCCACGGTTAGATCAGTGGTGCAGGGCGATATAGAGGCCGATCGAGACGATGATCCCCAGGACAGTGACCCCGACGGCCGTGGCTCCGATCACGGCGGTCACGACCAGACCGGTCGACCACTGCTGCCGCTCCTGGGCCTTGTCTTGACCGACGCTGGAGCCCTCTCCGCGATCGACTCGCGCAGTTAAGGCGACGATCTTGTCATCCAGCGTCTTGGTCGTCTGGGTGGCGGCCGTCTTGACGGCGTCGATCTCCTTGGTCGTGGCGGCTTCCGACTTGCCGATCGCCTGGCTGTTGGCCTCGTTCTGGAGCGAGACCGCTTCCTTGGCGGCGGCAAGCGCGGCATCCAGGCTAATCCTGCTCTCCTGGGCAGCCTGCTCGGTCCGGGTGTCGCGCTCCTGGAAACGAGTGTCGATCGCGGCGAAGCGCTCGTTCGTCACTGACTGGATCTCGTTGATCTTCGCGCCCACCACCCTCTCCAGCGAAGCAATCATCTGGCCGTGAAGGTCGGCCAATGCCTGTATGGCGGCATGCAGCTCGTTTCGCAGAAGCTGGCGCTGCTCCGCCAGATCGGCCGTGATCTTGGCCTGGTCGCGAGCCAGAACGAGCGTGGCCTGGTCCATCCCGGTCAGACGCGCGTCGACGACCTCGCGATAGGGCAGCTTGAGCAACTCCGCCGACAACAGCTCGGTCGCCCTGTCAATCGCCGTCAGCCGGGCTTCGACGATATCCCGATAGCTTGCCTTGAGCGTGTCGTCTGTCAACAGCTTGGTCGCTCGGTCCATCCCGTCAAGACGCGCTTCCATGACCTCGCGGAACGAGGCCAATGCCTCCCTGACGAGCTGGGTGGTCAGGAGTGTCGGGTCGGGGACCGGAACCAGGCCAGCGGTCGGCTGGGAGACGTAGATCGGCTGGCCAGGACTTGCGCCCGCGCCTCCGGGCGATCCGGGCGATCCGGGATTGGATGCCATTTTACGCGCCTCTCCGGAGTATCCAGCGAATAACCCAGACAACCACGATCACGACCAAGGCAAGAATTACGAACTGTTCGAGGCTCATTGCGGCACCCCCACCTTCAACTTGGCCGCCATCTGCTTCAGGATCTCAGTGTGATTGACGTCCAGTATGGCCCTCGTTTCGGCCGCCACCACGGGATCGTTCACTAGGGTGAGTTCGTTGTCCTGTGCCTGCTCGCCGGAGAGGGACCAATTGGTCGAGCCGCGAGCGACGAATATGCCATCGACGATCGCGATCTTGAGGTGCGAGATCGCATGCTTGATCGACTGGCCGACCGCAACCGAGGTCCCGAAGGAATCGATCGGCCACTTGGCCAGGATCGCCTTCTCGTGTACGCCGGCCGCCTGCGAGGAGTCGAGGCTCATCTGAACGTACACCCCGGAATCGAGCATCTTGGATCGGATCAAAGCGTCCAGCTCGTCGTCGTCGTAGCCGAAAAGGTTCAGAACTACGGAATGCCGAGCGGAACCGATCAAAGCCACGAGAACTTCGTGGACCTTGTCGACCGGCGAGTAGAAGGTCCGCATGTTCGAGGGGTAGCCGGCCAGGAGCACGCCGGCCGCCTTGTACTGGCCAAGCGCATCCCAGTCAAATGGTGCCGCCGGTGGCGCCGGAGTGGTCACGATGCGGGCATCATACCGCCTCGTGCGAACGCCC